TTGACATATAAATTTAAGTGAGGTATAATTGTTACATGATAAACCCCTATAGTCTAGTGGAAAGGCAACGGTCTTCTAAACCGTCATACGCTGGTTCAAATCCAGCTAGGGGTTCTAATTTTAATGAAAATGTAAAAAAAGAACTAGATAAGTGTTTATGTTTGTGTGCAAATTGCCACAGGGAAGAACATGCCATAACAAAAGGAATATTATAGCCCGAGGGTCGCAGGTTCGAATCCTGCCGAGGGTACTATAGATATAGGGGGATTGTTTTTTGGGGAAGAGGACAACGGTTATAAAATGCAAGGGATGCGAAACCATATACCATTATAAAGATTTTCAAACAATTGATGCGCATGCCATTTGTGGCTGTCAAAACATTGAAATACTTTGTGAAAAGCAAGAAAATAGCCGCCACGAATTTTTTATAATGGTTATCTATAGGAAAGAAAGACCAGATGTGTTTGAGGCAGATGAGCGCCGCCTGCGTAGGCGCGCCCCATTTAAATAAAAAATATTTACTATGCTAAAACACCCTTAAAGGACTAATTATAATTATGAAATTAACTAAATCAAAACTTAAACAAATTATTAAGGAAGAACTCTCAAATGTATTAAAAGAGGGCGACGCGATGGGTCATCATGAAGCGCCTCCTCCAAACCGGTTTGAACTAGAATACAATCAACTTAAGGCCGAGCTTCAAAAAGAGTGGGAAGAAAACGATCAACAAGTCTCCGGAACTTGGCAATCTCCTGAAAAAATTACAGCTTCAGTTATACAGTATTCTAATATGGAAGATGAAGATCTGCATCACCTTGTGTCTGATGCTGTGGAAGAATATAATCAAACTCATGAAGATGAAATTCATATTGATATGGACGAGGTTTACGAAGAACTACATTCACAAGGCTACGCAGATTATCAAAGTCAACGAGAAGACGAAGCAACAAACCCCTGGTAAAATAAAAAAGATCAAGTTTTCTCTTGATCTCCTCCCTAAAGTCTGTTATTATATACATGATGAAAATTGGTGATTTAGTGACGGTTAAGCCTGCGAGAGGCGGCCTTTACTTTATAACAAATTTAAATGCCTCTGAGGGCTTCGGCCCCTTCTTGTTGCCGTTGCCGGATTGTGTAATGGTAACAGACATAGAAACAGGAATGGAATTGCCAATGGATAAGAAATGGGTGGAGATTATTAGTAAAGTAAGTTAAATTATGCCAGGGTAGCTCAGTGGAAGAGCGCTGCCCAGTAGGATACCTGATGTCTGCGTGACTATTATAACACGGAATTAATTAATCCGGTAGTACGGCGGCGATGCGGCTGCTCACGACTAATTGAGACAAAAGGTTGAAACGCTTGCAAGGGTTTGAGCGAGTGGATCTACGTTACGAGGTGGAGGTCGGTGGTTCGAATCCAACCCCTGGTACTAAAAGGAGATTTCAATGACACAAGAGTATATTGACGCAGTTATGGTATTTGTTTTAGTAGTTTTGTGGGTTATGCTCGTAAGAGAATCAAACCGTGAAGAATAAAATGGTTGACAAGCAAAGCAGAATAATATAAGATGTATGTGATGAATTGGCTGAATGGCGGAATTGGTAGACGCAAGGGACTTAAAATCCCTTGTCCGTATGGGCGTGAGGGTTCAAGTCCCTCTTCAGCTACTTATACTCTCGTAGCTCAGTTGGTAGAGCAAGCGGCTCATAACCGCCCGGTCGTAGGTTCGAGTCCTACCGGGAGTACTGCAAAAAAGGGGATTGTTTTTGGACTTTAATGAAAAAGCAGATTTTTCACAATTTGGAAAATCATTTCAAGAAAATTTATGTCAGTTAATATTATATGATCGAGCGTACGCTGATCAAATGAAGGAAATCTTAGATATTTCTTTCTTAGAGCTTACATATTTACAAGTATTTGTTGATCGAGTTTTTAAGTATAAGAGCAAATACGACATACACCCATCTATTGAGATCATGACCACAATTCTACGCACAGAAGTCACTAACGAAAATGAAGTAGTTCAAAAACAAATACGTGATTTCTTTGCGAGAATGCTTCGAACAGAAGTGCAAGATAAAGAGTACATTAAAGAAACTTCTATTGATTTTTGTCGAAAACAAGTACTTAAAGGCGCCATTTTACAATCTGTTCCGCTCTTACAGCGCTCTTCATTCGAAGATGTGCAAAAGCTAATTAACGATGCCATGAAACTTGGCTTGGATAATGATTATGGCTATGATTATGTGAAGGACTTTGAAAAAAGATTTGAAATAGTTTGCCGCCAGCCAATTACAACCGGTTGGAAAATAGTTGATGGTTTGTGCGGCGGCGGTTTAGGCCGCGGAGAACTTGGAGTTGTAATCGCTCCTACCGGCGCCGGTAAGTCAATGGCATTAGTGCATTTAGGCGCAAAGGCGCTACAAGAAGGAAAAACTGTAGTTCAATATACTTTAGAACTACAAGACACAGTTATTGCTTCTCGATATGATAGTTGTATTACTGGTATTCCTTTGACTGAGGTTTTTTCTAAAAGAGAAGAGATCCTTGAACAAGTTCAAGAATTAGAGGGACAATTAATTATTAAAGAATATCCAACGAAAGTAGCCACAACAGACACAATTTCTAATCATTTGAAGAAGTTGCAGGAGCGTGGAAAAAAGATTGGTTTAATCATTGTTGATTATGCTGATTTATTACGATCAAAACACAAAAATTATGAGAAAAGACATGAATTGGAATCTATTTATGAAGACCTCCGAGGAATTGCTCAAGAGTTTGCATGTCCACTCTGGACAGCTTCTCAGACCAATAGATCGGGATTGAATGCAGAGGTCGTTACAATGGAGGCGATATCTGAAGCGTTTAATAAGTGTTTTGTGGCAGACTTCATATTTTCAATTTCTAGAAACATTGAACACAAAAACACAAATGGAGGAAGGATGTTTATTGCAAAAAATAGAAATGGACCTGATGGGATGGTCTATCCTATATTCATGGACACAAGAAATGTAAAAATAGATGTTCTGCCTCATGTTGAGAACTACGAAGAGATTAAAAGCAACGCTCTTAAAAAACAAGAAAACAAACTTAAAGAAAAATATAAGAAATTCAGACAAAAGAGGTAATAATGCACAGCAACGCTAACGAAGCAAAAGAAAAGACATTAGAATATTTTAACGGGGACGAACTGGCTGCAAACGTCTTTCTCACAAAGTACGCACTAAAAGATAAAAAAGGCAGCATATTAGAAGAAACTCCAGATGAAATGCACAAGCGCATGGCAAAAGAATTTGCTAGGATTGAAAAGAAATATGAAAAAGAGGCTCTTTCTTACGAAGAAATTTACGGCCTATTAAAAGACTTCAAGCAAATAGTTCCACAAGGGTCTCCAATGATGGGTATTGGAAATGACTTTGTTAGTGTTTCTTTATCTAACTGTGTGGTGGTTGAATCCCCAAACGACAGCATGTCTTCCATTATAGACGCAGGCAAAGATCTAGCAAATCTTTTTAAGCGAAGGTGCGGCGTGGGCTTGGACATATCAGAGTTAAGACCAGAAAACACTCCGGTCAACAATTCAGCAGGAACAACAACTGGAGCTTGGTCCTTTGCTGATTTTTATTCTTACGTTTGTCGCATGGTGGGTCAAAACGGTAGGCGCGGCGCCCTTATGATCACGATGGACGTGAGACATCCGGACATTGAACAGTTTATAACAATGAAACACAACCTGACTAAAGTTACAGGAGCAAACGTATCAGTAAAAATAACTGATGACTTTATGAGGGCGGTCGAAGGCGATGAAGATTTTGACTTATGTTTTCCAATAGGCGCCTCAGAGCCAACAAAGATAAAAACAGTGAAGGCTAAAGAATTGTGGAATTTAATCGTTGATTCCGCTACAAAAACGGCTGAACCCGGCATCTTAATGTGGGATAACATAACTAAATATTTACCGGCAGAATCATACGCAGAGGACGGGTTTAAAACTGTCTGTACCAACCCTTGCTCCGAAATTCCTTTGTCCGCTTATGATAGTTGCAGGCTCATTTCTATTAATTTAAAACACTTTGTAGAGAACAAGTTTACAAAAAATGCTTACTTCAATCTTGAGCAATTTAAGAACGTTGTGAGATCTGGAATGAGATTGTCAGACGACTTGGTGGAGCTTGAGTTAGAAAAACTTGAAAAGATCATTGAAGTGGCTGACACGCCAGATGAAAAGGCTTTGTGGGAGAAGCTCTATATTGCCTGCAAAAAAGGACGTCGCACGGGCCTGGGTACACATGGGCTAGCAGATGCAATTGCATGTCTTAATTTAGCTTACGATTCTAAAAAAGCCCTAAAAGTTATTGATAGTATATACGGCGCCCTGAAAAACACCGCATACAGAGAAAGCTGTGCACTTGCGCGAGAACGCGGCGCCTTTGAAATATTTGATTGGGAAAAGGAAAAGAATAACCTTTTCATAAAAAGCTTGGCCCCCGCTTTGCAGGAGTTGATGGAAAAACACGGAAGAAGGAACATTTCAATATTAACAAACGCTCCAACCGGATCTGTTTCGATAATGTCTCAGACAAGTTCTGGTTTAGAGCCAGTGTTCCGCAATTCATACATTAGGCGCAGAAAGCTGAGTCACAATGAAGAAGGCGTTGAAGCTGATTTTGTAGATGAGCTAGGGGACAGGTGGTTAGAATATGAAGTTTATCATCATAATATAAAAGACTGGATGGAACTCAACAAGGGCGCTACTCCTGATTTTTTTGTTACGAGCGATCAAATCAGCTGGAAAAAGCGAGTTGAAATTCAGGCCGTTATACAAAAACACATTGATCACGCCATAAGCTCAACAATCAATTTGCCAAAAGATACACCAACGGAAACGGTCGCGGACCTTTACATGAAAGGGTGGAAACTTGGTCTTAAAGGGATTACAGTTTATGTCGACGGCTCGCGCTCTGGTGTTTTGCTAACGAAAGAAGACATGTCGAAAGAAGCATTTCCTCAGAATGGGGCCCCAAAAAGACCTGAGAGGATATCGTGTGATATTCACCACACCACTATAAAGGGAGAGAGATGGACAATATTGGTTGGACTTTATGACGATAAACCATACGAGGTTTTGGGTGGGTTGTCGAATTACATAGAGATTCCCAAAAAATATGTAAGTGGTAAAATGATCAAACACCACTTTAAAACAAAGAACAATCGATATGACCTGAAGTTTGGCGAGAATGGAAACGAGATTATAATAAAAGACATTGTGGCGGTTTTCGATAACCCAAATAATTCTGCTTTTACACGAATGATTTCGCTGAGTTTGCGTCACGGAGCCCCACCTAGATTATTGGTGGAGCAACTTCTAAAGGATAGAGATCACGACATGTTTAGTTTCGCTCGTTGCATTGCTAGAATTCTTAAGAATTATATTTGTGACGGCGAAGAAGCACATTCTGACAAGGGTTGTTCAGAATGCGGAGAAGAGGGTTTAGTATATCAGGATGGTTGTGTTACATGCACCGGCTGCGGATATGCAAAATGTGGTTAAAATAACTTAACAAACAAGATATAATAAGATATAATAAAAAAAGGAGGATTTATGTCTGTTGAACTAAAACTATTTGAAAATAACAAGGATGAGGAAGTTACGAAGGAGCAATACACGATTAGCTATCTCAAATCAATGCTGGCTATCGAGCAAGCAATGGAGCCTTACAAGGAACAAAAAAAGGAATTGCGAAAAGAGTATATGGATAATGGGTGGCTAACGCGCCAAGATATTTGGAGCGCAGTAAAAGCTCTTCGTTTGTATGAACAGGATGCCGATATGGATGATTTGAATGATATGTTTGATACCATCGAAAGACAGTTCGGGGTAAAAAGTGACCTTTAAACCAGTTAATCGTTATATATGGGTAGAGCACGTTGAAGAGAGTGTCACTGAAGAAGCCAAACCAACAATATTGGTCCCGGCCGATTATAACGTACCGGTAAGTCCATATGGAGTTTGCAAAATTCTTAAAGTGGCTGAAGATTGTGGAAAGTTTTCCGCTCAGGATGAAGAAAAAACTGCCATAGTGAACTTTTCAATGGTCGAAGACGTTAAATTTGATGGAAATATATACCATCTAATATCAGAAAACCACATTTATGCTATTGTGGAATAAAGGAAAAAGAAAATGAGTAATTATGTATTAAGAAAGGGCGATGAAGGCCAAGAAGTTATTGTTAACAATTCAATGGTTGAAGAAATTAAAGTTCATGAAGGAACACACTACTTACTTTTAGAGAATTATGTCTATGGTTTAACTCACCAAGGAGACTAGGCATGGAAAAACTAATCGAGAGCTGGCGAAAATTTCTTGCCGAATCAAAAGAAGAAGTTATAGCTGATAAGATAAAAGAAGTTAAATTTAATTCAATTCTTGCGCTGTCTGTTTTCAGGGACGAGGGAGCTTTAACCGAGGCACCCACCACGGCGCTTGAGTATGAAATAAGTTTAGCTGAAACCCCAAATGAAGAAGTTGTAAAAGGGTTTCACGAATCATTATATAGCGGAGGTCGAACCGGATTTTTATCTCCTTATTCTTTTGACGAATTGAGAGTGATGGATTTATATAAGTTAAGAGGCCACAATGCGGGATTTGCTATTAAAGATGGCGATGATATTGTTAGTGTGCACAATAATTCTAATTTATCCGGACTGGCAAATGAATTCATGAGAAAAGCAAAAGAAGTTGGCGGCGCAAGACTGGATCATTTTGATGGCTTTCTAAGTGGTCTGTACAGAAAGCACGGGTTCACAGATGTGTACGAAATTTATCAATGGGATGAACAATACGCTCCAGAAGAATGGAGTTTTGAAAAAATAGATATCATGAACCCGTTGACTAGCGTGTATGCAGAGGCTCTAGGCTTGCTCACCCATGAGGATCCAAGCGCCTTACCAAATGAATCAGTAGAAGTTGAGGCCGAAGACGACTTAAAGCTTGACATTAATCCAAATTTAAAATACAATAGTTACAGATATGGCCGCCCCGATGTGATCATGAGAAGGCTAGCTTAAATTTGGAGGTTTAATGTACAAAGTACACGATGGGTGTTTCTTTAAGATAGAGGAAATAGTTGCAGTTTGGTCCGAAAAATACAGCGATCCGAAACTGGATCAAGAATGTTATTTGGTAAGAGTGTTTTTTAAAAACAATTCTACAATTTTAACGATTGCAAACTTTCCTTCAAAGGAAAAGGCGGATGATTTGATTCGCAAAATTAGTAAAACAAGATAAAAAACAACAGGAGAAATTAGATGAGTTATATACTAAGGAAGGGCGATGAAGGCCAAGAGGTGAAAAGGCTACAAAATTGTCTCTCCGTCTCGCCAGATGGAAAATTTGGACCAAAAACAGAAAAAGCAGTTAAAGAATATCAGACCCAAAACAAATTAACAGTTGATGGTGTCGTAGGACCCCAGACACTAAAGAGTTTGGGAATTGATGTGCTGCACGGTATCGACGTTAGCGCTTGGAATGGGAGAAATATTGACTGGAAAGAGGTTAGTAAAACAAACGTTAAGTTTTGTTGGATTAAAGTCACAGAAGGCCAAACGCATGTTAATGGTGGACATGCTGCTAAATTTGAAGGAGCTAGAGATGCTGGCTTGATTGTTGGTGGATATCATTTTGGACGACCAGATTATAATAAATATGATAACCCCTACACAGATGCGGAAAAAGAAGCCCATCACTTTTTAAAGCACCTTAAAAAGGTCGGCGCACACTCTGGTGACCTATTGCCGGTGTTGGACGTTGAGGCTGGAATGAAAACCGACGATCAGTACAACGTGGATTGGGCTTTAAAGTGGCTTGACGTAGTAGAAGAGGAGTTGGGTGTTAAATCGGTAATATATACCGCAAAGTGGGCCTGGAGCCTTTATTTATACAAAGCAAATAAAGACGACCTTAAAAGACTGACAACGGAATATCCAGTTTGGTATGCGCGCTATAAACGCAAGAAACATCTCGTAGGACCAGAGGATAAGCTTAAGGGCTGGAAAGAGTGGGATGTGTGGCAATATACTGGTCATGGCACGTGCCCGGGCCTTAAAGGCCGATGCGATTTAAATTGGATGGCTGGAAATCAGTTAAAAAACTTGACAATTCCATAAAAAGAAGTATAATAATAAAAGGAGATTAAAAAATGCCATTAGCAGAATTATTGTGCCTCTCTATGCTTACTTTGAACATAGGAGGCTCGTACGAAAAAGCATCATTTGCTTGCCAGCAGGCGGATTTGATTGTAGAGCAGTCCGCAAAATACAAAATAAAACCAGAAATTATCATAGCGATTATTCACCACGAAAGCCGATTTAATCACAAATTAGTCGGCAAATCAAAGGAGTGTGGGTTGATGCAGATTATACCGAAATACACCGGCAATAAAAAAACCGGCGTACGCAAGTTAAATTGTAATCAATTGCTTGATGCCAAGACAAACATCACAGCTGGAATACAATACTTTAATTATTGGCTTCGTAAATATGCCAAGGGCAACTATAAGACAGCTCTTTGTGCATATAACAATAAAGGACAGGCTGCCAACAAAAAGGGCCTTAGTTATGCAAAAAAGATTTTACGCACTGCGAAAAATATCAAAAGAACAATGCGTGAAATTAAAGAAGATGGATGTTAACTGACAGGCTGGTGGTTATAGGCGGCAGCCTAAGTGCCCTGCTGTTTTCACACAAAAACAATCTACCCTTAATAATTAATCACCCAAACATACCACACCGGTTTCAGAAAATAAACTCTCTCAACATGGCTAGCCTGTGGAAAAAACTATACTTTTCTTTGTCTCTGTCCGGCTTAAACCTCATGGGAGACCAGACAGAGAATCTTCGCTTGGGAGATGGAGAACTTTTAGCAATTACCAAAAATCTCAAACACTTTAACTTTAAATTTACTGAAGCTTATGTGTTTTGCGACAAAAACATTAACGGTCTAGACAAGCCATTGAAAAAGGAAAACAACTATGATGTGTTTGATTGGATGATTGCAAAACCCTGTGAAAAACACGACATTGAACACCTAACGTCATCTGGACCATTGGCCATGGACGTGTATTTTTATCCAACAGAAAGAATGTATGGAATGCACAAAGACCAAAAAGATTTATTAGCAGTGTCTAGTCTTAAGGAAAAGCAATTAACAGATTTTGAATATTCAGACACCCATACAAGATATAAAGTTTTAAAAATGATGTCCGAAGCAGGAATAAAGGGCAAGAAAAACGGCATATCATCTCGTGGTCAAGTTAATTATTTATTAAACCTGGAAGTGCAAAAAAGAGAAATTAAAAAGAGCAAAATGGACTCTTATAAAGACACTCAGTTTCTTAAGTTTAGATACGACTCTGTTGAATCTTTGCTGGGCGATAAAGATAACTGTCATAAATATAGTTTAAAAATAAATAAGTATTTAAATGGAAAACAAAGCATTTATTAACAACAAGTCATTTCACTTGGCCGGAATTGTTCCAATCGCCGGTCAACCGTTGGATTATAACTTTCCATGGCATGATAGTTTGCAGCCAATTGGAAAAGATTTTCTAGCAGCAGAGCGCGCCGTATGGGAGTGTGCATGCGCAGGTTGTGAGACGATATGGATTGTCTGTCATGATGATATGCAGCCTTTAATAAAATATAGGCTAGGCGATTACGTATACGATCCAACACGAAGCGCAGAAAGAGGCAGTCAAAGAATAATACCCTTGCACTTCGTTCCAATTCACCCAAACGACAGAGACAAAAGAGATTGTTTGGGCTGGAGTGTGCTTTATGGCGCACTCACTGCATATTGGCTAAGTAGAACCATAAGCCAATGGGTCCAGCCAGACAGATATTATGTTTCTTTTCCATACGGCGTTTACAAACCAGAGCTGGTGATTCCATATCGAACTAAAATATCGAGCAATGAGCCTTTTTGTGTCTCCTACGATAAAAAAACTGTCAAGGATAACGAGTATCTAGGGTTTACTTTTGACGGAGAAGACTTTAAAGAATGTCGAAGGGTAATTAGAAAAGAAGGAACGGGCCAATTCCTGAGCAGTGACATGCACAAACGGATGCCAATAGAAGAAAGATGGTCGGCAAGACATTTTAAACTTGACAAAATATTTGAACATGTTAATATGAATGAAGCTAACATATTATGTACCCCATGGTATTATAATATTGATAGTTGGGATGGGTTATGCGAATTTCTTGGAACAAAAAACAGAAAAGAACTTGACAGACCTAGCCATAAGATGTTAGGATATCATGAGTGGAATTTAATTGGAGACGAAATTGAGTAAAAGTAAAATACCCTTTGTTGGTTTACACGCGCATAGCGTAGCGGGATCGCCCTTTGACGGCCTCGGATATCCGCAAGAACATATGGACTATGCCTATGAAAACGGATCAGACGCACTGGCCTTAACTGATCACGGAAATATGAACGGAATGGCCTATCAGGTTATTCATGCTAAACAAATGCAAAAAGAAGGCAAAAACTTCAAGCCAATATTTGGAGTTGAGGCGTACTTTCTACCTAGTTTAAATGAGTGGAAGAGGGAATATGAGGAAGCAAAGGCCGATAAGAAAAACAAAATTAAAGACAAAGCGCAGCTTGGCACCACTATTGAAGACGAAGACGCCTCCAAGAAAGAGGTGAAGAACATACTTAATCGCCGTCGCCATCTCATTCTTTTGGCACAAAATCAAGTTGGCCTAAATAATATCTTTAAGATGGTTTCAACATCTTTTTCCAAAGAAAACTTTTATAGATTTCCTAGGATTGATTATGCACTACTCAAAAAGCACAATGAAGGCGTAATCGCCGCATCTGCTTGTCTGGGCGGTGTATATGCTGGGAATTATTGGGAAAACAAAGATAACGGCGAAGATGCTGTCATTGAGGCGATGCGAGAAACCACTCGTAAAATGCTGGATATCTTTGGAGATCGTTGGTATGGAGAGCTTCAATGGAATAATATTCCAGAACAACACCGGCTAAACAAATACATCATACAGCTTCATTATGAATTTGGCATACCGCTGATATCCACTGCGGATAGTCACTATCCCAACCCAACCGCTTGGAAAGATAGAGAACTTTATAGGAAACTTGGGTGGCTTGGAAAAAGCGCTCCTTCGTGGGCAACATCAGAGTTACCGGCTGGAGTAGAGGAAATTGGATATGAGTTATACCCTAAAAATGGCGATCAAATGTGGGAGTCATATAAGCTTTATTCTGAAAAGTGTGGCGTAGAATACGATGATGATCTAGTTCGACAATCAATAGAGAACACACATCACATTGCTCACAACAGAATTGAAAGCTTTCTACCAGACAATGAAGTGAGGCTTCCGGAGTTTGTAGTTCCTGCTGGCACAACAGCCACACAAACTTTAACAAGATTGTGTGCAGATCAGTTGCGCGCAAAAAACCTTTATAGTAAAGAATATGCGTCTCGCCTGCAAGAAGAGTTAGAGGTCATTAGCGACAGAGGGTTTAGTAAGTATTTTCTTACCATGAATGCAATTGCAGCAAAAGCAAACGAAGGTCAATTAACTGGCCCCGGACGAGGTTCTGCTGCAGGCTCTCTAGTTGCGTATGTACTTGGAATCACACAGGTTGATCCAATTAAGTACAATCTTCTGTTCTCTCGTTTCTTGCGTAGAGACGCTAAGGACTATCCGGATATTGATTACGACGTCTCAGATCCAATGGAACTAAAAGAGACACTAATGGACGATTGGGGGCATAATACTGTTGTTCCCATCTCAAACTTCAACACTCTACAACTTCGCTCTTTGATTAAAGACATCTCAAAGTTGTACGAGATTCCCTTTACAGAGGTTAACGCTGTTACATCGAAGATGCTAAACGAAGCAACGCCTCTAGCAAAACGAAAACATGGAATAAAAGCAGGGGTTTACGTGCCCACCTTCGAAGAGGTTATGGAGTTTTCCGATTCCTTGAAGAGGTTTTTGCAGAAGTATCCGAACGTTGCAAATCATGTTAACGTTTTATATGGTCAGGTACGCTCTGTTTCTAGACATGCTGGCGGTGTTGTTGTTGGGGAAGATCTGGATCAGCACATGCCACTAATTAATAGTGGTGGGGTAACTCAGACTCCATGGTCGGAAGGTCAAAACGTAAGACACCTTGAGCCGATGGGCTTTATTAAGTTCGATATTCTTGGCTTATCAACCCTCAAGATGATTGAGGGCGCCATTGGGCACATTCTTAAGAGGCATCATGGAATTGAAGAGCCGACGTTTGGTCAAGTTCAAGAGTATTACAATGAGAACTTACACCCAGACACAATCGATCTTACTGATAGTAAGGTGTATGAAAACGTTTTTCACAAGGGAAAGTGGGCTGGGATATTTCAGTTTACTGAAGCAGGTGCACAAAAGTTCTGCACTAAAGCAAAACCCAACAACATCATTAACATTGCCGCTATCACATCTATATATCGACCGGGCCCATTGAGTGCAAATGTGCACGAGAGCTTTGTTGAAGCAAAAGAGAGCCCAAATGATGTTAAGTACACTAATAAAATCGTTGAAGAGGTCACAAAAGAAACATATGGGTTCTTAATCTTTCAGGAACAAATTGCTCTACTGGCGCACAAACTTGGTAAAGATATTAGTTTGGATGAAGGGAATAAACTTCGCAAGCTTCTGACCAAGAAAGGCACAGGCAAAGTTAGCAAAGAGAAAAGAGAGATTCACGACAAGTTTATTCAAGGCTGTTGCGAAAAGGGAATGACAGCCAAACAAGGGGAGGCCCTTTGGCAGAAGTTTGAATTCTTCTCGGGATATGGATTTAATAAGTCGCATGCCGTTTCTTACTCTATCATTTCCTATCAGTGTGCGTGGCTGTTTAATTACTACCCCGCAGAATGGATGGCTGCCTTTCTAGATAAAGAGCCAGAGAGCAGAAAAGAAAAGGCAATTAATCTTGCGAAGAGGTTCGGTTTTAAGATTCAGCAAATAGATGTTAACAAGTCGGGCTCAGTGTGGGAAATTGCAGCAGACAACAAGACCCTGATTCAGCCATTAACTTCCTTGAAGGGCTTGGGAGACAAAGCAATTGAACAGGTTGTTAACAATAGGCCATTTAATACTGCCGAAGATTTCTTGTTTAGTGAAAACATTTTGTATTCCAAGTTGAACAAGAAGGCTCTGGATGCATTGGCGCGCTCCGGAGCACTTGATTCTTTAGTTGATGAAAGATTTACTGGTCTTAAGCATTTTTGGTCAGCAGCGGTGGTCCAGAGACCTAAGAATGTGAAAAAGTTCTTAGAGAACATAGAGTTATACCGGCCGGAAGGCGAGTTTACCGACGAAGAAACAATTGAGAATCTAACATCCTTAACGGGAATATTCCCAATGAATTTGGTGTTGGATGATTCGGTTCTTAAACAATTAAATGACTATTGTGTTCCAGCACTAGGAGAGTGGGACAACGATTTAGGCGTGGCGTGGTTTATTCCAAGAGAGGTTGTACAAAAGAAAACTAAAAATGGAAAACTGTATTGGATTGTAAAAACCATTGACAATACTTCAAAGTCACACAGTATTAAATGCTGGGGGGTAGATCCCAATCGCGATGTTATTCACATTAATCACCCCTACATGAGTAAGTTGGATTACGATGAACAATGGGGGTTTAGTACGAGATCGATTAGATATAATTTTAGAATGTTAGGGTAGAAAATTGGGAAGAAAGAGAAAAACGACAGAACAATTCATCAAACAGGCGCGCAAAGCCCACGGCGACAAATATGATTATTCAAAGGTGGTTTATAAGTCCTATGATTATAAAGTTTGTATAATTTGTCCTAAACATGGTGATTTTTGGCAGGTCCCTAATGGGCACACGCGTAAAAAACGCTCGAAACGCCGCGGCCTTAGTGGTTGTGCAAAATGCGGTATAGAATCCGCCGGTTTGAAACGCAGACTAACTGCAGAAAACTTTATAGAAAAAGCAAAGAAGGTTCATGGTGATAAATATGATTATTCAAAGGTGGTTTATAAAGGCAATCGATTCAAGATCTGTATAACTTGTCGCGACCATGGCGAATTTTGGCAGAACGCAGCCAATCATCTTACCGGCTATGGCTGTCCGCCCTGCGGCACACTTCGGCGCGCACAGAAGACAACAAAAACATCAGAACAGTTTATAGAAGACGCTAGAAAGGTTCATGGCGATAAATATAATTATGACAAGTCAATCTATAAGGGTTGTTTTGAAGACATTTGTGTGACGTGTCTAAAACATGGAGACTTTTTGCAAGCTGCAAATACCCACCTTAAGGGTAGCGGTTGCAACGATTGTTGGCTAGAGGATAACATTAAAGCCCAAATAAAAAACAGAAAAACAACAGAAAAATTTATAGAAGAAGCAAAAAAGACTCATGGCGATAAGTATACTTACGAGGATACAAATTATACAACTGCGCTTAAAAAAGTTTGCATAACTTGTCCTACTCACGGTGGCTTTTGGCAGCTACCAGGCAATCATCTTAAAAATGGCTGCGCACAGTGCGGCGAACAAAGAAACATTTCAGAAAGTAATGTGAGGGTTGTACTAGAGGAGGTGTTTGGCATTAAACTTCCTAGTAGCTATCCATCATGGTTAATAAACCCAAAAACTGATAAAAAACTGCAGTTGGACGGCTATAACGAACAACATAAAATAGCTTTTGAATTTCAAGGCATACAACATTATGAACCAGTAAAAAACTGGGGCGGCGAAGAACGGTTGCTAACAATGAGGTATCGCGACAAAATAAAAAACAATCTTTGTTTGCAAAATGATGTAATTCTTGTTAGAATAGATGGTAGGAAAATACCAAGAAAATATAGAAAAAGCAAGGACCAACTTAAACCTTATATACTAGAGCAACTAAATGGTTTATACAAACACCAGAAACGAGAAATTTTACAAAGACTAAAGGAGCAAAATGAACTTAAAAACATATAAAATAAGAAAAGAAGCCAAGCTCCCAACAAGAGCTTACGAGACTGATGCCGGGATGGATTTATATTACTGTCCCAACGGGGATAAGAAGCTGTATGACGAAGATATGAGCTTTCACATACCCCCTAGAGAATCAAGGCTGTTATCAACAGGAATAAAAATGGAGGTGCCCTATGGACATATGTTGGAAATTAAAAATAAATCAGGAATTGCTTTCAAAAGACAACTTTTGGTTGGGGCTTGTGTTGTGGATCCTGGCTATGACGGAGAAATATATGTAAACCTGCATAATGTCGGCACTGAAACTCAAGTGCTCAAGCCGGGCGACAAATTGGCACAAGCTGTTCTCGTACCAATCGTCCACTGTGGAATAGAAGAAGTGAGCAGTGATAATATTTTAAACTTTAACTCTGAGCGCGCCAGCGGCGCCTTTGGTTCAACGGGAGAAAGATAATGAACGAAAAAACAACAGATATTATGTTTTCATCTAATAGTGTAGAGTGGGATACTCCACAATTATTTTATGACAAGTTAGATGAAAAGTATAATTTTACTTTAGATCCTTGCGCTACAAAAAACAGCGCAAAGTGCTGGAAGTATTTTACAAAAGAAGACGACGGCCTGTCACAAGACTGGTCCGGCCACACGGTTTTTATGAATCCTCCGTACGGAAGGGGAATATCAAAGTGGATTGAGAAGGCCTACACAGAATCAAAAAAGCCAAATACAAAGGTTGTTTGCCTTATTCCTTCTAGAACGGATACAAAATACTGGCACAAATATTGTATGAAAGCCGATTTCATTTACTTTATAAAGGGAAGGTTGCAGTTTCAAAATAAGCTTTCTTCGGGAAGTAATTCAGCACCCTTTCCCTCTGCAGTAGTAGTTTTTGGTGGAGAGAACATCAACAGATCAATGCTGAACGAGTCAGCAATAGTATTTTCATTGGAGAAATAAAATGTCATCATTAGAAAGAAAGTTCAAAAGAGCAAATAACAAAAAGTCAAAAAAGAAAGCAGAAAAGGAACTGGCCAAAAGAGTAGATTTGTTTGGCAAACTTCCGGAAAATTGCTTGACTTGTGAGAAAGAGTTTGATAAAAAGAACAAGGAACATGTTTCAACATGGAACGTAATTGTTCGTGAAGAAGAAGAGATTGTTAGATTATATTGCCCAGACTGTTGGACGAAGGCAGTCGGCATATTAAATGATTTTGCAGAACACTTAAAAAATAAACTATCAGGAGAGGAGGAAATAAGTGGCATCGAAGAACAAACCGAAAACACACGAAACGAAAAAGAAGAAGACTAGCATTGGTAGTTCAAAGTTTACCAAAAAATATAGCAAAGGCGGCGGCACTGGCGGCAGCACTCCGAGCAAACTATACAAGAAAAAGTATAGAGGACAGGGGAGAAAAAGATGAACGACAATGTTAACCACCCAAAACACTATACAATTAATTGGAAAGGCAATAAAGCCATAGAAACTTATGATTATATCAAGTCCTGGGAGATGGGGTATGCTGAAAGCAACGTTGTTAAATATGTTACGCGGCACCCCTATAAAGGAAAGTCCCTACAGGACTTGAAGAAAGCGCGCTGGTTTCTAGATAGATTAATAGAAGAAGCGGAGGACAAATGAAGTCTGGTGATCTCATTAAACATAAGCGTTCCGATGCTGTTGGGATAATTGTTAAAATCTCCACACAGCAAAAAGAAAAGCTAGCTACTGTGTTTTTTGCTGACAGTAAGAAGCCAAGCAGCGCGCCCCTAAAAATATTAGAAGAAAACTGGGAGGTTGTAAAGTGATAGATAAAAAAGAGGCTCTAACTTATGATGATGTTTTGTTGATACCTCAGTACTCAGATATTAAAAGCAGAAAAGAGATTGATATTGGAAACGATCTAGGTCAATCTTTGCATTTAAATTTACCAATTATATCTGCACCGATGGATACTGTGACCGAAAGCACAATGGCAATTGCCATGCATCACGCAGGAGGCTTAGGAATTATACATAGGTACAACCCAATCAAAAAACAGGCTTTCCTTGTCCGTGATGCCAGTGTTGAAGGAGGGTGTACAGTTGGTGCTGCAATCGGAGTGACTGACGATTTTGAAGAACGTGCATGTTCCTTGTATGATGCTGGGGCAAGGGTTCTTTGCGTTGATGTAGCTCATGGGCATCATGCTTTAGTAGAACGAGCGATCAAAACACTAAGAGATGTTTTTGGAGATGAGTTACACATTATGGCCGGAAATGTTGCAACGCCAGAAGGATACAGAGCACTATCTAATTGGGGAGCAGACAGCGTTAGGTGTAATGTTGGCGGTGGATCCATTTGCTCTACAAGAATTCAAACAGGGCACGGCATCCCCGGACTACAAACTATTATAGACTGTTCGCAGTATAAGGCAAAAAGAGCAAAGATTATTGCTGATGGGGGAATTAGAAGTTCCGGAGACATGGTTAAGGCAATTGCCGCAGGAGCAGATTTTGTTATGGTCGGTTCCCTTTTGGCTGGCACCGATCAGTCTCCGGGAGAGTTGATTAATAGCGTCTCTGGGTTAAAGAATAAAGTTTATAGAGGGATGGCCAGCAAAGAGGCTCAATTTGACTGGAAGGGCCAATATTCTTCAAACGAGGGAATATCAACTACGATTCCATATAAGGGAGATGTACAAAATGTGCTTGAAGATATGAAAAACGGAATCCGTTCGGGCTTGTCTTATTCTGGTTGCAGAGACATTGTTGAATTTCAATTAAATGCGATACTCATTAGACAAACTTCAGCTGGATTGGTTGAAAGCGGCACTCACATTTTAGGGAGTCGTTAGTGTCAGTTGAGTATGGGAAAACAAGAAAAAAGATTTGTTTTGACAGTCATGACAAGTTACATGCAGATTTAAAAATACGCTTACATTATGATGGCGTTAAAATAAGAGAGTTTTTTAATGGAATGGTTCAAGCTTATTTGGACAAAAACTCTCACATGATGTCTCTTGTTGAAGAAATAAAAGAGAACAAGAGCATTTCTAAAACTCGGCGGAAAAAAGTTAAACTTGCCAATCTTAAAGAAAAAGAAACAATTAACAAATTCGCCTTAAGTGAAGATGAGATAGAAAACATATTTGATATACTAGAAAAGGAGTTAGATAAATGATAAAATGTGCTGAATCGTGCTACTTAAAAAGTAGCAGTTGTAAAAATAAAGATTGTCGCCTTTGGCTAGATTATGACGAAGACTTAAATTGTACGATAATCGCTTCAAAAAAGAATCCAGAGATGACATATAAAGAGATTTCAAAAAGGCTAAACATTAGTATCGTGAGAGCAAAGCAGATTCATGATAAGGCCTTACAAAAATTGAAACAAATTGCTCTTTTCTAATTTGGAGAACTAATTACTTAAGAAATTAGAATCTTTTGTCTAAAAAGGAGAAGTTATTCATGAGCGACAAAGAAAAAACACTTTTAAATGAGACGACCGTACGTCGTTTTATGGATTTGGCAGGTACCAAGAAGTATACGGACAATTTTTTGACCGAAGGTAAGGCTGGCGACACTTCACGTAGTGACGTTGGCAACAAGGTGCCCAAGGGCTTTGTTAATGAAGAAGAGAACCTTGAAGAAGAGAACCTTGAAGAGCAATTTGGCGCTACTCCTGAAGAGGACGAATTGGCTCTTGATGCGGCACCAGACGAATTAGCTCTTGACGATCCTATGGCAGCAGAAGAATCTCCCGCAACTGCAGGTGCAGAAGAAGTTGCAACAGCAGTTGCTCAAGCAGTTGCAAATGCAGTGGCTGAGTACGGCGTTGATATGGATGTTTCTGGCGAAGGCGACGAAGAAGAGGCAATGGAACTTGGCCCTGAAGACGAACTTGGCCCTGAAGACGAACTTGGTCCTGATATGGGCATGCCCCCTCTCCCCAACGAGGAAGAGGCTGCAGCACTGCAGGAGGCTTTCATTCGCGAACTTACTGCCAGAGTAACCCACAGAGTACAATATGCTGCTCAACAGCGCGCTCAAAAAGAACAGATTGTTGAAACAGTGATGCGACGCGTCGCCAAAAGACTACAAAAGCCCACGAAGAAAGGGTAGAGGAAACAAAAATGTCAGAAAAACTTCTCAACGAGAGCACAATTAAACGCTTCATGAAATTGGCAAACTTGTCACCATTGTCAAATAACTTTTTGCAAGAGAAAAACGTTCCAATTGGTAAAAATCAGCCACTTAAAGGCGGCAGTTCCGGCAAACCAGAATCGGAAGAAACGAAAATGGATAGGAAGCTAGATGATACCAATCCAAAACACAGGGCATATATTGCTTCGGTAAAGGCTGGACATGCCGACATGCCGACAGGCAGGAGAAAGAAGGCTTGGGATGCATATTTCAGCGTAGAGAGCAATAGAAAGAAGTGGGAGAAGAATTTTAAGAACGAATCCGTTGAGCCGCTTGAAGAAGAAGAAGAAATTAAGAGGAAGGTCTTTACAAACACAGCGAGAAAGACAGCGCTTGACAAGGCCAAAGAGGCTAGCGGCGAACACGGCGAATCAACAGCGTATGGCAAGCCCAGTCACGTGGCAAAAACAAAGGTGGTGGGAATACAAGATCCGGAACAGCAAATGACCGTGCCCGTTGTTGACCCAATGCAAACCCGCGACTTACCTGATGCATCTGAAAACCTTCAAAGAGAATCTGTATTTAATTCAGATTATATCTTGCAAGAAACCTTAAAAAGAGTTATACTTAATCTTAAGGGTTCGAAATAAACTAATCAATCTAAACAGCGAACCCATAAGGAGGACTTATGTATGAATTGTTATGGTTTGTTGGCGGAGCATTGCTCTATAAATTTCTTTCCAAGCTACTAAAAGTATATCAAGCATTTATTTTATTCCAAGAGACTCAAATACAAACAATTGCAATGCTTGTTGCTGCAGCTGAAGATCTTAAGCATGCTATCGACGCCAAACAAAAAGCTTTAGAAAAAACAGATTTAACAGAAGAGGAGCTTAAAGATATCAAAAGCACTGATGCATCCGCGCTAATGCTTTGGAAAGAGATCAGTGTTAAGAAACTTATTATTCACACACCTAGTTATTTTAAAGGGCTCGTTCAATTTCAAACATGGAACGAGTGCGTGAATTATTTTAATTCAACCATCGAGAAAGGCTATAAAACAAGACACTGATAAAATGAGCAAAAAATTTACAATACCTATTTTAGCATGGCTTAAAAATGAACAGTGCATAACTTTTAATAAAAACATTATTCATGCCGAAAAGGCGTTTTTTATAAGTTCGGTTATAAAGTGGTGCATAAAAGAGAGGGAAAATAAGGAACTATCTGACTCTAGGGTAAACAAGTATCTTCGTTTAATTAAACAATATTTAAATGAAGATTTAGATCTCTATTGGGAAGGCGGCAAAATTGTAATAAGCCTTTCACAAGAAGAAGAACCAAACGACGACAACGACAAGGAAGAGTCTGGGAACTAAATGACAACAAGAAAAAACACGAGGACATACGAATGTTTACTTGGTTCGCAATACATCGTAATAAAAAATATGCAAAGGAGTACAACTGGGATCCTCGATGGCTTGGTGTCGAAGAAGTCAACGCAACCTTTGTCGCGAGAGTCAAAGAGCTTCAAAAACGATATGGGATCAAGCAAGACGGCCTCTGCCGCGACCTCACATATAAATTGCTTTTACTGGAACATTTAAACGACGTTAGGGACAAGAAATACTAATTATTATTATGGATATCAATAAATTACTTCAAAAATATAACAATCGTGAAAAGCCCATTTCTGAAAAAAAGGAAATAAGCTCAGAATCTTTCTTGAGCCTTATAGAGGGGCAACTCAATGTTTTAATCGAGCAACAAAAAAAGAATCATAGAACAAAGAAGCTTTTCGAAGAAGTGAAAGAAAAAACCATTAGGTTTCCAGCAATTAAGATATCTGAATTGTGGGGGCAAGTTGAAAATGGAGACAGAGAACTCATCGAAACTATTTTAAGCAATGTTGAAGGAAACACAGTAGAAGCAAAAATTAAAAGTGTCAATGCTTTCCTCGATCTCGAAGCTTACAGGCAAAGTGGAGATCAACATAAAATTGAGAAGATCTTGTCTAATCTTTTGTTTGCAGAGATCTTTGCTAGCATCATTACTGATTATAACGCCTCTGTTTCTGGCTTTCTGTTTGAGGCTTTTCTTGCCGCACTAATGGGTGGCACATCTATACAAGTTGACGATCCGGAAGCGGTCGGTGCAGCTGCCGGATCTTTGCCCATTGAAGACGTACAGCTAGCTGTCCGACTCGGAGATGAAGACGACAACAGAGAAATAGTCCCATATAGCCTTAAGGTTCTTTCGGACAAAGGAGAGGTTAAGGGTTCGTTTGTTAATCTAGTAGATTACTTCCTCGATCCTTCCGAAGAACGAAAAACAGATACAATTGTTTATTTAGTTGCCATCAAACGACATGTGAAGAGCGACGAAGACAAAAAGATCTGGACCGGAGTTTTAGACTTCTATGAGTTTACAATTCGAAGGGATAATTTCTTAGACTGGATTGGATATCAAGTTGAACAGCCGGTAAAAGATTGGGTGCCATATGCTGCGCCGTATAGAATGAAGGTCGGAAAAAGCACCAAACTTCAAACTACAGATGGAGAACCAATTGAGCCGGGAACGGTGCTTGAAAAAGGTACGGAAGTATTAAGACTTGAAAAGGTTGGAACGGAAAAGGTTTTAGGAGGTTCAGGTAAGAAGCTATATTCTCCCGAGCAATATCAGACGGTTAGCGCCGCGCTGCAAGCAGATGAAATTGATAGAGAAGTGTTCAATACGCTACAAGACACTAAGGGATATGCGGGGAACGTGCAATGGAAAATTGCTGCTGGTAAATATCAAAGACCTGATTACTGGATTGGTAGTTTAAACCTTTCTACTGAAAAGTTGGTCGAGGCTGCAAATGAATATGCACAAGATTTAAATTCAGGATTGGTGCAAATATTCAACGCCCTATCAGATCTCACCAGCCAGATTAGTTTGTATTTTATGGGTGGTGGCGAAAAAGATGGCGTAAGTAGAAAAGCGCATGGCAAAAATGCTATTGAAAACGCCAAGATTCTAAAACATAACACAGAGGAGCTAATTGGTGACTGAACTGGCCACTGATTCGCTAATCAAACTTTACTACAACATAACACTAATGATCAAAGTAAAAGAAGAAATATATGACGATATTGTTTTACAAAACGAAGATATGTCGGAGGCAGATTTTAAGTTGATTGAGTCTGATTTAAATCAACTAGCAGAATGTAGGAAATCTCTCAAAGAAGTCATAAGCAAAAAGATAAAAGAAAAGGACGTCGAAGAAGAAATTGATCGTTTTATTATGTTAGATCCATATAGCCTCTTAATTAATCGTTCAAAAAATGTTATTCTTTCAGAGGATGATCGGCTAAATGGGTTATTTAACTTTACCGACAAAAAACAATATATAAACTAAAAAGAGGCAATAATGAGTAAACAATATGAATGCGGAGCATCTTTGCAACAGAAGGTGCTGAAAGGCGCTAACACGTTGGCCGACAATGTGGCGTCAACTTTAGGTCCTAGAGGCAGAAATGTCATTTTAGCCAGCAAAGGCAAAAGACCGGTAATTACAAAGGATGGTGTCACTGTTGCTAAGTTCATAGAACTAGAAGATCCGTTTGAAAACGTTGGTGCACAAATTATAAAACAAGCTGCAGCAAAAACCAATTTAGAGGCTGGTGACGGTACTACAACTTCAACTGTACTAGCCAGAGCGATACTAAACAAGGCCCAGAAATACATCACTTCTGGCGTTCCTCCGGTGGAACTCAAGAGAGGCATCGATAAGGCAGTGAAAGGGGTCACAGAGAGGCTCCTAGAGGCTTCTATGCCCATCAAATCCCAAGAAGATATCGCACACATTGCCACTGTTTCTGCTAACGGCGATGAGACCATTGGCAATCTAATAGCAACAGCCGTTGATCTGGCTGGAAAAGACGGAGCAATTACTATCGAAGAGGCCCGTTCAATAGAAACCAGCTTAGATGTTGTTGAAGGGTTTCGCTTTGATTCTGGATATATAGCAACGGCATTTATCACCGATGAAAAACGCGGCACGGTAAAATATGAAAATCCTTTAATCCTTGTAACGGACGAAAAGATTGATACAGTAGATGAGATGATGCCTGTGCTGGAATTGGTAGCGCGAGAGTCGCGACCTTTAATAATTGTCGCAGAAAATGTTGAAGGCCAAGCTTTAGCTGCATTGATTATGAACAGTACGCGCGGCACTCTAAGAGTTGCAGCGGTGAAAGCACCACGCTACGGAGAAGAGAGAAGAAATATACTTTCAGATTTGGCTATCTCTACTGGTGCCACTTTTATAACACGTTCGAACAATTTAAGATTGAAGGATGCTAAGTTGACTCACTTCGGCAGTGCCAATACCTTTGAAAGCGCTAAAAACTTTACAACAATAGTTGACGGCAAAGGCGATGCAGAAGAGATTGAAAAACAGATTGAGGCTCTTAAAGTTGAACTAGAACAAACAGAAGACATGCATCAAAGTGAGCGAATACAAGAAAGAATTACGCGACTAGCTAGTGGCATTGCAATTATAAGAGTGGGTGCGGCAACTGAAATCGAAATGATAGAAAAGAAGCATAGAATAGAAGATGCACTTGAAGCTGTCAACTCTGCCCGACAAGAAGGAATTATAATTGGAGGCGGCGTTGCGTTACTAAAAGCAACACAGAATTTAAACGTCGAAACTCAAAACGAAGAACAGGCGCACGGGGTTAAAATTATAGTTGAAGCGGTACAGGAGCCGCTGCGCCAAATGGCACTCAACGCAGAAAAGTCCCCAGATCTGATCGTCGCAACAGTGCTTAAGTCAAAAAAACACGAGGGGTGGAACTTCCTCACAAACAAGCTGGATGATCTATATGCTGTCGGAATTATTGACCCTGTTAAAGTAACTCGATGTGCTTTGCAAAATGCCGCGTCTGTATCCTCTACTTTAATTACCACTAACCATGCCATTGTTGAGGGCGACTAACTATTTATAAGTGTAACTGGGGGGGGTTATAATCTTATGGACGAAGAAGAAACCGCAGTGGCACTGACAGAAATGTCGGGGAAATTTGATCAATTGATTGACAAGATAGAAACAGTCAAGGAAAGACAAGAAGGCATGGCCGACGACATTTCCAAGATAAAAGAAGCTGTTTACCACCCAGACAAGGGGCTTTATTCAAGATTGCGGGAACTTGAGTCGTGGAAAGATACATCCTCTCGCCTCATTTGGATCATCATTACAAGCCTTATAGGTTTAACCTGTGCAACAATCTATAAAATTTTATTTTAAATAACTTTTCTTTTGTGATATTATATATTCAGTAAACAGAGAAGGAGTTGCCAACTATGCGAGTTAATATTGCGTATTCTATTGATCTAGATGATGTGCCAAATTTAGTGAAAGAATTATTAAAAGAGGTGGTGTTAGATTTTGCCGTTCTTGAGGATACCGTTGAGGGTGCAGTACTTTCAATTGAGCACGGTGGCCATGAAAAAATGAGCAAGGCACTCGACGATGCAAGAAAGAGAATGGCAAAAATGGATGCGCGCCTGTCGGAGTGCATAAATATGTACGGCGGCTATGTCGATGCCCTTAATGTGCCACCAGCGCAGCCAAGCTTAAAAACACCAGTGGAGAAAAATGAAACCACAGAAGGGTGATTTGGTATATGTCCCTGCGGAGTCGACATTGTTAAAATTTAACAAGGATGTTGACATTGACAACATTGATCCGCAGGAGACTTACATGGGACCAGCACCAGTGAGGTTTCTTAGGCTTGAAAAGCCCATCAACTTAATTGTCTTGGAAAGCCAACTAACGGATATTTATGTAAAAGTTTGGTATAACGGAGAAGAATGGCTTTTAAGGAAAAATGATGTCAAAAAGACAAAGGAAAAAATATGGTAAAATTAATAGAGATATGCGAAACAAAAGCTCTCACTTCAGGGCAAAAATATACTTTGCGAGAGGTTTATGTTAACCCTAAGCATGTTGTTGCACTGAGAGAAGAGTCTACATTTAAAAAGAAACTAGTGGAGGGGCTACTACCGGAGAATTTGGATGAGCGACAACAATTCACCCGCCTGACCTTAGATCGCGGTCAAGTTGGATTAGACTTGGTTGTTGTTGGTGGCCCGGGCCTAGTTGAAAGCAAGCTTAAGGATGCAGGAGAAAGACATGTACTCAGAGACTAAAAATCATTTTTTCTTATGGACGAAAGAAAGTTGTCCATATTGTGTGAGCGCAATTGAGCTTTTAGAAAAAAACAACATTCCGTTCACGGTGCACACTATTGATGAGAAACCAGAATTGCTGGTTGAGGTGCAAAAAAACGTTGGCGTTTCTTGGAAGACTGTGCCACTGATCTTAGAACAACAGGCTAGTGGCGAGAGAAAGTTTGTCGGCGGATACACGGATCTAAGAGAATACCTAGGAATCTCTGATGGTTGAATGTAGTTTGTTACCAATGAAGAAAGGTACAGCTTCCGGCCCAAAAAACGGCACAAAGTACGGCACTTATTTAAGGTGCTACTTTTGGGGTGTACCGGGCTTTGGTCAAAACAGGTGGGTTGTTGCTGTTAATATTGATGTTGATTACGACAAATATTTGGAAGAGGGAATGAAAGCGGAGGAACTAGTCTTTGAGTGCGTTAGGCACTTGAATACTCCGCTCAAAAGCAGATATGGAAAGCGCAGAAAACGACGACCTACATATGGTATATTTCAAGATAAACCCCACAAGTTTTCCCTTAAGGAATCAGAGAAGGGAAAGTACATTCAGGCATTTCTTGTTGTTGACTATCCAAAAAGCAGACACTTCTGGGGAGAGGGTGAAAAAATAGCCTCTGCAAAGAGAAGAAAAAGGGCAAAATGAGCAAGAAAACAAAATATCTTTTTTCAGTGGGCGAAGATTCTTATTTTAATTATTTGTCAAAAATAGAAGCTGACAAAACAAAACTTAAATATATGATTACTTCAGAAGGCAAACTTGAAGAAGATGTTTTTTCTGATTTTTGTGAATACTTTGCTTCGCTGCATATGTTTCAAGGTCTTTTAGAAGAGATAGAAGACACGTTCAACGAGGAAAAGAAACAGTTCTTTATGGATGAGACCCAGGCTCTTAAGTTTAATGTTTTCTTGGAGAGCATGGTTCTAGTGAAAGAACGTCTTTTGCATGACTATAATTTGTCCTTATCTTCTCATTGAAACTAATTAATAATATGAAGCTTCTATTTGAATCTTGGCGTAATCATTTAAATGTTTTAAACGAACAACTTCTCATTGAAGGTCGTTATGATGATGCCGCAAAGAAATATCCTGATGCAGTTGAGGAAACAATCGACGGCATGCCAATCTTAAAATACTTTTCAAAACACGATGCATCTGGCAATAATAAATATATTATGTGGATGGCGAGGCAATTTGCTGATGATATGGCCCGATGGAAACGGAACGGTTTAAGCGAAGAAAGTGATCCAGGTTGGCGGGAAAGCGTTGAACAGCGCGCCGATGACATTGCAACCGCAGTTAGAAAATACCATAGACTGCTGCCGTATGTTCGCGACGACGATGCAGAATACAAAGACATTTACAAGATAGAAAACAAACTTAAGTTGGATAGGGTTGTTTATAACGCACACCACAGAAAACAACGGAAAGAACAAGAAAAAGAACAAGCGAGACGCGAAAAGGCAATTGCACATCGAGACTCAGAAGTTCTCATAGACGATGATGACTTTATGATGGTGCGACCAACCAGCAAAGAAGCCTCTTGTTATTGGGGCAAAGGAACCCGATGGTGTATCTCGGCTGCCCAATCTCAAAATTACTTTGACTCCTACACGGGCGAAGGTAAAGCATTCTATTTCTTGTTTATGAAGAATAGAAAGAATTTTGCGCTTGAAGATTGGGAGCAGTATAAAAAAATTGCTCTGGTATATGAGCCGGAAGGTCATGGCTACGGCGGAAGTGGCTTTACGGAAGGATACGACGCATCAGACACTCCAATGGACGCAGATGAGGTTGCACAACAGATTGCCACTAATTTGGTGGGATATGCAACAGTCAATGCCTATGACGAGTACACTCGCTATGGCAGTTTAGAAGGGCAGTTCAAAGAAGACGAACCAGAGCATTACCTAGAACTTGTGAGAACCATGACAAATGATGGCTGGACAGAAGATGACGATCCCGAAGAGTGGTGGCAAGAGACGGTTACAAACAAGTGGTATGAGATAGAGGCAGCAGCATCTCAGCACTCATATGATAATCCCGCTGGGCCCCGATCAGAACAATTTGATGAGATTTATAAATCTGCAGAGTTGGAATACGCACATGTATCTTACGATGAATATGAGCCGGGGAGATGGTATTGGAATGCTAGTATGTCTTTTGATTTCAGCGACTTGGATTGGAAAGACGAAACAAATCTTGATGAACATGAACTTGATGACGCGATAAGAGAGGTGCTTGATACACATTATATTCACCCAGAAGATATAGAGATTTATGGCGATGATGTGAACCTCACAATTAATCCAAACGATTATGACGAGCAAACTGGACTAGAGGGCTTTCAAAACTTTGTTAACAACGTTTCTAACATGGATGAGAACTATGTTGAGGCTCGCGATACTCTGATCGAACTGTTTATGGACGAAGGAGTAATAGAGGCTTCATCGTTGACCCCTTATGGGCAACTTCGAGGAAAAGCAAAAGACAAAGAGTGGGAACATTTTAGAGTTGATTCTTCTGGAGGGTCAGTTCAATATCGTACTTCAATGCAGTTTACAATACCAGAGATTGCCAGTCTTGTACAAGATCTCACGCGAGGCTTAAAAAGTGACATGTCTGCAACGGGCGCTCCAGATACAGATTCAGAGTCTTATCGTGCAATCACAGGCTGGCAAGAGGAGATTAGAAACAACTTTGCGCCAAACGGCGCAAATAATGCGACTGCAACAAATATGCTACTTGATGAATTGAGCGGATTTTTCCGCGATGCACAAAACGCTGCCGCGGCACAGCTGAATTTGCCGGGGATTCCTGCTGCCGAAGTCAAACAAGTTGTAACGCCTGCTGCTGTGCGCTTTTATCCTTATTCGGTTCGGCTGGACGTGCCAAATCACAGCGTCGCTCTTGAGCTGGACATTACTGTTGGAAGAGATGTTAATGAGGCGCAACTTGAAGCGGTCGGTGAGTTCACTGAATATTTCGACGAGAACTATGAAGAACTCACTGAAATTGTACGAAAAACTGTTCTTGATGTATTGATGATGTCTGCAAAAACTGCCAAAGAAGCCTATGGTCTACAAGACACAGGGCCACTACAGGAGAAGAAACTCAAAGAATGCGGCCCAATGCCAAAGAAGAGAATTAGAATAAGAATAGGAAGGAACTAATTATAGTTATGAAGCTTACAAAAGATACATTAAGACAACTTGTGCTAGAAGAGCTAGAAGCTGCTGACAAGAAAGCTGCTGAACACGCAGAACTTCATCTAAAATCGGATGACACAGGCGCGTCAACGCTTAAGACGCGTGGTAAAAAAACGGATTGGAAAACCAACAAATCACCTTATGATAAATCGGCATTGGTCAGCGGAGAAATGGGGGTCTCGTACGACTCCAAAAAAGGAGAAAAAAGCTATTCAAGAACACATATTCGTACACCCGAAGCAGAAAAAGCTCTTCAAAATGAGCCTTGGGAAGTCTACGAGACCGACCCATCCGGAAAAACTTATCACGGTTATCAAGAACCAGAAACAACGATGCATCGAACTGCGGAAAGCTTAAACAAATCTCAACTTAAACAAATGATTGAAGAAGAGTTCGAACATGCGACTGCACAACATCAAGAACATGGCGAAGGGGTAATGGCAAAGCGCCAACTACTTCAAATTGGAGAGTACTCAAAGATGTTGATGGAAATGCTAGAAGATAACGACGAGCTTCCTAGTTGGGTACAAGCAAAACTCACAAAAGCAGCAGACTACATGGACACAGTATATCATTATATGAACGTGGAAAAGGTCTTGTGTGAAGGGGAACAAAGATTAGATGAAGAGTGACCAGACAATAAAGACGTGCGGGTCGCAGTCGTCAAAAAAGGATAATAAAAGACTCGTAACAATTCAGACAATATTGCTGATTGCTATGTTTGCCTTTGCGCTTTTGTTTCCTGTGTTTTCTGAGGCGTCCCCGCCTAAGAATCAAAAATCTAAATTCTACGATTTCAATGAACAATTGATAGATGGAGAAATTAGAAAACCCACAGCGCTTTATATGGATGCAAGACAGAGAGCCAAGTTTGAAAGACTGCTAAAACTTAAAAAGTCTTTCCTACCGGCATTATTTAAAACCAGTAAAAATAAAGTATTTAAGTAAATTTCCTAACAAAAACAACTTTTTGCGCAAAGCGATCCTATGTATTAATAGGTGCGTAAGTTTTTACACGCCTGTCCCCTATATAGGAGTTCGTATGTGTCTCGTAAAGTGAAAGCTAAATATGCTGTTCTAGTTATCTTACCATATCTTATACTTTACTTTTTAATTCAATCAGTTATAACCTCCGGACACAATTTATCAACCAGCTTAGATCTAGCAATTCCCTTTATACCAGAATTTATTTGGATATATCATACAATAATTCCTGTTTTTTTATTAACAACAATAATCCTAATTGAAAGGAAAGAAGTATTCTTTTCTGCTATGGCTGCCATTGGTCTGGTGTCACTTGTTATGTTAATTTTTTATATATTTTTTCCAGCACCCTATCCCCGTCAAGCGTTTGCCGATGTTTCGCTTTCAGATACGCTAGTAAAGCTTACACGAATGATCGATGGCGCAGGCAACACTTTTCCATCTGGCCATGTAACCTTTGCTTGGCTATTGGCCCTCTTTTCTGGCCTGTCGGCAATGGCCAAACGATTCCGATGGATTCAGCCTGCATATTTTATGTGGGCTTTTTTAATATCTGTTTCAACATTGGTGCTTAAACAGCATTTTATAGTTGATGTCGTTTTTGGTTTGGCACTGGCGCTGTTTGCTTATTATTTTGCAAAGCGTTATATATATGAAGTTATGAACTGACTAATTATATTATGGCCCCTGACTTTCCCGAAGAAGAGAGACTCAAACAAAAAAACAAAATAATCAACGAAGTGCTAAAAAACAAATATCAAGTTAAACTTAAATCGTTCTTGGTAAGAGAGGACTTTGAAAACAACAAATCAACAGTGATTTGTGTTGTTGGCTCTGGTTTTTCAGGCGATTTGGTAGATATTAGTTTGGAAGGTACGGGCACTGGTGCCATTGACGCATTATTTAAGATACTCTTAAAAGAATATTCTAAATATTTCCCCTCTCTGGGGCGAGTAAAACTCTATGATTTTTTAGTAAAGGTGAAGTTTCAGAGCAGTTCTCGTGATACCGCTGCGCCTGTCGAAGTTAAGGTCGCGATAGAGGGAATTAACAATAATAACAAACTATATTTTAAAGAAACTTCTGATTCTCTGGTTCGTGCCGGGGTTGGGGCTACATGTAAAACATTGGAGTATTTAATAAATGCAGAATTAGCAGTTAGGCATTTGTATGAAGATATTTTAGACGCAAGAGAAAGAAGCAGGGGCGACCTAATCAGGTCACACACAAATAATCTCATAGAGTTGACAGATTTTATTTCCTACGAAGAGACAATCGATTTTATAAAAAAGAAGAAATAATTTATTTTTTTCTTGAATACTTGCTCACAAGCTGTTATAGTTATTTAGGAGGTAGTGATGAGTGTTGGAGATAAAGTAATTATTATAAACAATGAAGAGAACGCTGGATACAAAGAGTTTTTCGGCAAGATTGGCGTGATCACTGATGAGCAGCGGCTCAAGGGCAGGCAAAGGAGTTACTTTCGTGTTTCCTTTGATCGAGGTCTTACGTTTTCATCTTCCTATATAGATGTGGGCGATTGGCGCTTGAAGTTGGCAAATGAAAATAGGCGATTTAGTTAGGCCAAAGCGCTCTTCTTTGACGGTTGATGAGATTGGTGAAGATTTGCTTGGCATAATTTCAAATTACAATGATTGTTTGGCATGCCCCTACGAGGTGGCATGGTTAAACAGGCGCAAAGGTAGGTTTTTTTATTTTTGGGAAATTAAGGATGATTTGATGCTAATTAGTAGTAATGAAGGTGGGGGACTTGATACGTACTAAACATAGCATCGACATCGGTGACTCCACAGGCAATACAGTCGGCTACATCCGGTCTGGGGAAATTGGGATATTATTTGAAAAAAGGAATCCCAACAAGGCAAACGAGTGGCATGTTAGGTTTAACTCTGGTGATGTTTGGTGGCTTACCGAGGACGGGTTAGAAATTTTATCAAAAAGTGCTTGACAAATTCAACGCTATCTATTATTATGAGGTTATAGCAATTGGCATTAAGCCGAAGAAAGAGAGGAAAAATGCAATAGCTAGGGTATAACAGATAAAGAGATAAAATATATATGGATAATAAACCTTCAATGATTCTCCTGAAGGAGGTTGAGAGCCAATCAAAAGGAATCTGGTAATGTGGCGCGATGAGAACAGCGGCTATCTCTTTATTTTATTTATTGTATAAAAATATATGAAAGTAGGAAGTTTAGTAAGGCACATTTATTGGGGCGACAGGGCCTCCGGGCACGGCATTGTTGTAGAGAAAAAACAGAACACGGGAGAAAAGATCTACTATAGAATCAAGTGGGTGGGCGGGAATCAATCTGAATTTGACCAGTGGTTCCCCGAGAAAGAATTAGAGGTGGTCAGTGATGCAAATAGGTGATCTGGTGAGGGCTGTAAACTTGAGCTTGTTTGGCTGGAACTCAAGCGGTATTGTGATTGCCATATGTGGTCCAAAGTGGGTAAAGGTAGCGTGGTCTGATGGGATTATTTACGAAGAGCACGTTGAGGATTTGGAAAGGATTAGCACTGCCCCCACTTAATTTTTTTTTTTTTTTTTCCTGCGCGCGAGGGCAAATTATGAAAGTTGGAGATCTAGTAAAGTTTGGACAGAACGATGCAATGGGCATTATTGTTGATATAAGCCCTAATTCTTATTTTGGCAATTCGGACTTGTATCATGTCAGATGGTTCGATGGTGTTATGAACTCTCGATTCGACGTTGAACTGGAAGTTATCAGTGAAGGTCGGTGATCTAGTGGCAATAAAATCCAACATGGGAGATGACATGGGAAAAGTATATTGCACAGGAATATACTTAGGCACCAGCAACACTTGGAAAGATTGGCATCTTGTGTGCGATATGAAAGGCCGACAAATGAAGTGGGATGAGCCTTTTTGGATACTGGAGGTAATCAGTGAGAGCCAAACCTAAAGTTGGCGATCTTGTAGAGCATTTTCATGGCGCGCGCGGCATCGTTAAAGCCACTCGCGGAATTGACGTGGAAATTCATTGGATGGGGAGGCGCGCCCTAGTGGGCGACTCTTCATGGCACCGGCGCACTAGTGTCAAAGTGATATCAAGGGCTTAGAAAAAACATGAAAAAAAACATGAAAAAGCTTGACATTTTCTTCAACGTGTGAGATAATTATAATGAACGATGGATGGAGAAAACATGAATCCTACGATGCTCGAAAGATTGACTGCTGCTCTTGAAAAGAAACAGCTTCTAACCGATTGGGAACATGGCTTTATTGAGAGTTTGCAAGAGCAATTCAATAAACGTGGAAGGCTCTCTGCGCGTCAGGTTGAGATCCTTGATCGCATTGAGAGAGAAAAGCTTTCTGAGAGCGCAGTCGCAAAAGCGAAACGCTGGTTCAAAGAGTACAGCGATGAACATCGCCGCACTGCGCGCATATGCGCCGAATATTATAGGCACACTGGATACTTTCAGACGCTTGTTCACCTCATCCTGAATACAGAAAACCATATCCCCACTGAGAAGCAGTACAAAAAGATGTGCGAAAACAAGTACGCCAAAAAAGTGCTGGCCGAACATGATGTTGCGCCAAAGTACCCTGTTGGTTCGCTGGTTGAAGTACGCGCCACTGCTGATTGGTCCCACCGACGCTCCGCAAATGGTATGCCTTGTGTTGTCATTTCATCGGGAGGCACAGTTAAGAGCGCAGCTAAGGGCGCGAAACCATACAAGATTTTGCCCTTTGGCTCCGCGAAGCCCATTGATTGCGAAGAGCGACACATAAAAAAGTGCAAGAATCCAAAAAAAGCTAAAAAAGTTGTTGACAACGATATACCATTCTGATATAATAGTGGCAGGACTTAAGAAACAAAGGAGAAAAACTTGAGTTGGAACAACACAGTTAGGTGTTCTCATTGTTGGCAAAACGGCCACAACAAGGCCGGATGCACAGAATTACGAGAAAAGATGCAAAAACGCATGGATGCTGATCCGGACGACTGGCGCGCCCAAGAATACTTTAGAAAGAAACAGCGAAGCAGAAGCCGCACGTGTTCTTATTGCAATCATTCCGGGCACAACCGAAAGACATGCAAAGAGTTGCAACATGCAAAGAACGTAACGCGAGAAAAAGCCGCTGAATGGCGAGTCATGGCATTGGAGCATCTTAGTCGCATCGGCGTTGGTGTTGGGGCGCTCGTAACCTACCAAACTTGGGAAAATGCGCCAAGACCAGCGATGGTTACAGGGATCGACTGGAATAGTCTAGATCACAGGTATATCCACAGCGGTTGGCACGAAACAAACTCTTTTAGGATCGGCAACTTGGACAACTCCAATGTTCGGGCGGCTGATTACACCGTGGCTTTGCCAAAAGATGAGACAAACAAGGTGACAGCCGAAAACTACGATCCTTATCGGCCTGTTGTCATCGTCGGACCTCTTTCAGCGGAGTCGGTGAAAAGCCAAGTTCCAGCGAATTGGCTGACGGGCGAAAGCGCGCTCACTAACATTTTTGACAAGGATACCAGACCACACACTGTTAGTGATTGGGTAGAATTCCAGAATTTTTATCAAGAAAAGTAAAAAAAACCTTGACAGATTGAAGAATCTGTGAGATAATTACTATAGAAACAATGAGAAAAGCCGGGAGGCACACACAACATGGCAATTGACTTCAAAACTTTTATCGAAATTGTTCCACACGTAACCACGATTCGCAAGCCTGTTTTGCTTCGTGGTCGCCATGGCATCGGCAAATCTCAGGTTGTTTATCAGTACGCTGAAAACGCTGATATGCCAGTGGTAGAGCGACGTGCAAGTCAAATGACTGAAGGCGATCTGCTCGGCCTCCCCTCTACTGATGGTCAGATCACGTCTTGGAATCCTCCCGATTGGTACAAGGCTGCATGTGATCAGGGCGTTGTGCTCTTTCTCGATGAGGTTGACCGTGCGACCACTGAGGTCCGTCAAGGTATCTTTGAGTTGACCGATAGCCGCAAGCTGAATGGTCATCACTTGCACCCTGATACTTTCATCTTTGCTGCTGTCAATGGCGGCGACCATGGCGATCAGTATCAGGTTGGCGAAATGGACCCGGCAGAACTTGATCGTTGGACCGTGTTTGACATTGAACCAACCATTGAGGATTGGCTGACTTGGGCAAAAGACAAGGTTGACACGGTTGTTTGGGACTTTATTAACAACAATCACAGTCACTTAGAGCACACGAGCGAATTCGAGCCTAACAAGGTATATCCTTCGCGCCGTTCGTGGGAACGCTTGGATTCATGTCTGGTTAGTGCGGATCTTTTGAAAGAGGCTAGCCCAACACTGTTCAACCTTGCCACTGGGTTCGTTGGTTTCGAGGCGGCTGTCTCTTTCAACGATTACGTTGCAAATTACGACCGTCAGGTCACAATTGAAGATGTTTTGGATGCTGGTGCTCTTGACAAAGTGAAAGATTGGGACATCAACCAGCACAACGCTTTGATTGAGAAGATGGAGGCAAAAGACGTCTTCAAAGAGGATCTGAATAAAACTCGGGTCCAGAACCTCGCGAATTATTTCGTGATTCTACCTTCTGAGGTCGCCATGAAGCTATGGACCGTTCTCGGTCAGGGCAAGATGGAGAACACGGTTGCTCTCCATCAGGCCAAAGCTAGCGATGGCAAGTCCGTCAGTGCTCACATGGTTGAAATTCTAACTGGTACTGAGCAGGGCTAGTAAAAGCGCCCTGATGTTGAAAAAAAACAACATCAGGGCATTTTCTTCTTGACATTTTACTCAGCCTGTGAGATAATTATATCATGGTAAACGAAACAAAGAAAGAATTCAACCTCAACATGCACACGGCGCGCCTTCTTTTTGATGAGCCGTTCTTTGCAGCGTTGAGTCGTCGCATCAACAAGATTGCGACCACTTCAATTCCCACAGCCGGTGTTCGTGTGAACCCAGACACAGCGCAGTTTGAGATGGTTTACAACCCTGAGTTCTTTGAGGGACTTGAAGATAATCACCGCACTGGAGTACTGAAACACGAGTTCTATCATCTTGTTTTTGAGCACGTTACAAGTCGTAAGCCGGATGGTGTTGACCACAGGACTTGGAATTACGCTACGGATCTTGCAATCAATTCGCATCTTTCTAGCGAACTTCCTGAGACTGCTTTGATTCCCGGCGCAGGTCCGTTTGAAAGTTATCCGTCAGGACTTAGCGCAGAAGCCTATTTACTTAAGCTGCAAGAGGATGAACAGTTTCAAGAGGGGAAAGGTAAAGGGGATGCTGGAAATGAGAATACAGAATCTGGCGCGAGTGACGATAGTGCCGGTGGTGAGCAATTTGATTCTCACGAGGGCTGGGGTGAATCAAATTCTACAACTAGCGAGATCGCTAAGGAAAGACTCAAAGATTACATAAAAAAGGCAGCCGAAGAAGCGCAGCAAGGTAGCGGTTGGGGTTCTGTACCTGCGGCATGCCGACGCGATATTATGGCGCGCCTTGCCACTTTTGTTGATTGGCGCTCTGTGCTACGTTATTTCGTAAAGACCTCACAGCGCGCAGCCAAACGCTCTACAGTGCGTAAGATTAATAAGCGTTTTCCTTATGTCCATCCGGGCAAGAAAGTGAAACGTCAGGCTCGCATTGCAATTAGCATTGATCAGTCTGGATCGGTTTCGGATGGCATGCTTGAAGCCTTCTTTAGCGAGTTGAACAAGCTGGCGAAACATGCTACCTTTACCGTTGTTCCGTTTGATACTCGCGTTGAAGAGGCTTTGGTCTATGAGTGGAAAAAGGGCGAGAACCATAAAACTGAGCGAGTTATGTGCGGAGGCACGGATTTTGATGCTCCAACGGCATATGTCAATAAGAACAACTTTGATGGTCACATCGTTTTGACTGATATGATGGCACCGAAACCAAAGGCTAGTAATTGCCAGCGTATGTGGATGACTACAAGGGCTTGTGCGGCGCATCCATACTTTAAGACAAATGAACGTGTTATCGCAGTTGACATAAAAGAGTAAAAAAGTGAAGTTTTTACTTGACAAAACTGGTTTATTTTGAGATAATATAAGAGTGGTAGAAGCAATCGCAATATTTTACTTGGTATTTACAATAGCTTTTATAGCTTGCGATGGCTTAAACCTTATGTTTAAAAACCCGAAGAGTGGGAGAAAATAATGCAAGTTAATGATATTCTTATGAAAAAGTGGTGTTTCGGAATGGGACGCAGCAAGGTTCGCGAAGAGGCAACAATGGGCGCAAACGGGGAACTTCAAACGTTCCGCACCTATCCCAAGTATCGCACTATTGTTTTCAAGGTTGAGAAAGCAACAAAGAAGGGCAACCAATGGCATGTTGAGGGAAAACAATATTCTTCTTTGAATGGCAAGCCCAAGACAACTAAGTTGGTGCTCGATGAAAAGAAAGTGGGCAAGTATAAGTTGTTCAGCGTACCGGGACAGAAGCGCCCATTCTTGCAGATTGAGAACCCCGGCACTCTAACAGAAGAGGGTTTGCCGCCGGTTGGTAGTCTGATTACTATCAACAAAAAGCATGCCATTGTAACTGCTGTAGGTCGAAATGAGTTGACAGTATTTACAAACAACAAAATGCAAACTATCACATGCAAACCGGGCACAATCAAGTGGCACTCGGACAAAATTCTAACCAGCGTTGTTGGTTGAGGGAGGAAAAGTGTTTGAATTACTGGTACTTGCAGCATTATCATATATTTGCTGGAAACTTAACAATTAACTAAAAACTTCTTGACAAAACGTTCTCTGTGTGAGATAATACATATAGAAACTTAGAGAAAGGGCAAATAACATGCAAGCTGGCGATTTAGTGGGACATAGATTTGAAAATGGTTTAGGCGTGATATTGAAAACACCAGAACAAACGAACAACGGTGATTATTTGGTACATTTTACAAACGACCGCAAGCCAAGATGGTATAGAGAGAAATACTTGGAGCTAATCAATGTCGCATCCTGAAAACAATGAAAAGAACAGGTTCGAACTAGCCACAAACGTTGTTGACACTTGGTCACTGGAGGATTTACGCGAATATGTGATACGCGAGCTTGAATCCGACTACCGTGCTGACCAATCATATTTTGAAGAAGAGTTCGACAACTTCGAAGACTCTTTCGAGTGGTCCGAAGAACTTCAGGCAACTATTGAAAAGCCGATTGACACTTCTCACATTGGAGCATAAACAATGGGATACCGATCAGAAGTAGCACTCGCAGTTAGCAAAGACATTATGCCATATTTTCTTGGCGTATTGGCAAAAGAACCAGCGGCGCGCCCCATGATATTCAAAGGCTGCGACCATCTTGATCAAGATTATAACGGAGAGGGCACATTGCTCGTTGTCTGGCATGAAATAAAATGGTATGACACTTATCCAGAGATCAAGGCAATTCAGGACTTTATTGAAGGTTGTGAATTGGATGATGCCGAACACATGGGACTCAAAGACATTGAATATCCAAGCGAGCATGTACGATTCGTGCGCCTCGGTGAGGACTTTGATGACTGTGAGACGAAGGGCACATTGCACGATTGGGATATTGGCATGAGCAGGGCACTGAGCTATTGAAAGTCGGTGATTTAGTTAAAGTTACAGCATCAGGTTTGCGCCCACAAATTGATGGTATTGCATTGATCACAAGAGTGGAAGAACGGAAAGATTCATCAGGTGCTATAGTTCAATATTGGGCACAAATGGCGGAATCAGGCCACTTGTACTGGTTTCGAGAAGGGCAGATAGAGGTTATAAGTGAAAGTCTGTAAAGTAATTATAGTTTTGATAATGGTTGTTGTTTCTGGGTGTGTTTTTCATGTAGAAGAAGAGCCTATTCCTTGTGGGTATGATGAACAACCTTATTATGAGGTGCCTTTATACTGCGATGTGAACCCGTGGACATATAAAGGCGAGTGCTGCACTTGGATAGTACAAGACTACTACAGCGAGTGCATTGAATCATGGTGCTATAATGAATACGTGTGCGGCTGGATGGTTAACCAGCGCTCCTGTTATCCCATATAAAACAAAAGAAACTTCTTGACAAAACATCGTTTGTGTGAGATAATATAAGCATGAAAGTTAAAAGACTAGTTGAAGTTCTCACAACGATGGACGTGCCAGCCTCTCGAAAAGAACTTACGCCATCAAACGTACGATGGCTACTTCGAAACCTGCGAGTACGCAACGGGCAACATCCCGATATTAATGAAACAATTTCAGATCTTAAGGAGATTGCACGTGCAAGTCGGTGATTTAGTTGAGCTTTCGGCTTGTGGTAAGAAACTTAAAAGTTTCAAGGGGTTACATGGGCATCATGGAATTGTGATCAAGCCTTCTTCAAGGTACGGCCTCTATCAAATACATTGGTTTGGAAAGCCTGTTAATTTTATGAAACGAAAAGATATAAAACACGTAAAAAACACTTGACAAACCCGCCAATCTATGAGATAATATTAACATGATACGAGAACTTCAAATTGGAGATTTAATTCAGACCAGAATGGGCTGGGTGGGAATTATTGTCGCACAAGACATACAAACCCAAACCGGTCAGCATTGGTGGAGAATTTACAACGCTGCCCAACAACGATTCAGAATTGTTGGAGAGTGGGAGTTAGAGCGCATAAAATGAAAGTCGGTGATATAGTAAAACATACTCGCGGCCTGTTAGGGATTATTGTTGAAGTTCCGGCAGAAGATGACTACTGGGGCAAAACTGCTGTAATTCAATGGACCGATGGACCGATGTACAGAGCAGAGCACACAGAAGAAGAATTTGAAGTTCTGGAGGTAATCAGTGCAAGTCGGTGATTTGGTTAAAGAAAGAAGCAAAATGAATCGCATCTGTTCGTTGGGAGTGATACTAAAAATACAAGAATGCCGCGCCGCCAAATGTGAATGTAAGGCAGAAGAATATTTAGTTCATTTCTTTGATGATGATGACAAGTGCTGGATGAGCAGTGGGTTTTTAGAGGTTGTCGGTTGAGCAGTAGAATGCCCAAAGTTGGTGATTTGTTGATTCAGAAGGTTGACGGACAAAACCATGTTGGTTTTATTTATAGCCTCTCTTTTCCTAAAGCAAGGGTTTTTGTGCGATGGGCGGGAAAAGCACCAAATTGTTATAACAGTGAATACGGCTATTCACCAACCAATATCCACAATCAACCCCACGTATTTAGTTTGGTGAAAACATGAAAGTTGGCGATATGATTAGAGAAAAAGAGTATCCCGACGATTCGTGCGGAGTGATTGTGCATGTTGGAGACTTGCGAACAAAAAAACCATACAAAGTCTGGTGTCCCTTTTGGCAGGGCATTATGGACTTTGATAAGAATTACGTTCAAGAGGTGTGCGAGGTCGTTAGCAGTGCAAGTAGGTGATTTAGTTAGACAAAAACACACCCCGCAAGGCGTTTGGTTAGTTACCAAGATAGATACTATTGATGGCTGGTTTAAGGCTCAAAGCTGTGGATATCATAGCGCATGGTTGAGAACAAACGAATACGAGGTCTTGAGTCGTGGCAATAGATAAGAGCAAACTAAAGGAGCCAATTAGCACAGAAGAGAATCGCGAGCTATTTGCAGAGCTTCTTGTTAATGATATGTCAACGAAAGAAATTCGAGAGAGAGTAAAAGAGGACATAATGAAGTCTTTCAGAAACTCAAGGACAACATTTCTCAGGGAGTATTGGAAGTATTACGAAGAGACTTATGGGCACTGTCCGTTCAGGCTCAATAGTGACTAAAAAGTAGCTCGCGAAATTTTTTCACTTTAATACTTGACAAACACGTCACCATATGAGATAATGTATATAGAAACAGTGGCAAAAGGAGCCAAAATGTTAGATATAGAACGAGCAAAGATTCAATCCTTTCTCGACAACGCAGAAACGCCCGAAGAAACTGAGCTTGCAGAAGCTTTGCTTGAGGGTTATGATAGTGGTGAACTTGAGGTTCTGACAGATACAGCAACGGGCGAATTGCTCTTTGCTTTGAAGAGGGTAAACTAATGACTGATATTAGTCAAATTATTTTAGATGTACTGGATTCACATCCAGACTTAGCCGGGAACCATGCCAACGCTGAAGTAGCAGAGCTATGTGAACAAAAACTACTAAACGCTTCGCTGCATCAGTTGGCAAGCGTTATTGGTGGTACTGTAGAAGTAGATAATGACGGTCAAGCTGTTATCTACACAAATATGCGCCTTGGAGGGCTATAATTTATGACGAGAGCAGAAGAACTAAAAATCCTTAAAGACTTCATTGACAAGAATGGAGTAACTCAGCTTCCCCCAGATGAAAGGGGGCCAGAAGCATTCATTAGCGCATGGGCAAAGCCTAAAGCTAAGAGAGGGAGAAAGAAGAAAGTTGCAAAGTGAAGTAAAAGAAATACTGATTGACTTGGTTAATTATTATAATACAATGGGCACGCAATCTGATCCGGGCATTGAAGCCTTTCAATCAGTTGCACAACGCGCATCAAAAGCATTAGAACGCGATGCTGCTAACAAACGTTTAGGTTCAGCAGATGTTGATCCATATTCGTTTGATGTAGTTGGTACGCTCAAAGAAGTAGCTACCGTTAAACACGAATCAGAACTTTAATTTTTTTATTTTTTTGGTTTTAGATAGAGGTAGCAAAGGTTATAAGTAGATAAAGGCGTTGATTGATTAGGTGGAAGTGGAAATAGGTGGTTAGAGTAGTACTATAAAGCCTATATACGCGAACACCGCTTGTCAAGCCTTTATTTATTTTTTTTTTATTTTTATTTGCTTGACAAGCGTACCGTCGCATGGTATGATGGTATTAACAAGTAGGAGGATTGTTTATGACGCTAGGAATTATTGGTTATATAGCGGCTGTGGCTGCATCGGCAACGATGTTCGCATGGTCGAACCCTAAAAAGTTTTAAAACAGGCTATTTTTAAAGCCTAATGATATCGCGGAGTTAGTTTAACTTTCGCTTAGTGGAGATAGAATTGAAATTATTTTCTACATTGCCTCTCGACAATTTAATATTGCTTTCAATATTGCCCTTTGGTACGGGCTATTTATTGGACGAGGAAGACAAGCCAGACGAGAATTCTCTCATGTTTGCCATGGCATTAATAGCGGCTGACAGTCGCGCAACCATTCCAACCATAACCTACAGCAATTAATATCGAGGGCAGCAATGTATAATTCAGACGAGTCAGTGATCACGGGTATGGATATCCATCCAATCGTCAAGAAAATGACAGTCAAGAAGGTTAAAAAAAGATTGAAAAAGCGAAAGAAAAAGCTTGACAAACGGCGCAAAATTTGAGATAATGTATATAGAAACTTAGAGAAGGATAACATTCTATGGCTAGCGACTTGTACAACGTCATGACCCACGATCAGGCAGTTGATTATTTCAACGCTGAGATCCTGCCAACAATCAAAGAGCATTACGAGCAAGATGGCGTTCCAGATCTTCCCGCGCGCCGTGAAGAGTGGAACAATTGGACTGATTCGCTCTGCAAAGATGAGCAGATCAGCGACTGGCAATACGACAATTGGACACAACCCGAAACCTGCGAGGGCTAAAAATAATATGCTTACAATAGCAATTCTTTCAGCAGTAGTAACCACAACAAGTATTTTTATTTAATTTTTTTCTTGACAAACCTTATGTCATTTGCTATAATGTATATAGAACAATGAAGAAAGGTTAAGAGTATACCTATGACACGTAAAGACTTCCAACTGATTGCCGACGTACTCAAAGCTAGTAGCACGTCCCCTATGAATCGCTGCGTAATACGAGAGCTAGCGGTGAGCTTCGCTAGCGAGCTAACCAAGACCAACCCCCGCTTTAATAAAGAGCGTTTCGTTAAAGCCTGTTTAGAAAAAAGCTAAACAATAACAAACAGTTAAAGGTACCCCCCCTCCCCCCTATACCGGAATTATAATCCCTTATAGAGAGGGGAGAAGTGGGGACTAAGTACAGCCGCGTGATCACAAAAAAAAATTAAGCCAGAATTCGAAACAACGTTACCTCCGAACTATTTATATAAAAGGAGACAATAACATGAAAAACGTACTACATCGATTACTTAACTGGCTAAACCCGATGCATTGCTGTTGCAAGTGTGGCTGTTGCTAATAAAAAAAAATATGGAACTAGCTAGATTAAAAAAAATAATCATAGAAGAACTACGTAAACTTCTAGAATAATGATGAAAAGCTAAATTTTAGTACTATTTAATATATCAGGAGTGTTAACAGCATGAAAATCACTAAATCAATATTACAAAGAATCATACAAGAAGAATTGAGCTTAACCTTGAAAGAAGCGTTTTGGCCGTTCGGCGTACGCCTAGGCGATATCGTAGAGCCTGCAGCGCAGAGTGTCGCGCGGTCAGACCCGGCATATACAGCAGACGCCGCGGCCAACATATATGATCGAAACATGCAACTGTTGCGAACAAATCTAGGAAAAGGCTACGGTCGACATCGACTGGGAATTGGACCAGAATTTGCCGCACCGCCGCTGCAGCAGGGAGACTTTATTGATTTAGACGGTGATGGCGAAAACGATTCTGCAACAATATTGCGCCTTGCCTTAAAACACCACTTAGAAGATGATGACGCGGCGATTAACACGGTACCGGCATACGAAGCCGATCCGTTAACAGCTGGCGGAGCGCTGCTAGGAGACTATTTAGAGGAAACAAAACATATGAAAATCACAAAATCAATATTACAAAGAGTTATACAAGAAGAACTACAGGCAGTACTGCAGGAAGAAAATTTTACACCTGCGGACTTTGGCCAAGAGCAGATGACGCACGTGGCACCGGTTACGCAGGGTTCAAGTACGTTCGTTCCAGTAGGCATTGAAGACGAAAGTACCCGCACATCGTACCCTGTGAGCAAGACCCCGATGAGCCGTATTGACCGCCGCGAGCCTGGTAGTGTCGATCTTAAGCCCTCTGAAGAGGCGCGCAGAGACTTTGTCACCGGATCCACGATTGGAGTGGTCGGTGAAGCGCTTTCATTCGAGCAAATTGTACAAGAAGAATATGATATGCTAATGCAAGAAAAAGAAGAAAAGCTAGTGACCCCAGCAAAAAGTCCGAAGAAGGGATTCACAAAAGACAAGAAAGTCACAGTAAAGGGCGAATTCGGTGGCAAGAAAGTAGTAACGTTACCAGGAAAAAAATATGATCCCGGTAAATTTCGCGATGATGTTAAGATAGTCCACACGGGCCCAAAAAAGCCCAAGTATACGCCAAGAGTAACAGTAGGCGGCTTGGTCAAGCGCGACATAGAAGATGTATATGGAAAAGAAGATAAGAAAGAGAAGAAAAAAAGCAATCTAAAAGTAAGCAAGAAGCCGACAGATAAAGATACTGCAGCTCTGCGTAAACTAAAGAAACAGAAAGAGAAAAACATCGATGCTAAAGCGCGGAAGAAAAAATAACCGCCAAAGAAAAAGAGAAAGTTCACGGCGCAGGAAATGGACGATATGGACAAAGACTTATAGACACTATTAACAATTATTAAAAGGACAAGGGTTAACCACACATGAAACTAACTAAATCACGACTACAACAAATTATTAAAGAAGAGTTACAGGCAGTTCTCCAAGAAACCGGCCCATACCAAGATCAACATCCGGGTAGTGGCTGTGATCCTTCCGTGCAGACATGTGTTGGCCCATCGGTTGAATTGGGTAGTGAATTTGATTACGGCGGCAAAACGGCTGATGTGGTTAGATCCTACCAAGCCGGGCAATCACGTGACATGTCACCTCATTCTAACCAAACCCTTACCGGCGATTTCCAAACACTACTAGCGCATGCAAGTGAAGTTGGAGATGCTATGGACCCGGGTATGAGGCAGCATATGCATGATTTAGGCCAAGAATTACTGGCCCGGGGCTATCCAGCCAATTTAGTTAATGCGCAATATAAGACATTTGGAATTAACCAACAACAACCACAATATAAACTGCAATTAAGAAATTTAAACAAGGCACCGGGAGAGGAGGGCTTTGTGCCCATCGATGAGTCAACAATCAAAAAACAACAACTGCAGGATATTATTCAAGAAGAATTACGAAATGTTTTGCTATGAAGTTAACCAAGGCCAAATTGCAACAAATTATCAACGAAGAATTACTAGTTTGTTTTAATGAAGAAAAAAAAATTTTGGTAACTGAAAGCGAGGCGCGACAACCTCGTCGCGGAATGGAATACGATATCGAAAAGGCCCCTCCAATTGATTATGCTGCTGGGCGGGGTTCAACATACGAAGATTCATATGGCGAAGAAAGGGCAGCTGCTCCTAAACAAGAGCTATCTTCTGAAGCTTGGGAAGATATTCTTCATATGGCCAACGATCCATTTTCTGTGTATCATAACATGGCGCTTGACGCAATACGAGCTGAATTACCATCACCGTTCTTTACCCATCACATGCCGGGCATGCCGGGCCTATCGAAAAAAGAAGCTAATGATTGGTTATATTCTACTGGCTTTAGCGGAATAGAAGGTCATGGTGAAGCTGCAGACTATGAAACAACACTTGTATCTCCCCACGTACCTGAGCAGTACGCGGGCGAAAAATCGCCCGGCCATATAGATCTATATAGGTGGGGCATTGCTCCTGGTATATATGAAGAAAACTTAAAGCGAGTCGTAAAAGAAGAATATAAAAAATTATTGGAAGAGCATGCGAAAGATTACGTTTGGGGCGTCAAGGCTCCCTACGGGCGCGCCGCCAATCAATATGAGCTAAAAACACTTCATGAATCAAAAGCTGGGATATTGCCGCCCGGGCAAGCATCACATACTCCGACCACAGCTGGTAACCCTGAAGAAGAAAAGAATTGGCCAACCGGAGGTAAATTATATCGTAAAGGGTGGCACAACAAGCCTTATGATATGTGGTACCGACACGGGCCAGCGCAAGCAAACGCCGTTCCAGTTTTTAGTCCTGCCAACCAATCTCGCGAAGGCAGCAGATGGAGCATCACACCACTTGGGTGGCCCAACGTTCAAGAAATGGACAAAATATATGGCGCTGGTGGTCTAGGCGAAGAAAGCCCTTTTCCCATCGGCGGGCCTTATGAGCGAATATATATACCGGCCGGAATAAGGCAAGGACCTGAAATGGACGCATATATAAGAGAAAGTGCTCCATGGTTGTTTGTTGATTAAGAAAAAAATATTTTTGATGTTTTCTGTTCTCGATAAACTATTTATATTATAAAAACGTGCACGAATTAAGGAGAATTTAAATGTCATCATTCAAAAAAGGCAGTTCAAGTACACAAACACTAACAATCACAAAGGAATTGGTTGTCGACAGCACGACTCTCGTCGTTGATGATGATGATAATAACGTCGGTATAGGAACTGCAACGCCGTTAACCAGTTTACATGTAATAAATGATTATCAGGCTGAAACATTTGAGAACCACTTAACTAGCGGTCAAGGCGGTGGCGAAATTTTGCGCTATTCGCCGGGTGCTGATGATACCTTAACAGCGGGGCAAGTATACTTTCTACATACGGATGGCACGTGGAATGTTGCAGACGCAGACGCCGAAGCAACAGCAAAAGGTATGCTTGGTGTTGGTCTTGGCGGCTCTTCGCGTACGGTTGGAGTATTGACACGTGGATTTATCCGTATACCAAGTACTGAAATTTTAAACACACCCGGTAGTGGTGCCGTCGACGGCCTACCTCTTTATATAAGCACTACAGATGGCCACTTTGATTTCACGGCGCCTTCAGCTTCAGGAGACATAGTTCGACTTGTAGGGTATGCGATTGATGACCATTCTAGTGACGTCCTTGTTTATTTTAATCCCTCCAATGATTACGTGGAGATAGCATAATATGGCTGTGGCTCTTAAGGTCAATGGAGTTGCATGTCGCGATCTCAAAAAAAGAAATGGCGTTGCAAAATTGAGCGTTGATAACTATAATGGAACGGCACATACCAGCCCCTCTCCTATAATTTATTACACCTTCGAAGATCATGATACGGCCATTGAAGATTATTCAGAAAGCGGCACAGATCATGATGGAACTGGTAGCGGTACCGAAAGGGATGACACATCAGCAAAACGGGGAACATATTCTTTAAAGTTTGAGGCGGGCGCGCCCGACACGGAACATATAGAAATTGCGCACCATGCTGACATAAACTGGGATCATGATGATCCATGGACGATCTCAGGATGGGTTATAATGTCGTCAGCAATTGCCGGGTATCGTGGCCTTTATGTTAAAAGAGAGTCCGCGGGTAATGACTACACCGGCCCTGCAGTATTTTTTGCTACTGTTAGTGGTAATCAGTGCGTTACGGCTTATTTGATATCGGATTGGACTAGTCAATCAGGCGATCCTGCTGCTTATGATGCTGCAATTTATAAAGAATCTACTGTTACAATAGACGATAACGATTGGCATCATGTTGTGGTTACATATGATGGATCAGGCGGGCAAGCCGGAATGCTTTGCTATATAGATGGTTCTCTTGATAGCACTTTTGCTGTGGCTGAAAGCAGAACAACAGTTGCTGGTAAGCCAACTACGAATTCGGTTGTGGCTCGCGTGGGTGGCGATACCGCCAATCTTCCCACCGCTCAATATTCTTTAAGCGCTTGGCTAGATGAGTTCGCCATATGGAACGTGGCGCTAACAGCAAATCAGGTTTCTGTTTTATATAATAGTGGTACACCAGCTGCCATAGCATCGGGACTATAAAATGCCAGTATTAATAGCACCACACAAGATAGCAGCTGCACAATGGGAATACGACGCAAAAATAACTATACCTGACAGCATGCCGGAATGGTCTCGTAAATTGCAATGCTTGTTGGCAAAGGAAGCGCTATATCAACATGAACAAGCATTAACAAACACACAGGTACAAGAAATTAAGGCCAGATACTTAGAGACTTGGAGTGTAAAGAAAGACGGAGAAGTACCTTCCGAAGATCCCTTGCCACATTTTATCATCGGCTCAGGAACATCCGAAGATCCTTACAAAATGAACTATTCTTCGTTTTTGTTAACAGAAGAATAATCTACTAATACTTTTTCTTTTTCTTCCACTTCTTTTTATTACGATTGCGGTTGTTTTTATTTCTATTATAATAATGATGGTGGTGTCGATGTATAGTTGTTTTTCCTCTATAAATTGTTCTCTTTCTGATTATCCGCCTAGGTCGATAATATCTTCTAGGTTTGTGATATCTATAGTATTTTCTTCTCGGACGTTCATATATGTGCACATCCGCAGGTATGTGTGAGGTGTATACAACACGATGTGGTGTAATTACACCATGGTGTGCATAGCAACCCGGGGTAATCACCATACCAAACCCCGTAATAATGTATAAAATGCATTTTTCCATTTGTTTTCTCCTTTATACAACATTAATTATTGCAAGTCGCATGCCAAAGTAAAAAACAAAATGACACAGTATTTATAAACATGGACTCAGAACAACAATTTGTTAATTTAATTATAGCTGAAAGCGCTGCGGCATCTTTGGAGATAGAGAATGCTAGGTTGCGTACGGAAAATGAAAGATTAAAGAAAAAAATATTTGACTTTATTAAACTAAATCCGTCTAAAGACTATTTAGATATACTAAAAAAATGATTAAAATTGGGGACTTAGTGCAACTCGATTTCGGCGCTGATATATTTGGAATTGTACTAGAAGTCAATGAGATATTTGATGAATACCCTGAAACAGCTGGTAGATATGATGTGCAAGTATACTGGTTTGATTCAAATGATGCATATTGGTGTTTCTCAGAGGGCTTGCATATAATATCTTCTATAAAAAAATAAAAACTATTTACAATCATGGCCATTTGTGTTATGATTAACTAAACTTATCGCTGCCGCGGTAAAACTAATTTCAATTGAGGTAAAAAAATGGCAAAGAAAAATGTAATTCAAGAAGAGAGTCCACAAGTTAATATTAAAGACGCTGATGATATTGTGTGTGAAAAGTGTGAGAGCACCTATTTTCAGCCCGCTTTCATTATTAAGCGTATTTCGCCCTTGATGTCACCAACAGGACAGGGAATGTTTGCTCCTGTGCAATTGTTTCAGTGTGCTGAATGTAAACACGTTAATGAAGAATTTTTGAATTTTTAATTAGCTGTTGACCAAATGCATTTATAGTTAAAAATATAATGCAAGTTGGCATGTATGTCAGACATATGTTGTATCGCAATCGTGGCGAACATGTGTATCGCTATGGAATTATTGTAGAATTTATGTGCACAGATGTGCCAAAAGTGGCTAATGTCTTTTGGCAACCCACCCCTTCTTATACGCTTCAGATTAATCCTTACTTTCAAATAATAAAAGTATATTTACTAGAACCCATTTCATAAAACTTACAACTACTTATATAAGCAAAGGTATTTTATAACATGGATTCAACTAAAGACCCCAAGGGTATTCTAGAAGAAATCGAACCAGAATCGGTTGATGTGTCTAGTTTCGAGGTACAAGACATCCTACATCCAGAGTTTTGGGATGAGGCCGGAAATCTAAATGAAGAAATAGCAAACAAACTATATGAAATTGCTAAAGAATTCTTTCAAGGCTTAGAATTAGATTGGGTTGAGATTGTTGATGTTACAATGACAGGTTCTTTAGCGAATTTCAATTGGTCAGAATATTCTGATATTGATCTCCACGTTATTGTGGACTACACACAAGTAGACGACAAACAAGATTTAGTTCAAGACTTTTTTAGAACCGCTTCCAGCCTTTGGAATAGAAATCATAAAATATTAATAAAAGGATTTGAAGTAGAAGTGTATGTTCAAGATTCCAATGAGCCGCACTATTCTACTGGTGTATTCTCTATAAGAAATAACAAATGGAACACTGAGCCCTCTAGAGAAGAGAACATAATTGACGAGAAGAATATAAAAAAGAAAGCTGCAGCATTTATGAACGATATCGACGCAGTGTATGAACTGTTTGAAGAAGGACACTATGAAGAAACTGTAGAACAAGCAGAAAAATTAAAAGAAAGAATCAGAAAACTTAGACAATCTGGCTTAGAGGATAAGGGCGCGTTTTCAGTAGAGAATTTAGCTTTTAAAATTCTAAGACGTACAGACTATTTACGAAGACTGTCTAGTGTAAAAACAATGGCATATGATAAATCAATGTCGATCAACGAGGAATAAAAATGAAATTGACCAAAGAACAATTACAAAAACTAATACAAGAAGAATACCAAAATGCGCTAAGTGAGCAGGTGCATGAACCTACGAGTCCGAGGTATGACCTGATGAACGTGCCGCGGCAGTGGCAAAATGTAGCACCAGACTCTGAGGGTTTTGGTACGCAAGTTCATAAGAAGGGAGACGATGACAAAATATATGGAATGACGCGACCGGCCACCGAGGGCGAAATTGCTGATCGGTTCAACATTGGGGACGGATGGTGGGCCGATGCATTAAGAACTGGTCGCGACACTGTTGCCAACTTTACTCCCGCTACGGATGAAATTTGGGGACACACACCATTGGAGCCCCGGACCGATGTTGAAGCGGTATATGGCATGCCCCGAACTGAACAAGAACAAGAACATTATAAAGTACGACCTTTGGACCGGAGTGACGAAATGGAAGCCGGATATTTGACGGAATCCCTGCAACGAATCATACAAGAAGAATACGAAACGATGGTAGGTCCAGAAATAGTAACAGATCCATTAACCGGCCAAGAGTATGAAGATCCTTACGGGGGAATTGCAGCGAATTTAGCTACTTTTGGAGAAGCTTATCCGTTTGACTATGATCCCTATGCAGCGCCGGAGGGCTATCAAATTCCACATTTTGAACCTCCTCCTTCGTCAGGATATTATGGGGGCCCCCTGAATAACGCTTATATGTCGCCGGAGGAAAGTGAGGCCAATGTGATGCGCGCAGAACAGGAAAGGGCGGAGCAATTGCTACAAATGAAATCTCTTTTAGATCCAGGGCCGGAAGGTCCAACAGAAGAGCAAGTTCGTAATGAGCTTATACGGCAAGAAATGGAAAGAAACCAGTAAGGAACAAAACTATGTGTATAATTTGTACAGAATTTAGAGCAGGAAAACTCACCGTTAAAGAAGCTTTACGCAATTACGGCGAAATGCAAGAAATAATTGAAGAAGATCACAAGCCAGAAGTTGATCAATTGCTGTACGAAGGGTTTTGGAAAGAATACAGCGAACAGTCTATGGAATCAGGTGGCGAAAAAGAAGAAGATGACGATTATTATGAAGAAACAGGATTTGGCGATTGATGAAAAAATGCTTAATTTCAATTATATTGTTGCTTGTGGCATGTGGACCTCAATATGTAAAGGATCCCAATGCTAACGTTTTAGTAACCTCACAATATGAAAATGGGCCGCTAACAATACACCTTCCGGAAAACTGTAGGCCGCAACTCGATTGTAGTCAAAAAACAGAAGCACAGTGCTCAATTGCACTTTATGAGGCTTCTAGAAAATTTATGAAAGAGGGTGAAAAACTAGCTAACAAAAAACTCTATCTTTCCGCTAGTTTAGAATATATGCAAGCGTTGACTCGGCTTTCTGAGGCGAAAATTAGAGTCAACAAAGTGAAAACCGAATTGAACGATTTTATACAATGGAAACAGATCGAAAATTATAACTTAGAAGAAAAGCTAAAACGAACAATCAAATATTGTGAAAAAAAGGTGTTTTTGTTACAATGGAAAAGATAAAAGTGGATATTAAAACAGCTATAGCTATAGGTACTTTGTTGTTTGCTTTTGCAGGGTTTTACTACACAACTGTTAGTGATATCAATAGTTTATCGCTTAACATCAAGGGCCTTGAAAGTGAAAATAGAATGCATCAGAAGCGATTAGACTCATTAGATAAAAGAATGTCTAAAATAAATAAAAAAATAAGGGAACTACAAAAATGAAAAAAACAATTATTTCTTTGCTATTAGCAATCTTTATGACTGCATGCGCAACAACTCAATTAAAACAACAAGATTTACACCCTCTTATGACATTAGAGACGGTTAAAGCTAATTGTGAGGCAAGTGAAAGTTGGCAGGTTGGTGTCATTGGACTGGCTAGCCATATTGTAAGATTTGAGAAATGTTTAGCTGTTGAACCTCTTATTTTGATTGCAATAGACACTGAAGTACATACAGACAAAATCAATAGAATCTCCATCGATTTATTGGCAGCACATTATGCCTCGTTCTTGAACAAGGAAGACGAGACAAAGATATATTCAGTTGAAAAACTCAAAGAAGAGCTGGACAAAAAAGAAGGCTGGCTTGTCTATTATTACGCAGTAAAACAGAAAGAAAAAGAAAAGAAGGAATAGTTTATGAAAGATTATTTTACAGGTTGGCGAAAATACCTTTTAGTTGAGCGCTATTCAATGCAGGCTGCGTATGAAGCCATTAAGCCCAACAACAAGAAAATGTATAACTTATATAATAGGTACGTTAATCAGACTTGGCACTGGGACGTCGAAAACGGCTATATTGACCCAAGAGATGATCCAGAGCCGCCAGCAGATGAAGAAAAAATAAACAAAGCAGCTGCCAGTTACAGAAATTATATATTAGAAATAATACCAGAAGACATATGGGGCCCAAACGTAACAAGCCCAGAACAAAAAAAGAAAGAATCCGATAAAAATCAAGGCCTTGCAATGATGTGGGTTCGCAAATTAGCCCTTAAGGATCCAAATCTAGCCAGAGATATTATAGATGGCGAAATATCATTTACAGGTCAAGGTCGACCTTATGCAAATATTATGCCCGACCTTGAAATCTACTTCCAAAATCTAGATTTAATGCCAAAAAGGAACTTAATAGAGCTTGAATCATTTGAAGAATTGCATCAAATGGTAGAAGCGGCAAAAGAAGAAATTCATGCTCGACAACAAGAAAGACAATACCTCGACGCAGAAGAGGGAACAGAAGTTTTAAGAGATGATGGGGAAATATATATTGCCGCTCTCCACAATAAAGGCGCTGCATGCGAATTGGGAAAAGGAACAGATTGGTGTACAGCTGCGCCCGGTTTAGATTATTTTTCAGACTATTATGAGCCAGATGATCCATTGTTCTTTTTTAAACGGAAACCGAAAACCGATCCGGATAAGCCTGAATTTATGCAGCGCGGCCACAAATCTCATCCGGGTGGTGAAGAAAAATATCAATTTCATTATGGCTCTGAACAATTTGTGAATGTGGAGGACTACCCGGTCAGTGATAAACTATTCAAAGTACTTCACGGTTTTCTTATGCAAACAGAAGCACCACAAAAATATCCAGTTGTACAAACCTATCACTACAATCTCGTGGCCGATGATCCAAGCACACCTCCAGAAGAGTTGAATGATATGGTTGAAGCGTTTGGGAATCTCTTGACCACCCATGATCATTACCACGCGGGTTTGACGTCTGAAGTCTTGTCAAAAGTTGCAAAAAACCCAAACACGCCAATTGAAGCACTTAGAAAACTTTCTAATTCGCGCGATAAATTTATTATTAGAAGCGTTCAAGTTAACGAACAGTTGGCGAATTTATTAGGCCCTGACCCAACAGAAGAGGGCATGAAATTAGCAAAAGAAATATTCCTCAACAATATAGAAGATCCACTAATATTTGACAGAGGTTTGAAACAATTCGGCCGCTGGATAAAGGCTGGAATAATGTCCAAAGAAGAAGCAAATAAAGCATTAAAGGATCATGTGGAGGCAGAAGAATTCCGCAAAAAGGCAAAAAAGGTTGCAAGGTCTGATGGGGGGTCTCAAGCAACATTAAGAGAGCGCAAGATCAGAATAAGGATAAAGAAATGAAACTCCTATTTGAAAATTGGCGAAGGTCTCTAAATGAGTGAAAGATTTAAACTTTTTCACCTATAAAGCAAAATTAATAAAAGTTATAGATGGTGACACCATCGATGCAAAAATCGATTTAGGGTTTGATGTGTGGGTTAAAAAAAGAATTAGACTTTTTAATATTGACACTCCAGAGGTTCGAACAAAAGATCTAGCAGAAAAAAAGAAAGGTCTAGCAGCAAAAAGCAGATTAATAGAAATACTAAACGAATCAAATAATGAATTTTGTATTGTTTCCCATGGTGTTGGAAAATACGGAAGATGTTTAGGTGAACTATTTATAGGTGAAAAAAACATTAATAAACAATTGATTTTAGAAGGGCATGCCAAGGAATATAATAAATGAGTCATCTAAAAGACAATGACGAAACATACATTAGTCATTTTTTATTTGCAGGAAAGATTGGGTTAACTTTAATTTTTAGAGGAACTATATTTTTATTGCATGCACTGTTTCCGATAGCTGATGTACCAAAGCGCTGGAACTTGTTTGCTACAATATCAGAACTAAAAGAGTGGCACTCTTATACAATTACGAGAAAAAACAAATGAAACTATTATTTGAAAATTGGCGAAGGTACTTGAAAGAAGACAAGGATATAGATTCTGTTGTTAAAGTTGTTATTTTAAACGATGAAAATAAAATTTTAATTTTAAAACGAAGTGATGATGAAATGTGGAATTTACCGGGTGGCCACATGAAAGAAAATGAAAGCGAAGAAGAAGGTGCAAAAAGAGAAGTCTCCGAAGAAACTAATTTAGCTGTTGAGAACTTGAAGCCAATTGGTGAAAAAGGCAAAATAAAGTACTATGAATCTAAGGAGTTTAGTGGTATAATAGAGTTAAATGAAGAACACACAGAATATGTGTGGGAGAACAGCGAGGAGATTGCAAACAAGGATATGCATCAAAAAGATAAAGACATTATAACTGAAAAGTATAATAAATTAGAAGAGTTTGATACAAATATCCCAGGCCAAACACTGGTTTATGGAGATCCCAATAATGCCGGTGGATTAAATACAAAGCCTAAAAAGTTTGCTGACGAAGAAAATGAAGGAAGTTAATAATTTAGTAAAAGAATGGAAGAAATTTTTATTAAAAGAAGATAAAACCTACCAAATATATTGTGATATGGATGGCGTTTTAGTAGATCTGGTTGGTGCCGTCTTAGAAAAGGCACAAAAAAATGCAAAAGATGAAAAGTTAAGAAAAGGTGTTGAAAAAATTCTAGCCATTGATTGGAGATGGACGGAAAAGAATCCAAAATACCAGAAATCTTTAGATTATATTGATAACATGGTAAGCAATAATGTAGAATTTTGGGCAACATTGCCCCCAACATCAGATAAAGACGTTTTGTGGAGTTATATTTCACAATATGATCCAATTATCCTTTCTCACCCATGGGATGGAGAGTCTGCAGAGGGGAAAAGAGTGTGGGTTTCGAATTTAATAGATCCTCAACCAATTGATGTGATACTAACAGGCGACAAACACAGGCATGCTACAACAAAAGATGGTAAACCCAACATTTTAATTGATGATTTTGAAAAATATACTGTCCCATGGGAGCAAGCAGGGGGCATTGCCATACTACATACTTCTGCAGAGGACACAATAAGCAAACTTAAGGCTTTAATGGAGCAATAAATGAAGAAATTATTTGAAAATTGGCGAGGATTAATTAAAGAATCAAGGGGTCCAAAGGGTTTTCACTATAAAATTACACAAAGTTCCAAAACAATAGTGATTTTGCCTTTAAGTTTGCAAACTAATGAACCAGAACCAGGAAAAGCAGAGGGAAATGCAGAGGTTGTTCTTGAAAAACGCACAGATATTCCCAATTGGCAGCTAGCATGGTCTAATGCACCTGCTGATTCAGAGGGTGTTGGTACGATAATGTACCTAATGGCACTAGAATTAGCCGGAAATGAAGGTTTATCCCCCGATGATTACGATCAAAGTGATGATGCACTACGTGTTTGGGCCAAATTTATGCCCGAAAACAATAGATTTGGTGTTTCTAAGGTCAAAAAAGAGCAATTTGCCCACGATAACGATGAAAATCCCTTCTTTTTTGTGTTCTACAAGCCGAATAGAGCCATTTTAAGCCGCTTTAAGGACCGTATATCGTATGAGGAGGGGTCGGAGGAAGAAAAGCCCGTCAAAGAGCCTGATATTGAGCCGTTCGACGTTGAAAATGACTGGGATTCTCTCTATGATGACGAAATATTGCAAGAAGAAGAGCCCTATCAGAAGAAAGTGAAGAAAAAACACCGCAGAATGAAGGTTAGACTGATTGGAAAGGGCAAAAACAAGCATAATGTGGGCAAAAAGATGAAAAAGCCGTCTTATAAGCGATCAAAAAGCGCTCCACCGGGCGCTGGTGGCTCTTAGTGACTAGTTATTGATAGCGAGGGAGGTTTTATGCCAATTATCACTGAAATTTCCGATTTTGACCTCGAAATGATCAATATTCTGATCAAAAAAGAGCGCGAAGAGCAAAATAACGCTTTTGGGCGCCCATTTCTTCAAATACCAACCCCAAATCCGCTAAATTGTCCGAAATTGCGCGAAATAACAGAAGAAAAACAAAATGACGACAAAATAATCATTATTGACATTTGAAAACTATTTAAACTGTATACTTTTATTTTCCCGGAGTTATGCAGCATATGCCCTATAAGAACCTTGCAAGAATTATATTAGAAGAGTATTATAAGCTTATAAGCGAGTCAAAGGGCAAACTACCATCGACTATAAGCAAAATAGGTAAACCGGTTCGTATACCTACGCCTAGGCTTCCAACTATTAGGCCTGGTTTGTTAAACCTCGGAAAAACCAGCAAAATAGGACAGACTGGTCATGTTCCGGATGACGTGGGAGCGCCGCTCGAAGGTGAATTTACATATAGACCTTATGATCTTGAAGCGGCGCCGGTAAAAGAATTGACGCCTGCTGTTGGCGCGCCGCATGTAGAACCACATGGCCAGAACGTGCAGTATTTAGGGGTGCGCGAGGCTCCGGGTGAACCTGTAGATTATAGCGCGCTAAGAACGGAACTTGGTGGCATGCTGGCGCCACATTTTCGAAAAGAACCTGTAAATCCACAAAACTATAGTAGGGTGGCAATGCCGGGAGACGAAGGAAATTTAACGGTTCGGCCATCATATGAACAATTTGAAGAACTAGCACCAAGTGGTTTGCGCGATGTAATAAAAAGCATCACAGCGGATGTAAGGGCGGGGGTTATTACTCCACACGATGCTGCTAGCTTTGTAATCGAGTATTATCCCCGTGAAGCAATGCAATGGCACACAAGACGAGGATATCTTGCGGATGTAGAAAAAGCAGTTAAAGCAAAGATAAAAAGCATCGATCTTTACCCTAGTGCTGAAAAAGTTGCGTTAGAAAAGTTAAGATTGAAAGCTGCAGAAGCTTTTGAAGCAAACAGACCGGTGGGAGTTGCAAGCACCGGAAGGCTTGATTTATCAGGTGGTTCAACCATGGAAATACTAGCTCAAGAAAAGGCAGTTATAGACAGCATTGCTCCAAGCTTGGCGCGCCAGTATTATGGTAAGGATTATGGTAATTTAACACCTGGAGAAAGAGCGACTGTTCAGGGTATTAGTAAAAACACGCTTGATAGTATAAAAAATACGCCCCCAGCGCAACTTCGTAAAAATATTGCAAATTTGGAGGCGCGCCAAGGCCAACAGAACCCATGGGAAAAGGCTGGAGTCTCGAAAAAGCTATGGGACGAAGATGTTGCTGCGAGATGGGGACAATTAATTGATGAAGTACACCCAATGGTAGTAGATTATTATGTCGACGGAATTCGCAGTGGAAAAATTACGGGGCGCGCCCTACAACTTGCGCGTGGAACATGGATGAAAGATCCTTTTTATCGCGCAATTGTAAACAAACTGGAGGAACCCTCGCTTATCATCACTGATCATACCAAAGAACCTGCGATGACCGTTCGAAGGGACTTTAGCGAAGATCCGCGGGGCGTAACGGTTGTTGAACCCACAAAAACACACGAGGATTACGCACCCGGGATGTCTCTTGAAGATTTTAAAGGCGTTGAGGCGCCGAGTAATTCGGAATTGGCGTGGGCTCGTCACAGGGCACATACGCAAAGGGGCCATGAGGATACAGGCCAACTCATTCCCGGAAGAACATATGGGATTCAAGCTTATGAGAGAGCGGTGAGCGAGATAGGGCGTCTAGGCATGCCTTTAACTCCCGGAGAAATAAGAGAATTGGCAACTAACAGCCCTACAGCATTGCGTGTATATCGCGACATTTTAAATTTGGGATGGGATGAGCACATTGCGCCCGGCCTCAGAACGCCACGAGTGCGCGTTCCGGAGCGTGGGTTCGATTGGGACACACACTTACAAGACGTGGAACGGGAGATACAAAGGTTTGGGTATTCTCGTTCGGCTGCAGATGTATGGGGTGAAAATCCACGTGGTGGTCTAACAGTTGTTGATGAGACACCGCCAAGAAGAAGAGGTCGCATGACAGAATTTGACGAAGCTAAAAAAATAGTACAGAAAGAATACCAAAAGTTATTGTTGGAAATCAAGAAATGAAAAAAAAGAAAATCACCATCAAGATGAACGAATCAAAAAGCAAATTACCATCAACTTTAAGTAAAATAGGCAAACCTAGACCACCAGGGCCATCGCTTAAGCTACCAGTTATTAGGCCTGATTTATTAAAAATTGGCAGCCCCACTATTTCAAACACTCCACGAGCAGTAGATGCGCCACTTGAGGGTGAATTTGTATATAAACCTTATGATCCTGATGTATTAAAACCAGAGGTGCATTTGATGCCGAAGCCGCCGGAGACACCTGATCTTGCGCGCGGGAAGCAGCCTGATTACGATTGGCTGGAAAGCGAGGTTACACCTGCGGCACCAGTAGAAACTCCAGTTATAGAGCCGTGGGAGTCGCCATTACGTTTAGACGACCGACAGCCATTAATGGCAGCCAGGGAAGAAGAAAAGCTGGTTAATGGTTTGAAAAATTTTCTTGCGAAAGAATACTCAAGCGGCCGGTATAAGGAAAAATGGTTAGATGCCGGGGTACCAGAAAAAGTGTACGATGAGCTTGTTTTGCCGCGCGTAATAAAAAAAATCAACGCCACGCCAATAATTATTTCAAGTCAAACACCTGATGGGCTTAACCCAGAAATATGGGAGAGGGCTGGTGGCGTATATGCCCCGCCGGGTGCAACTGGGACACCATGGGGGAGCGTACAAATAAGAACACCATCAGATATAGCAAAATATTCCACCGGAGGCATGTCGACCTTGGGAACACTGGCTCATGAAGTTGGCCATGGTTTTTCTTATGATCCATATTTGGTTGCAATTTACAACAAATTCAGAAGTGCTCCTAATCCTGCGCAAGAGTTCCTAGCAAACAAAGCATTAGTTAGGAGCGGCATACCGGCTGAAATTATTCCGTATCTCAAATCGCACGGCTTAAGTGCAGCGCAGCAAGGTCTTTATCGTTACTACCCTCCGGAGCATGCGCAATCCATTTATATACCAACTGCTACACTGGCTCAAATGCAGGCTTATGAGCTAGATAGTTTACTTGATCTTGGTCAGCATGGCGGCCAGATTGGAGACCGTCTAACACCTGGAGAATTGCTGGGTTATAAATGGGCGCAAAATTTTAAAAAATATCGTGCTGGAGACACTTCTCCAGAAGTGAAGGAAGCTGCTCTTCAGGAATATAAATGGCGAAGCAATATAGAGGAAATATATGCAGATGTAAAAGCAGTTGATGCTATTTTAAAGCGCCCAATGACAGGGAATGATATTAGAGAAACTTGTATGGGAGTTCGTACTGTTGGTTCGGCTGCAATAAATGCTGTCCCTTCGTTTAGGGATTTTTTAAATTGCAAACACCCTGAAAAGGCTGCTTCTATATTCAACAAAATAGTCCAAATCGGCATTGCTGGTACTGGTGCTGCAGCTGTTGGTGCTTCCGAGGGAGATGGATCACAAAGCTTAAAAGAAGATACACAAAATAAAATAAACAAAATTATTTCTGAAGAAATTGAGAAAATGTTGTTAGAGGCACCTGTGATACCCGCTTCTTTTGCCGATTATTTAGATACACCGCATGCAGCTGCTCTTCGAAGAAAAATGGACTTCTTAGGTTCAAAACATTCTCTCCCCTACCCTCAAAGCATGGACGTACGCCCGAAGGAAGAAATCGGTGGTGGTTATACAGACGAATTTGGCTTGAAGCATCAAAAAGGTTCACAGCGCGTGACGCCCGGAGAGCAACTTAAGCACGAAATTGCAATGGGCGGCATGAACTGGAAACAAGGTGTCCCGGGATATTATTTACCATGGGGCGGCCCTAAAGATCCTAAAGATCCCCGCGGGGCGCCAAGAGGTTGGATATATCAAGGGCCCGGAACACGAGAAGGTGGGGGTTCCACACCGGTTCCTCCGCAAAGAATGGGCGGCTCTAGTGCTCTAAAAAAAGATCCGAGTGGTTATTTTCAAAGATTTGGAAAGGGCAAACGAACTTGGTCTGGTGTGCCAAGAGGAAAAAATAAAGGACTGAGATATGGCTACATTCCCGGCTCAGAATTAAAGGCGAAAGTGGACGAATACACCAAAACGAGAAACATACACAAAGATCTAGAAGACGAAACGTGGCAAAATTACAGAGGCCGCTCAAGTTTTTTCAGTGAAGATTCCGGAGATTTAGATGGTCCGATTGTTCGCTCATATCAAGATCCAAAAACAGGCAAGTGGCATCAAACCACAATTGTACCGATGGCAGATCCATATAGGCAGGGACCGGATCCCAGTAAAGAGGGAAAGTCATCATGGTTAGATCTGTTTACTGGTGGCGGATCTGGTGTGGGATGGACTGGCATGCCACACACTGGTCCAAGCGCATCGCGGCAGCTAGAATTAAACAAAGAAAGAATGCGTCGGTGTGCAAATGATCCTAAATGTCTTGATAAATTAAAATCAAAATGGGAAAAATCTAAATATTTCCCTGGAGCAACAGAAGGGTTCGGAAATCTTCCTCTCATGTGGCCTGGATGGGAACAACTTACAGATTATTGGACCGGAATACAGTCGCCCGGAACGCATCGTGCTGCCCTACCAGATGAAAGCAGTTATCTACGACATTTGGGTGTACCCAAGAAAGCTACACAAAAGGTTTTTAATAAAAAAGATTGGCATTATTTAAACGACAGAGAGAAAGAGGTCGCTAGTTTTAACTATTGGGAGCGCAAAGAGAATAAAGATAGAATTCCTGAACTTTTGAAAAAACAAGAATCTGGTGATCTTACCGATAGAGAAAGACTGGAACTAAAAGGGTTAACGTATGTAAAGGAGTTTAGTAAAATCGCAGACAAATACAAAAAAGCGATGGGCCCGGGCTATGAATATTCTAACCCTGCATATGCAGGTGACGTTCCTTATCAGTTTAATCTTTTCACAGATCCTATAGAAGTAACTCCAGCCGGTATACCGGCCATGCTTTGGAGAGGGCTAGCCAAGGGAGGCTTACGGAATATGTACAGATCATTGAAAAGTGGACAGCCTATGCCAACTGGTTTAGGTGGCGAAATTACCCCAAGGCTGGCTCATTGGTCAGAATCTCCGGTGTTGGCGAGGCTAGCTCCAAAAACAATAGACGCGGCGCAGTCTGCAGAGCTAATGCGCCAGGCGAAAGCCGCAACTGATCCTACGCAGTTGGCCAAAGGAGCAGTAGTTGGGCCCGGGGCACTTCCGGGTGGTGAGCAAATAATACGTCCATATGAAATACCAACGCCCAAGGGGCCAAAGCCGTTTGAGCCGGTAAGAGTCGACGTAGAAAAAAGCGAAGCCTTTAAACACATTCATCAACAAGTTAAGGCTTTAAAAGATTGGCATCAAGCTAATTTTGGTGCAAGGAATTCGGTCGAAATTGAAAATATCAAAAAAGGAATAACACAACAAGCGGTAACTGGTAGGCTTTATGACCTAGAAGACCTCAAACATATAATCATCGATCTTAAAACTAGTGGCGGTTGGGCAAGAAATCCATTTGCGGAGCTTTCACAAATAAAATATGATCCTAGGTTACTTGAAGAATCCTTAGACAGCTTGAAAAACGTTGTTCTAGGAAAATTACAGAGTTTATTAAACGAAGACAAAGATATAGTTCTGGAAGAAATAAAGCCGCCCAAGCCCTACAAACCCAAGACTGTCAATTATAAATTTTCGTTTGGAAGAATTGGAGAGGAGCCTTTAGAAGAGCGTGATGGCGACAAACTTCATTATGGAGCATCGATGAATAAGCCTGTTTTGGCTTTTATCAATCTTGTTCTGGCCAAAAGAAAAGTCAAGCAACAGCAAACAGGAAAACCAATTAGAGCGCTAACTGATAAAGAGCTTTCAGATTTGATTACATATACAAATTACAAAGGTGGCTCAAATAAGGTTAATAGAGCTTTAAGCAATCTTCGTTATAATCCAAAAAATCCAAAAAACGATAGAGATTACTATAAAAAACTCAGCAAACAAGTAGGAATAACACAAGAACAAACACGAGAAATGTTAAAAGAACTTGAAATTGATAATGTAATTGGTGGCGTTCGATGGGGTGGGGCGAACAACAGGCAATCGCCGCGGGGTTATAGCCAATTCATGTCTAAAATGCTACAATATAAGTCCAATCCGGATTCTGAATTTCATGATGAGGCCACTAAAGTATTATATTATATGCAACACCGGCATGACAAGAGGAATACTGGTGCAAAAGGTTTAAAAAAATATTTAAATAAAAGACTAGAGAAAGAAGGGTATGGCAAAGATGCCATACAAACAATATATGGAAAAGGCGGATATGTAAAGGGTACCCTAAACTACTCCATCGTTATAAATGATAAATATGTCCTATCTTTGTATACAAAGTCTAAAAAACCTAAAGCATCTTCATATAAAATGAGACCAGACTTACATAAGATATCGGCTGATATTATCTTACGTAACCTCGATCCAGAAGAGTTAGGTGTTGGTGGTTATGATCGATTAAAACAGGACACGGAAATAGAAGGCTGGAATCAAAGAGAGATGGATAGAGTAGAGAAACTAGCTACTTGGGATGTTATTTCACCAGAGGACATGATGTCTGCACAAAAAATTGATGCACTAGTACCTCAAGAGGTGGACAAAGCAGTTGACCTAGATAGAGCAGAAGAGGAGCCAGATCTGCCATTGAGCAAAGAAAGACTAAATGAAGAAAAGCAACATATTGCGGTTGATATTGTACTAAAGTATAATAACGACTTTTCATTCTATGGCTATGTGTTAAATCAAATTAGAGCAATTGATGGAATTACAATTGCAAAGGCGGATGAAGCTGGTGTTGTAGATGTTTCGCCCGAACGTCAACAAATTTTATTGCACCTTAAGTTTATGCCAATTGGCTCACTTTCACGTTATTTTTGGTATCTAAAAAATGAGCTAAAGAAGATACAGGATGCCAGTGGCGACAAGATCGACAGTGTACAAATTCGCGGAATCCCACGACAAATAGATTAATTATTTTTATAAACTAAAGAAAACGCTTGTTTTTTTGTTAAGTTGTGTTATACTTATATATAGAGGGCTTGTGCGTTGTTTATTAAAAAGCTACTTTCCTTAATACTTTGTTTCTTTATAATTTTATTTTTTATCGTTTCATGTACAGATGAACAAGGAGGGGGCAGTGGGAAAAATGATGAAGATTTATATGCGTACCCCGAAATTTCTACAAAAGATACTTCTGAAGATTCTGAGGATGTATCTGAATCTGAAGACGCGACTGAAGAAGTAGAAGAAGATACCTACTCTGTTTGGACCGATCCTTGTGTTGACTGCGCTTGGTATTTTTGTGGCAACCTAGATGTCATATGGCAAAAACAAATTTGTATCAATAACTGTGATGATCCCCCTACAATTGTTTTTGAAGGTGAGTGCGAAGAGCACTTAGAATGCAATCCCGCACAACTAATTTTAGAAGCAAACATTCCATGCACAACAGAAGATGGATATCCAGGCACAAAAGACAAGCTTTGCAACAAAGGGCAAATACAATATACAGACTGTAAATCAAGCTGCTCAGAGGAGATCTGTGACCTTTTAGACAACGATTGTGATGGTGACATCGATGAAGGCGTAAAGAACGCTTGTGGAGAGTGTGGGGACGTCCCAGAGGAGGTTTGTGACTTCATAGATAATGATTGTGATGGCGTAATTGACAATGGTGTCGCAAATGCGTGTGGTGGATGTGGAAAAGAACCAGAAGAGATATGTAATGGAATAGACGATAATTGTGATGGTGAAATTGATGAAGGTCAATTAAATGCGTGTGGAAAATGTGGACCAGTTGATGATGAAATTTGTGATGGTATTGATAATGATTGCAACGGATTGATTGATGAAGATTTGATAGGAAAGTGTTCTACAGACTGTGAAGAAAATTTAAAATATTGTGTAGGTGGTCAGTGGATATGTACAGCAAAACAACCGCAACCGGAAGTATGTAATGGATTAGATGATGATTGTGACGGAAAAGCAGATGAAGGCTTAGATTGCTTGTGCACAATACAAGACATTGGTGTTTTATTTCCATGCCAAGAGGGTCCTTTGGTTTGCGGTGCGGGATATAAGACGTGTGAATGTGTTGATCCCAGCGATCCAACATGTGCCGAACTGCAGTTAACAGAGTGTTTAGCTGTATGTCATTGGCTTCCACAAACTACTGCACCCGGGACAATTTGCGATAAATATTTAGGTGAAGTAAAGCCAGAAGAATGTAATAATCATGATGACAACTGTAATCAACAAGTGGATGAAAACTTATTTGCAGGTTGTTATAGTGGGCCGCCAAAAACAATGTATGTTGGAATATGTATACCAGGCGAAATGACGTGTTCTGCGGGCAGTTGGGGCAATTATGATGATAACAATCAATTCATTAAAAAACTGTGCTTAGGAGAGGTTACGCCGGAGCCAGAGGACATATGCAATGGTACAGATACAAATTGCGACGGTAAAATTGATGAAGACAAAGAATTAGAGCCTACAGACATATTGTTTATTGTTGATTTGTCTGGATCTATGGTTGAAGAGATTAATGCGGTCATGACTGCTCTTAATAAGTTTGCAGCACACTACAGTGATTCCGATGTAGTAAAATGGGGCTTAGTTTTTACAGCGGCGCAAGATCCAACATGGAGCGAGCGCGTTGTTTTGCAAACAGACCTAGTTGATTTTCAAACCTTTGTTAACACATTCCAAAACTCTGGCTTTAGTCTAACCGGAGGGAACGAACAAAATTATGATGCAATTTACCTAGCTATTCATAATTTGGTTGCAGACGCCGATCTTCCTTATAAAATCTCTGATTTACAATGGGGCTGGGGATCTGTCGAATCAGTACCTCCCAAGGACCAATGGAACATTAGTTGGCGTGATGATGCAAAGCATGTCATAATTTTATTTTCCGACGAAGAAGGTCAATCTTATTTGACACCGGCACTCACTGAGGCAGATATGGTTAATATGATTAATGCTGCTGATGAGTTGGCTGTATATACTTTCACTTCTCCGATGGTAATGAGCAGTGGGTGGGGGAATTCTTACGTACCGCTGGCTCAGGCAGGCGTTGGTGGAAAAGTTTATGAATTAACGATGAAGGCCATTGAAATGTATAACAGTCTTTTAGAAATTCTAGATGAGACTGCATGTGGAAATAGCGTAAAAAATAATAATCCTTGACAAAAACAAATTAATATATAAGAATAGTAATATATGAAAAACATTAAACTTAATAGCATATTGAAAACATGCGATGATTCTAAAATTGAAACCTACATTAACAACATACCAGAACCTTGGAGTCATAATAAAAAAATAGCAGTACTGCTTATAACACTAGCCATATTAAATATTTTTGATGCATTGTGCACGCAACATCTTATTTCTGTGGGTGGAATGAAAGAGTTTAATCCACTTATGCTGAGTTTGCTTAAAATGAGCGATGGTATATTTATTTTTGCAAAGCTGTTTGTTGGCTTCTTAGGTATTGGAATTCTATGGCGTTACAGAGAAAATATTTTAGTATATCTATTAACAATTCCTCTTGTAATGCTATATACTTTTATTGGGGCAATGCACATAGCTTTGCTTATACGATACTATCAATAAAATTGGAAATTAAATATGAAAACTACTATAAAATATGTGGTTGCTAGCGTTTTAGCTTTTGCTATAGGCGCTAGCGGAGCTTATTATGCAACTACACACAAATATGAAGCCAAGATTGTGCAACATCAAAAGACCATTGATGACGCTGCAGCACAAATTAGTTCTTTTTGTGAAGGACAGAAAGTTGGAGACATAAGGATTACTAGGGCTCTATGTGGCGATGTTAAAGAATATTGTCTCTGTGTACATCCAGATAAATTTCGCGCAGATTTTCATCAATAACGTTCTGTTATAATGGTATAAAGCAATTGCTTAAACTATTTATTTACAGAGGTTTTTTGTATGTCGTCCAAAAATGTATATACTCTTTTCAAAACATTGCGTGAGTACCTTAGTGAAGAAACGGTACAACTAGATATATCCTTACCAGAAGAAGAAAATGTCGGAGAAATTGAAGCCAAAGAAGCTCGATGGGTCGATAACTTATCTGATAGTGACCCGGGCGTATTCAATTTAAAGCTAGTAAAATCACAATTCAAGTCTCCCAAAAAAGATATGCTACAGGAACAGGGTTTACATGGATTTGACTTGCCATGGGCGTGGAAAGATAAAATATTAGCACTGGCTCCGCCTGCAGAACCTGTGGATTCAGTTCCGGGCGGCGTGATTCTTCCCGGACCTCAAAAAGCCAAAGAAAATCCACTCAAAGGCACAGATTTGGAGCACATCCAGCCAGAAGTGACACACCCAAAAGAACTGGCTGGTCAATATATAATAGAGCCTTTCGAAATCACTGCTCGTTCTAAAGAAGAGCAAGATAAAGCATATAAAGACTCACTTAAACAAGTTTTTTTACCGCCGTCCGGACTGAAAGATTCTTCTGAGACGGGATATACAGCCGGGCGTAAATGGAGGCAATATGGAGAGTCGCGAATGGCGCGAATGTTGACTGATGTTGCACAAGAGTGGAAAAATAATCAAGAAGATTTAGTCGACGAAAAGGGAAGGTGGGGCCCCATTGAATATTGGGATGTGTCCAAAAAGGGAGGGGGCGAGTTTCCACCGCATGTCAGCCACCAATCAGGGAGAGATGTTGATATCGCAACGTTTCTCAAATCAAAGGCCCGCGGCTCTGCTAATATGGCCACCATTAGTACCGTTGATATGTATAGGATGTATAGGTTGGCTGAAATGTATATTAATTGGTCAGCGGATAATCCGGAGCCGCACTGGATTGACAAAGAAACAGGACTAGCTAAAAATCCGATGGTGATATTCTGGAATCAAGAATTAATTGATGCAACAAGAAAATGGGCAGAAAAAAAACACAAAGTGAATGGTGAGTGGGTATACAAAAACAATGTCAGCGAAATGACCAATGATGCAATGTTTGGCACGTGCACAAAACGGAATTCTCGGGAGGAGTGCGTAAAGCGCAAAAAAACATCTGATGTTAACAGGGGGCCGCGGACGTTTCGTCATGAACCTGGACATGCAAACCATTATCATATACGTACAGACCGAAGTTATGGAAAAAGAAACAAAATAAGATATGCAAACAAAGGTGAAAAACCATCTGTTTATATGCCTCCGCCTGAGCCGGAAGGGTTTGATCCAAAGGTGCGCATGAAAACTGCAGAGGATGAAGCAAGAGAATGGAAATGGAACGACAAGACACAACAGTGGGAAAATATGTTTGAGGGCGGCGCGGAGCAGGTTTATAACGTAGGCGGCGGAGGGCGGCCAGATCAAACAGTCCCAGTACCAGTGCCGACGCAAAAACTGTCGACGGTGCCCCCCAGTAATAAAATTAAAAAAGCGGCAAAAAAGAAGAGGCGGCACCGGGGCGTTTTTAAAAAGGCACCTAGTGGGCCCGAGACTATGAAAAACCTTATTAAGAGTGGGATATATGGGCCATTGGATGAGCAGATGGGGGCGCCCATGGATCCTATTCAGCAACAAATTCAAATGTCCGTAATGGCAGCACAAGAACAACTCGGTCCTTTGTTTGGTCAGTTGCAAGGAATGATTGTGCAAATGCGCACTTTAAACACCCCAGCAGCCAATCAAGAGGTAAAAAAGCAAACTAATAGAATTGAACTAATTACTAATGACTTAAACGACGGAGATATTGATGTCATGGCCGCAATTGGTCAATTGGGTAACATTGCAAACGACATGGGCAAGAAAATGCAAAAGTTAACACAAGGGTAGACAATGTTAGATATATTTAATGAATCAGAACATCCTTTAGAGGGGCTAGAAGAATTAATTCAAGATCTTTTTTCATTTTCTAATGAAAGATTTGGATTCCAGAGACCTCCCAGTTTATTTCTTAGGTCTGATTCAGAAAACGCAAAAAACGCATTAGGTAGAACCGGTTCTTACGACCCGTCAAAAATGGAAATTATGATCTTTGTAGATAAGCGACACCCAAAAGATATTTTGCGCTCTATATCTCACGAACTAATCCACCATATGCAAAACTTAAGAGGTGATTTTGAACATGAATTCGACACATCAGAAGGATATGCCCAAAACGATCCACACCTAAGAAACATGGAAGAAGAGGCTTATTCTGCTGGAAATCTGTGTTTCAGAGATTGGGAAGACTCACGAAAACAACAATTAGCAGAATCAATATGTTATAACAATATTATAGGAGGAGATGACATGTCAGAGGATAAAAGAATTCCACTGAAAGAGTGGAAAAATGCAGAACTTAATTCACAATTGATGAAGAAGTTTGGTCTTGTAAATGAAGAATCAGGTGCAGGAGCCGAGCAACTTTATCACGAAGAAACCACTGCAGAAAATGTTAGTGGCGAAGAAACCCTAGAAGAAGACGAAGAACCAGAGAGTACCAACTTCTCTACAACCTTAAATGAGAGAAAAGAACTTGTTGTAGAGAAGAGGGCTGAATATTATCGTGCTCCAGGGGAAAATTATAGATTTGATCGGGATGAAGCCAATAAAGGCAAGGGTGGAGTGTATTCGCAAAATATTGCGCAAGTATATGATCGCTGTGTTGCAGAGGAAGATCAAGATTGTATAGACGATCTTGAAATGTCCGGAGATATATATCAATGGGCTGACCGGCAGGGTAGAGCAGCCAAAAAGGCAAAACAATATTGTATATGGGGCCATTGCTTTCCCCTGTCTTCTAAAAAGAAGCCAAAAGGGAAGCCTAAAAAGAAGCCAAAAGGGACATATCAAGAAGGTATTGCATCCTATCTCCCTGTCCACCCTGACAAGCTTAAAACACTTTTAAACGAAGGCTGGCTTGAAGATTGGTGGCGAAGTTCCACAGGGCAATCCGGACAGTCTATTCAAGTGGGGCCCGGCCAGAAACAATACCAGAAGGTTCTGAATCAAGGCGCTTGGGTTGATGTTCCGAAGGGTACGTATGAACTTCCGGATTATGTTACACCTGCAGACGTGGCGCCTTATATGTATCATAAAGGTGGAAATCCGGCGGCAGAGGCCGCAGAGCATGCCAAACGACGGCTAAATCCATCATATGGAGCGGTGGATTTTCACGCCCCTCTAAAAGCCGGTCCTTCTGACGTCGAGATGATTCGTAGACATCAGAACCCTAGGCAAAACATGGCATATGCCAATCAGCAAATTGCTAAATTACCGGGTGGAAAACAAAGGATGACTACTTTAACCCCCACTGAAGAATTTGCTATAGACATGGGATTAAGCGCGCTCGATATATACGGTGGTTTTGGGGCGCTAAAATGGGCTAGAGCAATGAAAGCAGCTAAAGCAGCAGAAGAAGCGGCAAGGGTATCCAGAATTGTGAAATCTGGGGAGAAAGTGGCGCCAAAATTTGGTGTACCTCCGGAATTACCACCACCTCGAAAACCTGCTGAGTTGCCGCACACAGTTATTGATCCAGATGATGTATATTACATACTCGATGACGCCGACATTATATCTTCAACGAAATCAAAGCCTGTGCAGCCTCCGCCAGTGCCAAAACCCGTGCGACCACCGCCGGTACCGGTCGAAAAGGCGGCGATGAGTCTAGATGACCTTCCGGTGGTGACTGCGGCAATGAGAGGCGAAGAAGCGGCGCAACTTAGTAAGTGGCAAAGAATTAAAGATTGGACTAAAGATTTGCCCGTTAAAATAAAAGAGGCATCCGGAAAGGCATGGGAGGCTACAAAAACAGGAGCAAGAAAGACAGGTGAATATTTAGATCCCAGGACTACGAAATTTCCTACCACATTCAATCAACTTCTTGGGCCGGGTAAACAAAAGTTCTTCAGTAATAGAACTGCATTGAACCTTTTTGCTACTGCAGCTGGAACCGGTGCTAGCGCAGAAGCTCTATATTATTGGTTTGGTGGCGATGGTCCGTTCATTGAACATGAAGAGGGTAAGAATTATCCATCAAACGCTATCTTACAAAAAGATCCAAAATCAGGTGAGGTGGTTTCTTATTACCTAACCCGAGAACAGTTTATGGGCGAACCCAGATCGTTTTTTGATCGTACACCAGATCCCACAAAGTTCGTTAAAGTGTGGACTACAAATGGCAGAGAAGCCAATGATTTAGTTGAAGGTCTTTACGCAGAACAGCACAGAAAAGAGTTTTTTGCTAAGGTTGGTAATTCTGAAGCTTCTATGAAAGATTACACAGAACTCCGAGAGAAACAACTAGCAGGATTTAAACAATTATATGATGACGGTCGCGTAAATAAAGCGGTGCTTGATGCAAAACTAAGACAAATAATGGCAGAATACAAATTAGTAACTAAAACGAAGGAGAAGAGTAAAGTTGATTGGCAACTGACAACACCCGAGCAAAAAGAACTTGTCCGGACTTATTTAAGATCATTAATGTTAGAAGATTATGTCCGAGAGTTTGGGCCGGGTGCAGTTCCAGGGATTGGAGAAATATACACGTTCACAGACTATAAAGGTCAAAGAGTAAAGATAGAAAGCTCTGAGGATGATGGCGATAGTTACGGCATAAAAATAATTGGAGTTGAAGATCCTGATGGTGACGGCCCCTTAACAAAAAAAGATGCGGAAGAGAAAATAAAAAGAAACTGGGTGCTTGGACATATTGGGGGTCGCGAAGATCAGTGGTCTCAAGGAATGCATTTCCCAATTGCACAGACCGGAAAGCCAAAACACCCTATCCTATACACCCCTCAATCTGAACGTGAGTGGCGAAAGGGATATTTTGCTAACTTATTTGGCGATGATGAACCTGCCGGCTTAAGACCTCCTCGCTCTCCAGCTCTTATGGACAGGAAAACCAGAATGACGGATGAGGAAGAGGTACGCAAAGAAGATGAGTATGTATACGAAAACAAGGCCCAGGCACTCTTTAAAAAACCCTACAATGAACTAGGCGAAGACGATAAACAAAAAGTTCGCGATGCTGTCGAGCTAGACGAACTTGAGTGGGTTAACGAATAATGGGTGGTGCTGCAGGACACATGGCACATCCTTTTGATTTGCCCGAAGTAAATACTGGAAATGATTTAATCAATTTCTTTCAAACAGCGGTAGATCATTTACAAACAAATGCCGGTAGTGTTAAAATTGATGGAGTTAACGTAAGCTTTAAATTAATTGACGGACCTCAAGGCAAAGAATTTGCAGTTGATCGTGGAAGTACAAAACCAATTGACATTGAAGGGATAACAATAAGCAGAGTTAACGAAAGATTTCCAGAAGGTCATGGAATGCGGCCAGCTATTACAACTCTATTGACAATCCTCAATGAGGCTCTCCCAAATATAAAACGACAATTGCAGCAATTGGGAATGTGGTATGACCCCACGAAATTCTTAAACACAGAATATGTCTTAGGACAAACAAACGTAACTGTATATGATAAAAACTTTTTAGCTATTCACGGCTTAAATCAGTTTTATGAGAAAACCAATCAAAGAACCGGCGTTTCTAGACCGGGAACTAAAAGACCCTTAAACAATAAAGCTCCGAGTACAGAAGTAGAATATAGCGACGATCTAATGGAGTCTTTAGTTGCAGAAATTGGTAAAGTAGCTGGTAGGTATGGATTTGAAGTTTATGGATCCGTGCCAACAGAATCCATGAAGCCTGTTAATTTTTCTAGTACCTTAAGTACCCCTTTTACTGTTAATTATGGATATGAAGAAAATGGTGAGGTGTTCTCAGACACAAAAACCCTTCAAGAATGGTTGGCAGAGGCCAATAATCCCCGAGGGGCAACTGTCAATTTAGCCGATGGTAGAAAACAAGGGGCCATGAGCAAATTAGTCTACACAGAAATTTTAAATGGCACTTTAATAACTGAATTGTTGCAAATTGGTGAAGATTTTTGGCAGAACATGCAGGACGGGGGAAATATAGAAGGAACGGAAGTAGAATTAGCTGTAGATGGCGCAATATTCTACCATGCAACCAGATTGTTGGGAAATGATGTTTTAGAGACACTCACAAGCCCCATGGGAGACGTTCTAAGCCACGAAGGAGTGGTTATTAGGGGGTTATCCTCTGTGCCGGTTAAAATCACCGGAGAATTCATCGTACAAGGCCTACAAACGGCCTTTAGAGAGCAGAAAGAACTTTATGAGCAGAATATACCGTTTGCAGGCGAAAAGTCCCATATAGCCTTCATTCCGGGCGGATTTAAGCCTCCGCACAAAGGGCATCTAGAAATGGTTAAATATTACTACAATAAAGTGGGCCCAAATGGGACAGTTGTTGTTTTAATGGGCGGTGGTGGAAAACAGCCGAGAACAATCAATGGAAAACCCATAACTTTGCAAGATTCTATGAATATATGGGAAACATATTTAAGAAATGATCCTGGAATTGATTGGCCCTCTGATAGAGTGGAGTTTCAGAGTGTTGAAGGTGTTGGTCCAATTGCGCCTATTATAGATTATATAAAAGAGAAAGCAGATCCAGAAACTGAAGTTATTCATTTGGGCGCTGGTGCGAAAGATGCTAATAGATGGAAAATGATGCTGGATAATTCCAAAAACAACCCGAGAGGAGTTGAATTACATATTGATCCTGCTCCAAATATGGTAGATTCAGAAGGAAATCCATTGAGCGCAACTGTTATGCGAAGATCTGTTGAAGAAAAAGATCTAGACACCTTTAAGAGATTTATTCCCGACACCAGCCTTCATACAGCTGAAGATTTGTTTGTTATGCTGAGCGGTGCTTTATTAACAGAAGGAAAGGAGGATGACCCACTTCCTGTGGGTATTTTTCTGCGGTTAATTGAAGAAGAGGTAGATAAAGAAATATTAAATGAAAATTTATGGGACACTTTAGATAATTGGAGGCGCAGATACGGCCGTAAAATCCTTAATCCAATCGAAACAACGGCAGGAGTGTTGGGCGATCTTATCGGTAAACAAGAGGCCGGAAAAAAAGCAGAACACCTTACAGATAAATTAGCAGACACTATTACATCTCCATTTGATCCTTTAATTAATCCAGTGGTTGATTATCTATCTGGTCGGAGAGACATTGATCCGCCAAAAGGGCCGGGCGGAAGTACACCAGTTATAGTACCTCCATATGACCCTAGGACAGAAAAAATAAATCAACTTTTAAAACAAAGAGAAGACTGGAGTAAAAAACTGCATTTAAAATATTTACAAGACAGAGAAGAAGCTTATTATCGAAATCCGGAAAGATGGGAAGGGAAATTACCCGAAGAAGGATATTGGGGACCTCATGAGAATAGCCCGACAAGTAAAACGACTTACGATGCGTGGTTAAAATCTGGCGCGTACAGAAAACATTTTCCAAACTTAACACGAATTAGCACTGATGACCCAAGATTAAAATGGTATTGGAAAGATATGGATCCCTCCAAATTAGAACAAGTATATGGTACTCGCGATGGACGTTGGCACGACCCACTAAAAGAGTCAAACACACTTTCACCAGATATGTTTCTAGAATTAATTGAAGAAGCTATAGCCAGCACAGATTTATTTGGTGGCAGGAAAGACGATGCCAATATGTATCCTCAATGGAATGCTCAAGCTGCTGATGATGCAATATATGATAATGACGATACAATACCGGTAACTGAAGCTAGTGGAATGGCAGCCGGTGATGTTTCTGGTGGCGGTGTAGGAAATAGGCCTCCGGGAGCTTGTGATGATGAATACTTAATTCGTGAAGAAGACAGTGAAACACCTGAAGTTAAAAAACCTGCTGAAGTTAAAAAACCTGCTGAAGTTAAAAAACCTGCTGAAGTTAAAAAACCTGCTGAAGTTAAAAAACCTGCTGAAGTGGCTAGCTGGCAGGATGACCCGAGCTATGAATCATCTCTCCCTCCTCAAAACAAGCAAGAAGAAACCCACGAAGACAAAATAAAGGGTATGAAGTTTTATAATAACTTAAAAGACGATACATTTAAAGAGGCTTTTAACAAGGCCTATAAAACATATGGCTGGAAAGGGGCTTATGTCTGGAAGAAGACATATGAAAACTTCATTAAGAAGGGAGACGGTCCGGATGATGCAGCATACTTTGCCAGCGATGCAGTTACTTCTTTGAAGTGGCCCGGGAAACAAAAAATCACCAAGCAGAGGGCGCGCCCGTACCACCCGCTAGAGCCCGGCTCATACACAAAGATTTATACCGGTAAAAACCGGCCATCAGATGAAGAGATAAAAAGAGATCCAGTGAAGCCGCCGCCAAAAGGTTCACAAAAATACTCCTATACAGATCAGGGCAAACAAATAGCTAATAATGTAAGAAACGACCTGATCAAAGCATATACACAGCCATGGTCCCCGTTTGCGCAGCAAGGAATCAGAAAACATGGAAAGAAAAAGTATTTTAACGAGATCCTTCCGAAAATTACAGAAAAACTACGTGGCATCAGCTTTAATATTGAAAAAGGTAAAAAGACCGTTAGTGATCATGCCGCGGCATATTACGCGCCCGGGACGAATAGTGTCACTCTCCCCGGACGCTTTGATGCAAGCACAGAAGAACTTGAAACACTGCTGGTACATGAAATAGGGCACTCTTTGGCGCCAGGATTTCTTACTAAACTTGGCCTAGGTGTTATTGATCCGGGTGATAACAAGCAAGATTTATTAGCGTTGATAGACAAGGAAAAAGTGCACAAAGGGTTCAGGCCCGGGCAGAAGTCGATTATGCACCGGGTTGAGTATGGCAAAGATCCGCATGGTGCGAATCCCTCGGAGATACAAACCAACTTAGCTCATTTAAAATATTACCTTATGAAAAAGGGCCACATGGGCAATGATGGGAAAGTAACCGGAAAAGTTATTGACAAAATTCGCCAAGGAAAAATAAAAGTACCCGGTAATAATTTTGTAAAGAATATAAATTCCAAAATGGATTCGCGCGAACTAGCTCAGCGTATGAATAATATTTGGAATTAAGTTAAATGAGAAATTTATACACTATTTACTGTGTAAAGTGGAGCAAAAATAATGCAAACTGAAAGAGAAGATTTTATAAATGAAATTTTGGAAGAAAGGAAGCTTAGAGAGGTGGTTCGAGCCGGTATTAAAACCATACTGGAGAGGAAAAAGAAAGTCGTTGACGAGTCGATGCAGCTTAAATCAATCATACAGCATATAATTAAAGAAGCAAAAGCTAAAAACATTGCTGTACATGATTCCACCGGGATGAATAGATTAGAAGATCTATTTAGCAACACTTCTTTTTTAGATACTCTGGAAAAAGCTTATATGTCGTTAACTTCGGCTCCAGAACAAAGAAAGTCATTTCGTGCACATCTTTTGAATGCAGTAGAGGCGTTACTGCAAACAGATGATCTAAACAGATCTGCAGATGCAGAGGAGGCTGGTAGTAGTAGCCTTATGACTAGACCGGTGAAACCTATAGCAGAAGATATTGATGTTGATATCGATGATGACTTTAGTGATGATGTTGAAGATGTTAACAAATCTGATGAAGAAAAGGAAGAAGAAGACTTTAGTATTCCCGGGATGGATGAAACAGGCAGAAATATCGCCTTACAAGCTTTTAATGGTCTTAAAGATTTAATTAAAAACGCTCTAAAGCCAATTGTTAATTCTGAAGATAAAGAATTGTTTATGACATATTTAATTAAAAATTTAAATTTATATTTAGATACGTATGAAGAATCGATTACTGGTGACTTTAAAAATCAAGAACCAATGATGCCATAAAATAAAACCAACCGTCCGACCAAGGGTATCATAAATTTTTATAAAAATTAAACTATGAGCTGGAAAAAAAAGAAAAAATATGGAAAGAACGAGCACTATAGTCTTGTAAAAAAGCTGAAAGACGAAGAAAAGATTAATGAAAGCTTTGAGTTAATGCTAAATGGATTATCACTGGAAGAAATCATTGGACTCAAGTTAGAATTAGCATCTAAATTCTTCGGAGGGAAATCTTATGGCATGCCAATATGGTACTCGATGAGAGAAATTGTACAAGATGCTGTACTAAAATATGCTCTTTCAGCTTGTCGTACCAAGAAAGAGGCTGCTAGATTGTTGGGCTTAGATCCTAATAATTTCAGAAAATTAATAAAAAAATACGAAACTGAATCTTTTTTTGAAGAAAATACTTGACAAAATTAATTATAATGTTTACTATTTAACGTAATTATGGGGGCGAAATGGTTTCGACAGAGTAATGAGATTGTTTTGTGCAAGACTGTGTAAGTATCACAGTATAAATACTTAAACTTTATAAATGCCAACGACAACGTTGAATTTGAATACGCACTAGCTGCGTAATCTGAAGTTACTAACGCTTTATTAACGAAGTTAGATCGGGAATACATACGATATCGTGTATTAGTTTTCAAGGGTTCAAATAACCTAGCTCAGCTGTGGCTTAACAAGTCTTAAAAGGTCAGAAGGGCGAAAGGGTTATATAGTTACTATATAATTTTGGTAACCAGCACCATAAGTTGGTAAAATGGATTCCCCGATGTTTCATCGGGTGGTTGGTACTTAGGTGGTTATTGTACCTATTCTTGTGAATGACAAAATAATTAATTTATTTTGGACCCGGGTTCGACTCCCGGCGCCTCCACTCATATAGTAAGTTTACATCAGAGATAACTACTTATATACAAGGAGAATTAAATTCATGAATGAAAACGAAAATGAGAACGAAGGTGGTTGGGACTTACCAGAAGCTCCCCCAGATGATTTTGATTTTGATTTTGTAGAAGCCTATGATGATGAGCCTTCTGTAGGTGAAAAAATGCTAGCTGAAAATACAGCACCTAGCGCAATTAATTGTGCTTTTGTTGGTATTGGCGGTGGCGGTGGTAAAATAGCCAAAGCCTTTTTGGACTTAGGTTTTAATAAGACATTCCTTGTTAACACTACTGAAAAAGATCAGCCAATTGGACTAGAACCAGAAAATTTTCTTTTATTGCCTGGTGCAGATGGTGTTGGAAAAGATGTTAAGCTTGGAAAACAAATACTGCAAGATAACAGCGCTATGGTAGAAGATGCCCTCAGAACCAGATTCGGCAAAGTAGATTGGATTTTTGTTTGTGCTGGTGCTGGTGGAGGCACTGGAAGTGCTAGTTACATTTTACACAAAGCAATGACTCGATATTTATCTTCTATAGAAGCTTCAGGAAAGGTGGTTTATATAGCTAGCAAACCAACCGCGCAAGAGTTGTTAAATCCTACAATTAAATCTAATTGCGCAATGTTCTTGAAAGATATCAGCAAGCACACTCATATTATTATTGACAATGAAAAGCAATTGCAATTGCTGAGAGGTAAGGTGGGCATGTTGAATATGTATCCAGCGGCTAATAAGAACTTTGCAAAACTATTGGCACAGGTTCTTAAACTAGCTCATGAGCCTTCACCAATTCAAGTTTTTGATTCTAAAGATCTAGAAAGATGTTTACAAACAAACGGCCGTATACTTTTAGGAAGTACTGTTGTAAGAGATCCTTCCAAAACAGATTTAGGGGCAACTGTATTTCAGGGCTGTTTAAAATCTTCCCCGTGTCCTCCACCAGCTAGCAAATCTAAGACTGGTGCACTATTGTTGGTAACCACTCCAGAAATGGCAGATGATCCTTCTATAAGTAATCGATTAGAGGCAGCCTTTTCATATGTTGGTGGTCGTTCTGAGACATTATTTTCTGGTGTTTATGTGAGAGAAAGACTACCAGGATTAATTGCCTTAACTTTATTGGGCGGAATGAGTTAAAAAATAGTTTAATTTCGTTTACAATATGGCTAGAGGTGGTAATAATGGAAGAACAACAAACCAAAACATGGAAAACAGTTGGCACATATACTGATTATAATGATGCAGCTGTTAAGAAGAACGAGTTGTGTGAATCTTATCAAGAGGTTAAAATAAAGCGCGGCGGAAAAGGTGGTTCTATATTTCGGGTCAAAGCCTGGAATCCCCCTCAAAAAGAAAACAAAAAGAAAGGTAAGAAAAATGTCAACAAGAAGGTTCGCAGTCGATCAGAAGGGCAATAAAGTTTATGTTGGAAGTACTGTAAGATATAAGGATGACACGCTTTTAATCGAAAATATTCAAGATCTTTCTTGGAATAAAATTCAATATCTTACACTTTCAGACCGTAAAAATAAAAATAAAAAAATCGATTTTGTTCCCTCATCAGAAGTGACTGCCAGTTATAATTCTAGAAACTAATTAGCTTTATGAAAAGTATTGTAAAAGATGTTTTATATTTGCAGCAAGCATGCGAGAAAATTGATTCAGAAAAAGAGGCTAAAGAAATCGCAGATGAGCTGTTTGAAATATTAAATAAAAATAAAAATGGTGTTGGTCTCGCAGCAAACCAAATTGGAATAAACAAAGCTGTTTGTGTTGTAAATGTCTGGCGCCCTCTTTGGTTTATGAATCCTAGTTTTATATCTGCCGGTAGTGAAAAAGTCCATTTTAATGAAGGGTGTTTGTCATTTCCGGACTCTATTATAACTACAGAGAGGTACAGGCACATTTCCGTAACGGCCGATAATCACGAAAAACAACTTTATTTTGGACCATGGAATATGTTAGAATGTGTATGTGTTCAACATGAAATATGCCACTTAAATGGTGAAACAATGTTTGATTATAAAATATGAGGCATAAATGAAAAATGTATTGATTATTGGTACCGGTACTATTGGCGAACCTCTGATAGGCTTGTTTGCTGATTTTAAAAAGAAATTAGGTGTAAATGTGTTTTTTCACAAACGTACACCCTTGGTAGATGAAATTGCAAAAGTTAATAGCTTGATTGCTCGCGGCGCAAATTTAGTTGTTGATCCAAAAAGAGTAGAGGAGTTTCAAGCTTTAGGGCATGAACCGGTTTTAAACTATGAGGCTGCATTAAAACTATGTGATATTATTATTGATTGTACTCCCGCGGGAAATGCAGCCAAAAAAGAACACTATTTACCCCTTTCAGAAAAATACAAAAGTAAATGTTTTATAGCTCAAGGAAGTGAGAAAGGTTTCGGCATGCCCTACGCATATGGAATTAATGATGATGCACTTCTTAGGGAAAAGCCACAATTTGTGCAGGTAGTTAGTTGCAACACTCATAATATTGCCTCTTTGATTAAAACAATATGCCCTACCATAAGAGATCTTCATTGCGGCGATTTTACATGTATTCGTAGAGCAAATGATATAAGCCAAGAAGGAGGCTTTATAGCCTCTCCAGTCGTCGGGAATCACAGTAAGAGGTCTTTTGGCACTCATCATGCAAAAGATGCCTATGATTTGTTTGCAACGATGTATGAGCATCCAAATCTTTTCTCCAGCGCGCTCAAAACGAACACTCAATATATGCACACCATTCGTTTCAACATACAAATCAGAAAGTATGCTACAGAAAGAGATATATTTGATAAATTTAAAAGCAATAAGTTTATTGCACTCACACACAAAACTTTAGCTAATAGAGTTTTTTCCTTTGGGAGGGATCATGGATATTATGGAAGAATTTTTAATCAAACTGTTGTCGTGGAACCGACCATTTCTGTTTCTCGCACTAATGGCACTACACAGATTGCAGGATTTTGTTTTACACCTCAAGATGGAAATTCTTTATTAAGCAGCGTGGCAGCTGCCATGTATAAGATTCACGGAGACAAATATAAAGAATATATGAATTTATTTGACGACTATTTATTCAAGAGGATATAAGTGTGGTCAATGTTATTAGATATTTAGATTATGCATGCACACCAAACAATATTACAATAGAAGCCAGATATCCGGCCACATCTCGATATTTAGAAGTTGAGCTAAAAGTTGATGGAAAAATTGCTTTACATGGTCAATATACAATATCGCTTCCAACCAAAAGAGACATTATTGATGAACGCATAAAAACTTTTTGCGGTGGAATAGGAATGTTTACAGAGGATGAGATTCAAGATTATGTAATGGCGGATAGAATAATGGCAGCTTTGTATACCAAAAGGCACTTAAAAGAGGTGCGCACAAAAAGCGGCACGTTAATTTGGCGATTTTGATTTCTTTTTCTTGTTCTTGTTAACGAAGATGTTTTCCAAATCTAATGAGGACATGTGCTTTTTGTAAAGTTCGTATTTTTCTATATTGTATTTAATAAAGTGCTTTGTATGTTTATATGGAACACCTAGAGAGAGATGGTGAAAACGCACAAAAACACTATGTACAACTCCTATCAAGTCTCCTCTATAATTAAGAATCATAGAACCAGAACTACCTGGGGCTACCGGCAAAGAAAATAACGCAACTTTTCCTCCTGGTGCTAATCCACTATATCTGCCCTCTAAAATTGGTATCATGTTTTTTGCAAATATCCCCATGGGCGCCGCAACGTTATATACTTTATCTCCAACTTCTGGTGCCTTTGATGCAACATCTACCGGCTCAATATCGCTCATATCATATACAAACAACAAGCAGATGTCCGTTTCTTCGTCATAAGTCAATGATCTGGCGTAATAAATATTACCAGAAACGTCTGTCATCTTATATTCAACAGATATCTTAATTGCGGCTTGATTTAACTTCATCATCATTCTTAAGAAAGGCGGGATACTATCAGCGCAGACATGTGCAGCACTAACTGCATATGAACCATATTCATTTTTTCCAACTACAAAAGCACTGGCAGTGCTTCTGTTCGTTGGCATTTTTTGTGAATTACAAACTCCTTTCTCTTCGTCGCAAGAGTTAACTCTTATTTCTAGAGACTTTTCAACATGTATAAAACTCTCTATTGGAAGGAAATTTGAAGATTTGTTTTGGTTGCCATGGGCGCATGATTGCAAGAGAAAAATAGATAGAAATAAAAATAATACTTTTTTTAAAAACATATATGGTGCCCTCAACAATAACTAGATAAAACTAATTTAAAAACGTGTGTTCTTTTTATTTTTATGTTTTCACTGCCTATTTACAATAAGGTATAATGGCTAAAAAAACTTATATTTTAGATACTAGTGTTTATTTGACAGATCACAATTCTATATTTTCATATGGCATTAATGATATCGTGATTCCTTTTAAGGTGTTAGAAGAGGTAGATAAGCACAAGAAAAGACAAGACACTGTTGGTTCAAATGCACGACAGATTATCCGTGCACTGGACTCTTTTCGTGAAAAAGGTAGCCTCTATAAAGGTGTGCGAATTGGCAAGGGAAAAGGACTGATATCTGTTAAAAAAAGCAAATCAGAAACTCTACCAGAAGATCTAGAACCTCATATCGCAGATAATGAAATAATTGCAGTTGCACTAAACGAAAATAAAAAAAATTTAAAACGAAAGACGATCCTAGTTTCAAGGGATGTTAACATGAGGGTAAAGTGTGATGCTTTAGGTCTTTTAACAGAAGATTATGTGGTAAATCAAGTTGTCAAAGATAGCGATCACTTGTATATGGGGTTTAAAAGCCATTTAGTGGATGAAGAAATAATTGATCAATTTTACTCTGGAGAAGAAATCTATCTAGACAAGGAAGATATTAAATTACAACCAAACCAGTATCTGATGCTTATTTCAAGCTCAAACCAAAAGAAAACGGCGTTAGCTAGATTTTATAGTTATTCTAAACCATTAAAGAGAATCAATGGGGAACATAAAAAAGGAATTTGGGGCGTAAAGCCAAGAAATAAAGAACAAAGTTTTGCTTTGGACCTGTTGATGGATCCTTCTGTACCAATTGTTACTTTAATCGGAAAAGCTGGTAGTGGTAAAACTTTGTTGGCGATAGCAGCCGGTTTAGCGCAAGTTATGGAAGACAAAAAAGAATCTAACTATAGAAGATTGGTAATCTCTAGACCAATACAGCCCATGGGAAAAGACATTGGTTATCTTCCCGGCTCAATGGAAGAAAAAATGGCACCATGGTTGGCTCCCATACAAGATAATTTACAAAATTTAATGGGCAACGATAAAGAGACATTAAAAATGTATACCGATAACGGCACTATAGAAATCGAAGCTCTAACTTATATAAGAGGTCGTTCCATTTCAAATGCATATATTATTATAGACGAAGCACAAAATTTAACAGCACATGAATTAAAAACAATTATTACGAGAGTTGGCGAAAACACAAAAGTTATCTTTACAGGAGATGTAGAGCAAATCGACAATGCTTATGTTGATGAGACATCGAACGGTTTGGCATATGCGATAGAGAAGTTTAAAGGCTATGATTTATCAGGCCACATTACCTTAGTAAGAGGTGAGCGTTCAAAAGTTGCAACACTTGCAGCAAAAATTCTTTAAAAGTGGTGAATTATGTGTTAATATTTAGCATACTAACCTAAAGGAAGGGTAAAATATGAGTAGAAATGATGTATCAATTGGAGATAATGTATTGGACGGAGAAGATGTGCTGATTGAAAGATCGGAACTTCAAAAGCCGGTTGAACCGGATACAGATATGAAAAACTGGATTGTTGAATACGTTGGAGAAACGCTACAACCAGAAAATAGCGAAGTTACATTGGAAATGGTCATTGAAGTTATGGCAAAAGAATTCCCAGAGTTTCTTCTTCCGATAGCAGAAGAAAACTTTATCCGCGGCTATCAACAGGCATTGCTCGATGTAGACGAAGGAAAGAAATTATACGAAGAGCAATTAAAAAAAGCAAATAATGAATGAGTATGTGAAAAATTCTGCTACAACGGCCGCTGCCTTACAAAGAGAAAAGTTGCTGCACAACAGGGTTGTGATCTATATCAAAGATCCCCTCCCAGACAATGTTGATGTGGATTATGTAATTTCTTTTCTGGAGAAAAACGTACCATCTCAAATGTTTTATTTCATAGATTCGATTTTTATAGGCCAGTTTAAACAGCTGAAAAAAAATGATATCAACGCTTCGTATGAAGATGGCGCAATTTACGCAACAAACGAACAGTCTGATGCAGATGATATGATTGATGACATTGTACACGAATTGGCTCATTCTTTGGAAAAATCACTAGGCGATGTGATTTATGCTGACAATTTAATTGAGAATGAGCTTTTGGGAAAACGCAAAAGACTATATCAGATATTAAACGCAGAGGGTTATGAAGCTAGTTTAAAAAGTTTTTTAAATATAGAATATGATAAAAACTTCGATAAATACTTGTATAAAGTTGTTGGATATGATAAACTAACTATGTTGACTATGGGGTTGTTTATTTCTCCGTATGGAGCGACTTCAATAAGGGAGTATTTTGCAAACGGCTTTGAACATTATTTTTTAGAAAGCAAAGAATATGTACAAAAAATTAGCCCTTCGCTTTTTAGTAAAATAGAGGAAATAATTGACTATGTTCAATAAAGGAAAAAAATAAATGGAATTAGTGTTAAAATATAATAAAGATAAAACAGAACTTAAGGTTAATGTTAGTGTGCCTGCGGCCAAATGGGCTGCAGAGGAAAGAGTGTATACAACAGATGATGTTGTTGAGGCTCTGGCCAATTTAGATGTTGCAGTGACAAGAGAACGGTGTACACGGCAGGGCGGAAGGTTATATAACTGGACCGGTCAAACTAGTGGAACATGGCACTTTGAACTTGATGGCGCCTCTAAATCAGAGACGAAGCCTGCAAAAAAGACAGTTCCAAAAACTGCAGCGCCCAAAAAGAAAGTAGAGGCCCCCAAGCCAGCGCCCAAAAAGAAAGTAGACGCACCGGAGAAAACTGCAGCGCCCAAAAAGACCGCCAAAACATCCAGCACTAAAGACGTACTTAGTCGACTAAAGAAGTCCTAAGTAAGAATCGAGGAATTATGTCTCATATATCTTTTTCAGAATTAAAACTGTGGAGCGAGTGCCCTTTTAAGCATAAATTGGTTTATATTGATAAATTAAAAGGATTTGAAGGGAATATTTATACCGCTTTTGGTACTGCAATTCACGCATCTAGTGAACAAAAGGTCTTAAATGAAGGTTTAAACGAAAAGGAGATTTTCGAAAAGAACTTTCTAGAAGAACTACAAAAGTTGCCGGAAGCTGTTAGAAAAGATCTGGATAGAAAACAAGTTGAACAGTTTCGAAATCAAGGTAAATATTTATCATCGCTGGTAATTCCAGCATTAAAAGATTACTTTGAAAATATCGAAGAAATAGTTTCTGTGGAAGAAAAACTATATGAGCCTATAAAAGACTTTACAACAGAAGAGCACGACTTCAAGGGATATATTGATCTGGTTGTTAAAACTTCTGATGGCAAGTATCATATCATTGATTGGAAGACATGTTCTTGGGGTTGGGACACTAGAAAGAAGTCGGATAAAATGATCACATATCAGTTGACATTTTATAAATATTATTTTGCACTTAAACACGGCATTGACCCAAAAAATATTGAAACGCACTTCGGTTTGATTAAAAGAACCGCAAAACACAATAATGTCGAGCTTTTTAGAGTTACTAGTGGAAAGAAAAAAACAGAGAATGCTCTTAAACTTTTACAAAAAGCACTCTATAATATAAACAAGAAACATTACTTAAAAAATAAACTTTCCTGTAAGAGCCCTTACGGAATGTGCGAATTTTACAAAACAGAACATTGCAAATAAGAGGTAAACGTGAGCGATAAAAAGATCACCATTTTGACATTGAGCGATCATCCGCTTTCTCCTTCTGGAGTTGGCACTCAAACGAGAAACATGATTGAGGCAATGCTTGAGACTGGTAAATATAAATTTATAAGCCTAGGCGGGGCGATGAAACACGTCGATTATGAACCTAAAAAGGTAGATCCATGGGGAGAAGATTGGGTTATTTTTCCAATCGACGGGTATGGAAATCAAGAAACAATTCGTTCCCTAATCAGAGTTAATAAAATAGATATTCTTTGGTTTATGACAGATCCCAGATTTTATGGCTGGCTCTGGTTAATTGAAAATGAAATTAGGCCGCTGATTCCAATGGTCTATTATCACGTGTGGGACAATTACCCTTATCCAACTTACAATAAACCATTTTATGACTCAAATGACGTTATCGCGACAATATCTAAAGTAACTGACGATATTGTTAAGACTGTATCACCAGATGTTGAATCTGTTTATATTCCACACGCAGTGGATGCTAATATTTTTAAAAAACATGATGGTCCCGAAATGGAAAAGTTCAAAACAGAGGTGTTTAAGGACAACTCTCTAGAGGGTAAATTTATATTCCTGTACAATGGCCGAAATGCAAGAAGAAAACAGACTGGCTCTATGATCTTTTGGTTTAAAGAGTTTTTAGACAGAGTGGGTCACGACAAAGCTGTTTTTATTATGCATACAGATGTTAAAGACCCGGTTGGCCAAGATCTGGAATATATCATAAGACACTTAAAATTAACAAATGGAGAAGTTGTATTTTCAACACAGAAATATCCACCGAATGTTTTAGCTAAAATCTATAATATTGCAGATTGTACTCTTTGTTTGTCTGATGCCGAAGGTTTTGGATTGACCTCTTTGGAGTCTTTAGCATGCGGAACTCCTGTTATTTCAACGTTGACAGGCGGTTTGCAGGAACAAGTAACAGACGGCAAAGACACTTTTGGAGTGGGAATTGAGCCTAGTACAAAATCTATTATCGGCTCTCAGGATATTCCATGGATTTATGAGGATAGGGTATCGGAAGAAGATGTTATAAATGCAATGTTAAAGTTGTACAATATGTCGCAAGAAGAAAGAGACGAACTTGGGGCAAAAGGTACAGCACATGTATTAAAAAATTACAGCTTTGAAAGGTACGTTGAACAGTGGGATGAATTATTCCAGCGCGTTCATAGTGAAATGGGCTCGTGGGAAAATAGAAAAAATTACAAGTCATGGACTTTAAAAGAGGTAGTATGAGAAAAAAAGTTTTAGTTAGAGCACCAGCATTGAGCAGAACAGGATATGGTGAGCATGCTCGTTTTGTTTTACGTTCCTTAAGAAAGCATGAAGATAAGTTTGACATTTTTTTAGACAACACCAACTGGGGCCAATCCGGCTGGATTTTTCGAGACAATGAAGAAAGACGATGGATAGATACAATTATTGCAAAAACAATGTTTCACGTGAATAATGATGGCGGCCCAATGGATGTATCTGTACAAGTTACAATACCAAACGAATGGCAACCTTTGGCCCCGGTAAATATTGGCGTAACTGCTGGTATTGAAACAACACAGGTCGCACCGCAGTGGGTTGAGCAGTCTTTTGTTGTAGATAAGATTATTACCACTTCCAATCATTCTAAACAAGTTTATGAAAACACAACATATGAAGCACAACACAAAGAAACGATGGCGGTTATCAAAGAATTTAGATGTGAGCGGCCAATTGAAGTTGTCCATTATCCCGTAAAAGATATTGAAAAAGCAGAAATTGATTGTGAACTTGAAACAGACTTTAATTTTTTAGTAGTTGCTCAGTGGGGCCCTAGAAAGAATATTGAAAACACAGTTAGGTGGTTTATAGAAGAATTTGTCGACAATTCTAATGTTGGAATGGTGTTAAAGTTGTTTTATAGAAATGGATCTATTATAGATCGGGTCAATTTAGAAGAAAATGTAAAAAATCTACTTAACGAATATCCGCAAAGAAAATGCAAAATTTATTTATTACATGGAGATATGAGTGAAGAAGAAATGACCGGCCTTTATACTCATCCAAAAATTAAGACATTAGTATCTTTGACGCATGGTGAAGGATATGGTCTTCCTTTGTTTGAGGCGGCTTATAACGCACTACCAGTCTTAGCTCCAGATTGGAGTGGGCATGTCGACTTTTTGTTTAAACCAACAAAAGATAAAAAAGGCAAAATAAAGCAAAAAGCACATTTTGCAAAAGTGGATTATGATATCGGCCCGGTTTCCCAAGAAGTATTGTGGCCCGGAGTTCTAGAAAATTATATGATGTGGTGTTACCCAAAGCAGGGTAGTTATAAGATGAAATTACGTGAAATCCACAAGGATCACGGCAGGTTCAAATCCCAGGCAAAAAAGCTGCAAAAATGGATTCGAAAGGAATTTTCTGAAGACAAACAATATGAAAAAATGGCTAATGCCATTTTGTCTGTTATAGAGAAGGGCGAAACTGCAGAGGAAAAAGCCGTCGTTAGTTATGAATAAGATTCTATACATCTCAGATTTTTTTTTGGACACAATACAAGGCGGCGGAGAACTAGTAGACGATTGTTTAATAAATAATTTAATTGAGCGAGGCTATGATGTTCAAAGAGTGCATTGTGGAAATGCCACTCCGGAGTTTATAGATAATAATTCTGCCGCATTTTTTATTGTATCTAATTTTGTCACTCTGTCAGAAGAGTCAAAAGAGTCTTTGGGCGCGCAGTCATATGTGATTTACGAACACGATCACAAATACATAATCGAAAGAAACCCTTCTGCATACAAAAATTTTGAAGTACCATCACATAGATTGGCTAATCTTTCCTTTTATCGAAACGCAAAAGCCGTCTTTTCTCAATCTAAATTACATTCTGAAGTTATAGGAAAAAATGTAAAGGGAGCAAATGTAATCAATTTAGGCTGCACTTTGTGGAGCGACGAACATTTGCGCGCCCTAGAAAATAACCTAGATACGCAAAAAGATGATAAGTTTGCTATTGTAAATTCAGAAAACCCTGTTAAAGGTAGGGATCCTGCAATTGCATATTGCAGAAATAAAAACGTTTCTTTTGATTTAATAGGCTCGAACGATTATAAAGAATTTATCGCACAGTTGGCCGCCAAAAAAGGCTTAGTTTTCTTTTCACAGGTCTTAGAGAGCTTTTGCCGACTAGTTGTTGAGGCCCGAGTATTGGACTGCACAATTACAACCAATAACTTAAATGGATGTGCTTCTGAAGAGTGGTTTAAGAATTATAAAGGCAAGGAATTATTAAATTTTTTAAAGGAAAAGAAAAAGGAAGTCATCGATACAATTATTTCAGTAATAAAAGGCGATCACCGTTCTAATAAAAAAGGCGACATCACAGTTATATTGAACTCTTATCGACGTCCATATAATTTAAACATGCAAGTTGAGGCAATAAAAAACCAAACCATACTTCCAAAAGAAACTTGGCTTTGGGTCAATTCCCATGAAGACAATAAGGGTTGGGACTATTCAAATCTTGGAATAGACAAAGTATTCAACAATGATCATAATTGGAAATTTTATGGCAGATTTGCTGCAGCCCTTCTGGCAGATACAGAATATGTTGCAGTGTTTGACGATGATACAATTCCGGGAAAAGAGTGGTTTGAAAACTGTTTAAAGACAATGGAAACCCACGAAGGAATATTAGGAAGCGCCGGTGTAATATTGAATGGCAAACATTACGTTCAGCATAATAGGTGCGGCTGGCCCTCTCAAAATAAAGAGGCAACAGAAGTTGATTTAGTTGGTCATGCGTGGTTTTTTAAGCGCGATTGGCTTCAATATTTATGGAAAGAAAAACCAACAACATGGGACAATGGCGAGGATATACAATTTTCCTATTTAGCTCAGAAATATGGTGATATAAAAACCTACTGTCCACCTCACCCCTTAGAAAAGCCCGAATTACATGGTTCGATTTTAGGAAATGAGCTAGGCATAGACAATAAAGCAACTTCTACTGATTCTAGTATATCACACGAACGATTTTTTGCCGAAAGAGACGTCTGTGTACAAACAGCAATAAAAAATGGCTGGAAAACTGTTAATGGAGTTTCGCTGTGATATTAATAAGTTTCGGAACCAGGCCGGAATATATTAAGCTTAAGCCGATTGTTGATATTTTTAAAAAAAAGAAACAACCCTACAAAATTTTATTCACTGGGCAACACACTAGTTTACTACCCGCAGAAGCTTCAGTTGAAATAGATTATAAGTTAAACATTAAAGATGGTTCAAATCGACTTGATTCAATCGTTGGCTCTGTCATGAATCAGTCCCATATATGGATTGAACAGCTTACGCACGTAATGGTACAAGGAGACACGACTTCTGCTTTTGCGGTAGCATTGGCCGCTTTTCATAGAAAAGTCCCTGTAATACACCTTGAAGCCGGTCTCAGGACCTATGACAATAATAATCCATACCCAGAAGAATTCAACAGGCAGGCAATTTCTCGTTTGACCAGCATACACCTTTGCCCAACGGAAAATGATGCAAATAATTTAAAAAGAGAAAACGCGCAAGGTGAAATACATGTTGTGGGAAATACTGTGTTGGACAATCTACAAAATTTGAAAGTTTCTTATAATAATAAAATTTTAATAACAATGCACCGCAGAGAAAATCATGATAAAATAGAAGATTGGTTTTTGGCCTTTAACAACCTTGCGAAATCTTATTTAGAGTATGATTTTGAGTTTGTTGCTCATCCAAATCCAAACGTACAAAAGCATTTGCACCTATTGGACCATGTTAAGGTGGTGGATCCTATGGAGCATACTGACTTTGTTCGAGAAGTTGCACAATGCAAGTTTTTAATAACCGACTCTGGTGGGCTACAAGAAGAATCTTCTTTTTTGAGAAAAAGGAGCATTGTTTGCCGAAAAGCCACGGAAAGAACAGCTGGACTGGGGCATTTTTCAATTTTATGTTATAATCCAAACGAGTTATATGATATGATACCTAGGTACATAAATAATTTTAAAATCAGTAGTGCGATTAAGTGTCCTTATGGCGATGGCAATTCTGCTGAAAAGATATATAACATTCTAAAATCAAAATGACAGACAAATTTGTAAACGACCTATTTTTACTTTTAAACAAGCTAAAGAACAATGAACACTTTGCTTTTGTGCGCTTTTCTGACGGAGAAGTCTTTGTTATGCAAAACAAATATTTGAGACTGGGAGAAAAACAGGTAAACGTTGGTGATTTTGTACATAACTTTGGATATTCAGCAGATGACTTTAAAGAATACATACCTGAGAAACACAGCTTTCTCAAAGACAAATTAATAGACTCTATCTCGTTTGAAAAAAAGAATTATTTTGTTGGGGCAGGTTGCGCAAATTGTACGTGCGCCATTAGAGAACACATCCCATGGATAAAAGAGTATTATAAAAACGGCGAAGAGCATTGGACTAGTCCAAACTTGCTTGTTAATTCAAATTATCCGATGTTTGTTGGGCATTATGTGCCTGAATTCAAGAAACATAAGGTTGTTATGATCTGCAGCAAAAATGCTGATCTTACAAGTATGCCTTTTGAAGTAGTGAAAGACTTTAGAGTTGGGAAAAACTGTATAGTCAACGATCATCATTTAGAAGATGAGATTAAAGAGTGGATGGAATCTAACTCAATAGAAGATCATGTCTTTTTGTTCTCAGCCAGTAGTTTAAGCGAGGTTTTGATACATAAGCTTTTTGATTGGAACGATAAGAACACATATATTGATATTGGAACAACTCTCCACAAATATATGAAATTAGGAATAGAAAGAGATTACCTAAAAGCCTATTGGAATAATGCTCCTTTGGCGGACATACACAGATCATGCAATTGAAACTAGTTGAAAATGAACCTAAATACTGGGAATTTATAAGAAATTTAAGAAATGATTCTGAAGTAAAAAAAGGATTTATACAGCAACAATATATAACGACTGATAATCATAAAAGTTTTATGGAGAATCATAATAAAAATTTTTATATTTGCCTGGTAGAAGAAAAACCGGCAGGATATGTTGGTCAAATAGATAACGACATAAGAGTTGCAACCTCTCCAGAATTTCAAGGAAAAGGTGTTGGAAAGTTTATGATTAATACGTTGATGGAAAAGCATCCAAATGCTTTTGCAAAAGTTAAAGTGGAAAACGAAGCGAGTCTGAGGCTTTTTGAAAGTTGCGGATTTAAGAAACAATATTATATTTTGGAGAAATAAATGCTGCATAACCCTTATAAAATAGTACAGATGTTTGAAGAAGAAGTCGCCCATTACACGGGAGCGCCATATGCTGTTTCTACAAATAGTTGCACAAATGCTCTGTTTTTAGCATGCAAGTGGAATAAAGTAGAAGGGAAAGAGGTTATAATACCTAAAAGAACCTATTTGTCCCCTCCTCAATCTATTCTACAAGCTGGCGGAAAACTAATTTTTGAAGACATTAAGTGGGAAGGCACATATCAATTAAAGCCTTTTCCAATTTATGATGCCGCCAAAAGATTAACATCTAATATGTATATTCCTGGTACATTTATGTGTATTTCTTTTCATATCAAAAAGCACCTTAAAATAGGCAAGGGCGGTATGATATTATGTGATAACAAAGAAGCCACAGAATGGCTTAAAGCAAGAAGATACGAGGGCAGAACTGCAGGAATGAAGTATCATGAAGACCAAATTGATGAAGAGGGCTGGAACATGTATATGACACCCGAACAAGCTGCAAGAGGGTTGACTTTGATGCAGAATTACCCAGAAAACATGCCAGACATTCCAGAAGATCCCCCTTACAGGGACTTGACTGAATTTGAATTATTTAAAGATATAGAGGTTAGAGAATGAAGATTATAGGAGTTAGCACGGGTCACGATTGTTCATATTGTGTTTTGGAAGATGGAAGGCCGGTTGTACATGAAGAATGGGAACGTTTTTCCAGAATAAAGGAAAGCGATACTAACGTTTTTGAGTTTTTGGAAGATAGATTAGCTGATTACAAAGATACAAAATATGTAACTCATTGGCCCTGCAATCCGAATGGTTGGGAAAATATCTTTAAAGACAAGAAGTTAGCCTCTTTTGAAAAGATGAAGGAAATGGTCAAGGAAAACGGAGGAGCCTATTATCAATTTGGACACCATCAAAGTCATGCTGCCAATGCTTTCTTTTCAAGCAATCATGATAGGGCACTAATATTGACATTGGATGCTGGTGGTTGGGATTACGGTGATTATGATGAGAACAGTGTTGGAAGGGGAGAAATCCACGACACTTCAGTTACTGTTTGGAGAGGTGAGAAAAACAAGATACACCCAATTGCAATTCTTTCGATTGAGGATTTAAGCATTGGTTTGGTTTGGCATGATATTCTACCTTCAGTTTTTGGCCTTTCAAACGGAACACCAATTGGAAATCAGGCCGGTACTGCCATGGCAATGGCAGCAATGGGAAAAACAGATAAATATGTAGATAAAATTGGCTTTAGCAACAATCATCATCGTACAGATTATAAGTACCTTAAAAATGCAGCCGTAGAAAATCCTGATGAATTATACGAAATAGCAAGAGCGCTGCAAACAAACACTGAAGGGCAAATCAGGCGCCTGATTAGTTATTATCTAGTGGAAGGGGATGAAAACTTGTGTGTCGCTGGCGGAGTTGCATTAAATTGTGTATCTATGGGTAAACTATTTGATTGGTTTCCACAGCTTAAATCTGTTTATGTGCCTCCTGTGCCTTATGATGCGGGTTTATCTATTGGCTCCGCTCAATATCTTTATCATCACGTGCTAGATAATCCAAGAATCACCTGGGAAGATAATTTTACACCTTATTTAGGAGTAACCTATGAATTGAGCGAAGTAAAAGAGGCGCTGGAACAGCACAAAGATGAGGTCACCTTCTCAGAAGCTTCTGATTCTGAAGTGCTGGAGTTACTGGATAAACAGAATATTGTTGCAGTTTTTGGCGGCCCCTCGGAATCTGGCCGACGCGCCCTAGGCAACAGAAGCATTTTGGCAGATCCTCGCAACGCTAATATGAAGGATATAATTAATGAAAAGGTCAAACATCGACAGTCGTTCCGTCCATTTGCGCCATCTATTTTAAGAGAAGAAGTAAAAAATTGGTTTGTGCACGATGTTGATAGTCCATATATGAATTTTGCTTTGAGATATCAAGAACATGCATTAGAAAAAGTACCGGCCGTTGTGCACTTTAATAACACTGGCCGTTTACAAACAGTAACAGAAAGCGATAACAATTGGTATTACAACTTTATAAAACAATGGCAAGAAAAGACTGGAGTGCCGATTTTATTAAACACCAGCTTTAATGATCGAGAGCCAATTGTTGAAACACCAGAACATGCACTTAAATGTTTCATGAAAACCAAAATAGACTATTTGTATTTTACCGATTATGGCATTTTGGTGCGCAAGAACGAAGAAGAGAAATGATCACGTTTTTAGAATTAGGAAAACATGGCCGCCTAGGCAATCAACTTTTTCAATATGCCGCACTGAAAGGCATTGCTCTAAGAAATAACTACGAGTGTAAAATTCCAGATCCGGCAGAGTGCGAGTGGCACGGTCAAAAATGTCTATTAAAGGAATTTAATATAGAGAGCGAATATTTAACCTTACAAGATAGAGAAAAAATTGAATATATGGCAGTAGAGCCAAGCCCCCATTCTTTTTACGAGCAAATGCTGGCAATACCTGACAACACCAATCTTCATGGCTATTTTCAGTCGACATACTATTTTAAAGGATATGAAGAGCAGATTCGCAAAGAACTGACCCCTAAAAAAGAATATATTGATTTTGCCAAAGAGTATCTTGAACCACTAAAGACAGACGGCAGTGCCATAGTTAGTGTTCATTTACGCAGAGGGGACATTACAGATGGTACGAATGCAAGTGAGAAGTACTTAAATTTTTATGGAAAAGATGATATATTTAGTAAAGAAAGCGGCTATGGTAGATATATTAACAAGGCCTTGGAAAATTTCAAAGATGTGAAAGTAAAATATCTAGTCTTTTCCGGAGGTTCGCGCACAGGAGACGATGCCGCCGACATTGCATGGGCTAAGAACAATTTTGCAAAAGATAAATTTAAAGTATCAGACACCAATGATCCAATGAAAGATTTGGCATTGATTATGTCATGCGATCACAACATCACATGTCACATGACGAGTTTCGGTTGGTGGGGGGCATATTTAAATTTTAATCCGGATAAAATTGTTATTGCACCTAGGAATTACTTTTATGATATGCCTAGCGCATACGTAAGGCCCGGCTTCTTTCCAGAAAATTGGAGCTTGACCTAAAGGGGATATGAAAAGTGGAGAATAAAAAAATAAAATTAATTAAAGAATACTGGAACAGACGGCCGTGCAACATAAAACACTCTTTAAAGGAGTTTGGCACCCAAGAGTATTTTGACGAAGTGGAAGAAAGAAAATATTTTGTTGAACCCCACATTCTAGAGTTTGCTGAATTTCAAAAATGGAAAGGAAAAGAGGTTTTAGAGATTGGTTGTGGAATAGGGACTGATAGTGTGAATTTTGCTCGAAATGGTGCAAACCTAACTGTTGTTGAACTCTCCGAAAAGAGTCTAGATGTATGTAAAAAACGATTTGGCGTTTACGGATTAAAAGCTGATTTTATCTTGGGAAATGCAGAAAAGCTCTCTTCTTTATTGCCGGTGGGAAAAAAGTATGATTTAGTTTATGCGTTTGGCGTAATCCACCATACAAACAAACCAGATAGAGTAGTTAAGGAAATCAAGAAAGTTTTAAAGCCCCAGTCGGAGCTAAGAATAATGTTGTATTCTAGGTTTAGTTTTAAATTGTTTGATTTTATGCATCAAAATAATATTTGGGACTTTAGCAAAACGAGAGAAACGATACAATATTTTGCCGAAGCTCAATTGGGTTGCCCTAGGGCTTTAACTTATACTTTTAAAGAAGCAAGAGAACTATTAAGTGATTTTGATATCATTTCTATCAAGAAGGATCATATCTTTCCTTACGATATATCTGAATATATTAATCATAATTATGAGATTGCTGATTCCTTTAAAAATATCACTAATGAAGATTTTAGACAACTGTGTGGCGAGTTGGGCTGGCACACTTTAATCAAAGCAAAGCCTAAAAACATGCCTGGAGAATGATTTAATGAGCTTTTTCACACAAGACATTTCTCAATGGTTAGAAAAATATCTAGAGGAGAGTTGTTTATCAACATTTGTTGTGGGAGTATCTGGTGGTGTTGATTCGGCTGTTGTGTCTACTTTGTGCGCACTGACAGGTAAGCCTACAGTGGTGCTTAATATACCTGTAAATTCAAAACACGAGAACACTGCTCTTTCCACTACTCAATGTGAGTGGTTAGCAGCAAATTATGACAATGTTACGGTACATGAGATAGATCTAAGCAATACATATAAAGAGTTTCAAGAAGCTGTTTTAAAGTCAATTGATATCAATGGGTTAGCCATGGCCAATACTAAGTCGCGTTTACGTATGGTGTTGTTGTATTATTTTGCCACAACGTTAAATGGTTTAGTGGTTGGAACTGGAAACAAAGTTGAAGATTTTGGTGTAGGCTTTTATACCAAATACGGTGACGGAGGAGTTGATGTAAGTCCAATTGCAGATCTTACCAAAACTCAAGTGCGCAATCTAGCGAAAGAACTTAACATACCGGCTGAAATTATTGAAGCTCCTCCGACTGATGGCCTTTGGGAAGATAGTCGCACCGACGAAGAACAAATTGGCGCTTCATACGAGGAATTGGAGTGGGCTATGGATTATATTGATAATAATAGACAAACATCGTTATCAACAAGAGAGAGACATGTTTTAGACATATTTGTTAGTTATAGAACTAAAAATGCTCATAAAATGAATCCCATACCGGTATATCAATGTAGAGGAGAGAAAGGTTGAACATTTCAGTAGTAGGTATTGGAAAATTGGGTCTTTGTTTTTCTCTTACGTTAGAAAAAGCAGGCTATAATGTTGTGGGCGTTGATATCAATGAGAATTATGTAGCTCAAATTAATCAAAAAACACTTCACAGTTCTGAAGCGGGAGTCACAGCTGTCCTAAAAAAATCTCAAAACTTTAAAGCAACAACATCGCTTAACGAAGCACTAGAACACTCTAATATTATTTTTGTAGTCGTTGCAACCCCTTCGTTAGAAAGCGGGAGATATGATCATTCACAGGTTGATTCTTTGGTCGATAGATTAAATGATATTGGTCCGGTGAAAGAACAGAAACATTTGATAGTGTGCTGTACTGTTATGCCGGGTTATTGTGACTCCATAAAAGAAAAACTAAACAGTTTAAATTATACAGTGAGTTACAATCCAGAATTTATTGCACAGGGTACAATTTTACGAGATCAGTCGCGACCCGATATGATATTGATCGGAGAAGCCTCAGAAAAAGTGGGTGACATTTTAGAGGAAATTTATACAAAGCATACAATCAGCAGTCCGCGCATATGTAGAATGTCTCCTAAAGAGGCAGAAATCACTAAAATAGCTTTAAATTGTTTTCTGACAACAAAAATAGCATATGCCAACATGGTAGGGGATATTGTTATTGCCGCAAATGGCGACCCGCATAAAGTTCTTAAGGCTATTGGTGAGGATTCCCGGATTGGTAATAAATATTTAGGCTATGGATATGGCTACGGGGGACCTTGTTTTCCTCGTGATAACCGTGCTTTGGCTGTGTTTGCTGAAGATGTGGGAGTGGAAGCATTGGTAAGTGTTGCCTCTGATGAAAGCAACAAAAAGCACTTACAAAACCAAATTCAACAATATATTAGCAAGAACCCGAAAGATAAAGAGTTGGTTTTTGATTATATAACCTATAAGCCTGAGTCTACGCTATTGGTAGAATCACAACAGCTTGAATATGCCGTTGGTCTGGCAAGAGAAGGTTACAAAGTCCGAATTAGAGAGAGAAAAGAAGTGATAGAAGAACTTAAAAAAGATTATGGTAACTTGTTTACTTACGAGGAGAGAGAAAATGACTAAGAGAGCGTTAGTGTGCGGTGCAGGCGGATTTATCGGAGGCCACATGGCAAAGCGCCTTAAAGATGAGGGCTGGTGGGTACGAGGCGTAGATTTAAAGCCCAATGAATTCATGAACATGGAAGAAATCTGTGATGAATTCTTTGTTGGGGATCTTCGCGATCCTCTTTTCACCAGTGTAATGGTTTTTGCCCCTACTCAAACTTCTGAAAAAGACGCAGAAAATGCATTTGATGTTATATATCAGTTTGCAGCGGATATGGGTGGTGCAGGTTTTATTTTCACGGGAGAGAACGATGCAGATATTATGCATAATTCAGCCCAAATTAATCTTAATATTGCTCATGAGGCAACCAAAAAGAGTGTAAAGAAAGTGTTTTATTCCTCCTCTGCTTGTATGTATCCAGAATATAATCAAATGGATCCGGACAACCCTAAATGCTCAGAAGACTCGGCATATCCCGCTGCACCAGATAGTGAATATGGCTGGGAAAAGTTATTTAGCGAGAGGCTTTATTTGGCATTTGCTAAAAATTATGGTTTAAATGTAAGGATCGCTCGCTACCATAATATTTTTGGACCTCAAGGTACGTGGGACGGCGGAAGAGAAAAAGCACCTGCAGCGTTTTGTCGCAAAGCTGCAAAAGCAGATGATGGTACTTCTATTGAGGTTTGGGGCGATGGAACAAGAACACGCTCCTTTTTATATATTGATGAGTGTATTGAGGCCACGCGTAGGTTTGTTGACTCTGATTTTATAGGCCCAGTAAACATAGGTTCAGAAGAGATGATTACCATTCAGGATTTTGCTAATATGGCTATTGATATATCTGGAAAAAAACTAACTATCAATAATGTTGATGGACCTTTGGGGGTCCATGGGAGAAATTCTGATAATAAGCTTTTTCAAGAAAAAGTTGGCTGGAAGCCTTTCCAGCCTCTACGCGCAGGGATGGAAAAGACTTATAAATGGATTTTAGAACAGATAAAGGAAGGGTAAGTGAAACTAGTAACAATAACCGGATGTTTGGGGCTAATTGGCTCATATGTCACGAGAAGGTGTTTAGAGAAGGGTTGGAAAGTTTATGGAATTGATAGCTGTACATATGCGGCAAATATGGATTTTATTGACGAGTTTAAAGAAAGTGAAAACTTTACGTTTGTCAAAGAAGACATCGCGACTTTAAAATATTTACCCGATTGCGATTATGTTATCAATGTTGCAGCAGAGTCTCATGTTGGGAACAGCATCATCGACAGCACAGACTTTATAACATCTAATGTTGTTGGGGTTAAAAATTTATTAGATCTTATTCGAAGAAAACCCAGCAATGTGGACAGCCAACCGATATTCTTTCACTTTAGTACAGATGAAGTTTATGGAGATATTACTAGCGGCTTCCATACAGAAAACGACCTTCTTAAACCAAGTAATCCATATTCAGCTTCAAAGGCTGCCGCAGATATGTTTATTTTAGCTTGGGCAAGAACTTACGGTATTGATTATATCATTCTAAGGCCAACAAATAATTACGGTCTAGGACAATATCCAGAAAAACTAATACCAGTGTCAACAAAACTTTTAACAAGAAATAAAAAAATAAGATTGCACAATGAGGGCACCCCAATAAGGAATTGGTTGCATGCAGATGACACCGCACAAGCAGTTATAACCATTGTTCAATCCGGCGTTAAAAACGAAATATACAACGTTGCTGGAAGTTTTGAACAAAAAAACATAGAAACAGTTAAAAAAGTTATCAATTGCTATTATAATAGTAATCATAGTAAGTTGCATGAAGACTGGACAAACTTGATTGATTTGTCGTATGTGCGAGAAGGTCAAGACGTGAGATATGCCTTGGATGACTCAAAACTAAAGAAACTTGGTTGGAGTGCAAAAAAGAACTTCGATGAAGAAATAAACAAAATAGTTCAATACTATAAAAATAATTTTAAATGGTAGGTAAAGAAATGACAAACACAACAGAAGAAAAGAGCATGTTTTTAACAGATCAGGCCCTAGGGGCTGTAATGATGGCCTTGCAAAAGTCCTTGATGGAACAAAGCGACATTGTACCGGTACTAAAAGGTTTTAAATTTAGGCTTTCAGAAGAAGGCTTGATGGTACTGAACCCTCCTCTGGTAAAATTCAATGAAGAATTTGAAGATTCCTTGAGTGAAGAAAGCGCTGATGTAGCATAAAAATATGCCAACGTATGAATATCAATGCAGCAATTGCAATGAAATAACCAAAAAACGCCACTCAATAAAAGAAAGACTCACCGATTGCACAAGCTGCAATTCTGCTAACTCTCTAGAAAGACTACTTGGAGACTTTATGATTCTTAATAAAAAAGAATCTGGAAAACTAGTTAAAAACTTTATTGAGGATTCCAAAAAAGAATTAAAAGCAGACAAAGACAAACTTAAAAGGCAGGAATATTAAATGTTAATTACTATATTGACGATATCTTTATTATTAAATATCTTCTTTGTTTGGTATGTTGTTAAGTTGCTTAAAAAGCTTTTGTATGTTTCTGATAACATTGGCGGCTTAATGGATGATTTAAGTGCATATGCAGAACATGTAGAAGGCGTTTATAATATGGAAACGTTTTACGGAGATCCAACAATTGAATTGTTGTTAAAATACTCCAAAGACTTGGTACAAGAAATAAAAGCATACGAAGAAATTTACGAGCTTATGGCTGCACCGGAAATAGAAGAAGAAATAGAAGAAGAGAGATTAATAGATGGCTAGAAGAAGAAAAGAACATTATTTTACAAAAGATCATGAAAACGCAATAGTTGAATATGCCAAGACTAAGTGTGTAAAGATAAGAACTAAATTATATATTGATCTTATAGGCCCGGCTTTTAATGAAATGGTTGACAAAATAGTTTATACGTATAAATTTACAAACCTTCCCAACATTGATGACTTGAAAGACGAATGCAAAATTTGGCTTACAACGATTCTAGACAAGTACGATCCAAATAAAGGTTCCAAAGCTTTTTCATATTTCAGCGTTATAACCAAAAATTGGTTTATTCATAAAGTTAAGAAAAACACCAGTAAAAATAGGAGAGAAATACATTTTGATGATGTGAAAGCAGATACGGCCACTGAGCACTTGGTAGTCTATAATGAATATTACGAATTGCGCAATCAAAAAGAATTTTGGAATTCATTTTATGAAGAAATATATGGATGGGAAGAGGAGAATCTTAAGGCTAATGAAAAAAAGGTTTTACAAGCGGTTAAAATTTTATTTGAAAACTCTGAAGATATAGAAATTTTTAATAAAAAAGCTATTTACTTATACTTAAGAGAAATCACCGGCTTAAATACAAAACAGGTGGTCAACAACCTTAATAAAATAAGGGTGAAATATAGGGATTTTAAAAAAGGATGGGACAGAAGCTAAAAGATGTAAGTGAGTATATACTCTCTGCAATCGAAAACATAGAAAAAGACAGAGCAATAACCAGCACTTTGTTGACCGACATAATGGTTAAACTTAAGCAAGCTTCTGAAGACTCTCATCAAGACTTGGGCCTGATCGCTGCTAAATATGTAGAAACACTACAGAGATCCAACGAACAATTGGTAAAAATTACCGGCCTTTTGCATAAAAAAGACTCAAAAGAACAGTTAACAAACTTATCTAGTAAAGATAAAGATGAATTATTTGATTTAATACAGGAAAATAAATAATGTCTAAAATCAAAGGGATTGACCCAACATTAGAATTGGGACCGGGAGGTTGGCCAAACGTAGTAGAAACTCGACCATCGGCCAAATCTCCGGTCGATCCTTATGTAAATAATAAAAATCCTGCCGCCGCCGCAGCCGGAGAATTAGCTCTTGAAAATACAAGACCAGCGAAACAAGATCTGCACCGCGGTAAGTATTTAGCAATTGTTTTAAAGGTTAACGAAGACTATAATTTTCCTCACGATACACACCCGGAGGCACAACGCGCAGCTTTGTTTGGCCTTTCTCCGGAGAAAGTCTTTTCAGTAACTGCGTATATTAATACTGTTGATTGCTTGCCGTTCCCAGAATCAGGCGATGACATCCATTTGATTCAAATGAGAGAACACACTTTTGAATTTATTGGCTCGATGTGTGGGCCACGCAAACCAGAAAAAAATGAATTAATTTGGGTTAGTTATGGATATCAAGGCGCCGGAATAGACTGGACAGATGGCGTATATTTGGGCCCAAAGAATAATGCAAACCCAGCTAAGGTTAATATAATTAGCAGAGAGGCTGCAGCCGATGCAATTGCCAATGCTTCTGGTGGTGACGGCACACTTCCGCAGACAGCTTCTCCGCCTGATTGGACAAGATTTCTTAAAGAAAGGAAAAATAAAGGATTTCTGTCAACAATGACACCCTCTCGTCATGAGATTTATATAGACAAAACATCAGATTATTTCAATTTAGAACGTCGCTCAATAGTGCCAAACACTGAATATGGCACATTGACTCACGTTGATGCAGAGCACCACAAAACTAATCCTGCATATCGCCCAGATCGAAAAATATATGTATTGCCTCCACACAAGAAGTTGCAACAAAGAAAACAAACTAGAATGCTTATACTTCGCGAAAGTGGCACTTCTAGATTCGAGCCATATTATGACCTAGATGAGGATCCCTTGATGCATTATAATGTGGTGTATAAAAACTTAGTAAAAGAACAGCCGAGTAGGAAAAAGACATGTGCAATCGTAGTAAATATTCCATATGGCCTTACTTTTGAAGATATAAAAGGTCCATTTTCAAAAAATGCGGTCGGATGTGTGCTTTCTTCTCCTGGTGATGGAAAAGCTTTCTTTAAAAAAGCTGGCGTTGCTTGGGATCCTAGATTGAAACCTCATATATTGGAGGGTCTGGCGCAGTTTAGTAGCTTTAAATCTGAAATAAATAATTGGGTAAGCTCTAAAAAACTACCAGATGGCGCCCCAGCCTATATAATGGGCCCATATGGTACGCCGGGCTTAGAAACCGGCCCAAACGAAGGTGTCACTAACAATTTCTGGGAAGGAAGATTGACATGGGCTCGCTGGGGTCATTATTTTTTACCGGACGAAAGGCAGGTCATCTTATTATATAATTTGGTTTCTAGTTTGGTAAGAACCCCTCCTCAATCTGTATATTCTTGGGGATTTAAACCCGCAAGAACAAGCGACTATTTGAATTTTGATTTTCCAGCACTTAAAACAAAACGCGGTGATCCGGACTTTGGCTTTCATTGGGGTACTGTTAGCGGCGAATATTCTGGAAGAGGTAGAATAACCCCTAAAAAATGGTGGCAAAATTGCCTAACATCAAAGAACGTTGGAAAAAAACAAAAAGTTTCAGGTATTTCTGCCGCAGCAAGATGGATAGGAAAAGGCACCGATGGCCTGTTTCTAGAATATTATATCCTTACAAGAAGTTTAGGGTTTAAACACAATGAGGCTTGGTATATAACTTTAGCGGTAGCATCAGAAACATTTCCGAAAAAATATGGTGGCGTCGGCTTTGGTCCGTCTCCGATTCCAACGGATGCACTGCTTAACAAATACCTAAAGAAAGGCCAGAGGATGTGGTATAGAGCGGCAACTTATATGCATGGAGATAAATCCAAAGAGTTATCAAGCGTTGCAAAAAAGAAAGCATCGCAGAAAAAGAAGATAGATAGGAAAGATAGATAAGAAAAAGGTGAAAAATGGTAGATAAGAAAGCGTCAGACGTTTCGGGTCTGTCCCCCTCAAAAAAATCAGCATTAAACTCTTTATTGGGTACCGAAGGTGAAGCAAAAATCGACGGGGGAATGAATTGTACTTTAAAAGTTGAGCCGGTCCCAAATTTCAACAAAGCGCCCTGTGAGGTTGTACTTAAAAACTCAAACAACTCTTGGATTGTTTTGGGAAGAGACAGGCCTGCAGGTACACTATCCGGATACGGCGGCTATGGCTTTTCTCAGGCCGGAATGATTGATCTTGTGGTTGGTAGGATGAATCCGGTACAAATGGAAGTTCACCCTTCAGATGGCGGCGAACTTAAAGTTGATAACTTCTTTGTACCGTATGTCCCAGAAGATGATGATGTGCCTTCTTTTACCACTGATTCTGCACGTGTTTATATAAGTCAAAAAACAGATGTAGATATAAATTTTAATTTAGTGAGAGAACGCTCAGGAAACTCAGAGGGTAAGTCTGCTGTCGCAATTAAGGCAGATGCGGTTAGAATAATGGCAAATGAGAGTATTAAATTAGTTACCGCACCAGATAAAATGAACTCATATGGAGTCCCCACGACGACAATACAGGGGATTAGTTTAATAGCAGGAAATATACCAGAAGATGACGAACAGGACGGGCTGCAACCATTGGTTAGAGGGTTCTTCATGTCGGAGTGTGTACACGCGATTGTTGATATGATTATGGATTTGAATTTTACTGTGCAGGGTGTTGTAAACGAGTGCATAAAACTGAATAAACAACTAGGAAAACACGTACACGGTGTCGCTGGCGCTATGACAAATGCCAATTCCGCAAACACTCCTGCTGCAGCAGCAAACCTCAGACTCAACAGCGTCTCAATGCAATCGTTGGAAAACAACGTTGCAAACCTTGAGTCGGTGAGGAAGGATTATGTAATGCCGAATGGTAGTGCATATGTTTGCAGTAGGTATAACAATACTAATTAATTTTATTTTTAATTCTAGTTAAATAGAGGGAACATGGGAAAGTTAAATAAAGAACAAATTGTAGAAAAATATAAGCACACTAAATGGTACAAAAGATGGGCCAACAATAAGGATATTTTCGATACTGATAGTGAATTTAGTCTGGTTTATGACTTTGAGAATGATGAGCCTCTAGAGTTTCCCCTTTTAGCAATAGAAAAGAACTTAGTTTGGTCTTGGAAGAAAGACATTAGCTCTATTCATACTCCTCGGTGGGCAGACGTTTACGAAGGAAAGGACAATCCGCGCGGAAAAATTTCAAAATTAGAAGGAACTGATTGGTCCTATTATATCTATGATACTTTTAATTTCGATATGGCTCATGCCCTTCGCGGAAACCCGGGCATAAACCCTGATTTGACTAGTCCATATGGTATGGCAGATCTTATCAAGGGAAATTTTATCGACTATGTTCTTCTTAGTTTGGCTCCTGTTCTAAAGTTATCAGGAAAGAAAATTGGCCTTGACAGTGACGGATATCCAAAACCTGGAAGTCCTTGGGGAAAAATATCTAAAGAAATTAACAACTTGGGAGTTGGCTCAAAAGATAGTCCAATTCAATTTGGCGCCTACGATATTGAAGTTAGAGGCGCGCACGATACGGCTAAAATGGTAGGCCCGGGCCTACGCTTTCTAATCGGAATTAGAAATAGTCTATTGGATGAATTACCGGATGACGAAAAACTTCTTGGCGGTTCTCCAAAAACCATCAATATGGATGACTTAAATCCAGCCGCCTCAATAGTGTTCAAAATTGGAGACATTGATAGTGATTTAGATGCTATGATTGAGCTTTTTAAATTTTATGGACGCTGGACAAAAGAGCGGGGAGAGTTTAAGGTAGAATACAAAAAAAGTGAGAAGGAGAAGAAGGTACCAATCAATCTTACTTTTGAAAAAGAGGCTGAGAATCTTGAAAAATTTAAAAGCAAGTTAAAAGAGTTTATAAGTAATGCCTCCGGCCGTGTAAAAGCTGTTTCGAGTGTGCGTAGTACACCAAGAAGACCGGGCTTCGGCACAGTTGTCGAGGCCGAAGAAGCTGGTTTTACAGAAAAATCAATGAATGAGGCCGAAGATAAGTATAAAACCCCCGATGTTGATCTCAAAAGTAAAACAAAATGGGCGCCACTAACATCGATGGCTAAAGATTTAAAAGCAGGCGCAATGATGGAAATGATAAAAGAACAAACGCGCTGGGGAGACAAAGAAAATATTGTAGAAATTGCAGTAAATACATCGTGGGAAATAATGTATGTTGTAGAATATCAACCAGCAGGAAAATTCAAGACAGACGGGAAGCCCCTGCAAAAAGGTGGTAGGATTGCAATTGGCAGGCTTGATACTGCGTGGAATTCCGACAAAACAAAGAACAAAGCAATTGCAAACACTCGCTTGATCCTTAGAGAGTTGGCAGACTTTAAAAGCTCAGACGTGGTAAATAAAAGAACAATTGGGTACATTTCCAAACTACATGGATTCAAAAATGGATTCAAAAATGAGAAGTTGGCAGCGTTTGTTCCCAGACAAGCAAAAACACACCCATCGCAATTACCACCGGAGAAGTTTTTAAAAGACAATACAGTAGATCCAGCCGGTAAAAAGTTAACTTTTACATACAGTGCAAATCCAAAAATAGCTCTTGAAAAAATTAGGAAAAGTTTAGATAACAATCCATTGGCCTCTGCCGGAAACCGTGCTCTGATAAAAGAGTCGGTCGAAGATAAAGACTTCGTTGACAAATATTTAAGCTATCTTGAAAATTGGGATGACAAAATACAAGATGGGTTTTTCGAAAACCTTCCAGCCAAACCAAAAAGATTACGCCTTCATGACTGGCCAAACACATTTGACGATATTTACTATGAAGTTTTAAACCAAGCAGACGTTCAGGCATTAGTTGTAGAGCTTATTCGCTGCCTAGCCCCAGAAAACTGGTTATATATTCTTTGCAAAAAGGCCATGAAATATATTGGCTTTGAAAGATTCATGGAGCAGTTGCAAAACAGCGGCCTTTTGGAACAACTTATGGAGGGCAATGAGGCACTCGCGGCAGGCTTAAATGATTATAGACAGAAACAAACTGTTCAAGCTTCAGAAAAGTTTTCCTTGGCCCAAGAGAAAGAAGAGATAGACAAAGAGATCGAGGCGCTAGAGACGCTTAAAGCGGCCCAAGGCGGCTCTGGAGACGTCGATGCATATATGGACACAACACTAGATGAAAGGCTCGACCAGTTATGGGGACTGAGACAACTAGTGGAGGTTGATCAAGGAATGGCCGCTCTAGGCGATCCAATTTACCCGATGTCTGAAGAATTTGCAGACGGCCTTGAAGAAGCCAATGATATGATGATGGACGCCATTGGAAACCTACAAGATCCAAACTTGATTGATAAAATTTGTAAAAACATTATTCCAATGGTTAAAGAGTTGTGGCAGTTAATGAAAGATCTTTATGCATTTTTTGCCGGTTTACCACCAGACTGGAGCGCGAAAAAAAGGAGTCTTACCTTAAAGAGGCCAAAACTCCAGATAGATGATCTTGGTAAAATAATAATAGAAATTCTTAGACAAATGGCAGCCCAAGCTATAGCTGCAGCTGTACTGTTCTTCGTAAAAAAATTATTGCAAGAGTTGATAGATGCATGTAATAATTTTATGGATTGGTTAGAAAATGGTGATCCGGAAGACGATGCGACTCCCGGTAGTGCCAGTTTCGACGATATGTTGGCGGAAAACGAAGACTTTTCTGGACTGTTTGATGCTATGTCCGGGAATTTGGGGCTTAAGCCCGGCAAACTAGGCCCAGCGGATATTGCTGCAACATCAGAAGAACTGCTAAATTTAATGGGAGATTTAGAATTGTTGTTTTCGCAGATTGAGCTTTGTGGCTTGTTCTATGGAAAGCCGACGTTAACAACAACAACCATTATTAGAAATCTAATTTTAGCTAAGTATGAAATTATCGCTTCGAAATTACAAGAATCCGACAGTAGCTATATTACAGACGCTTCTATTATCGATTTTTTCAGTGGATTTCAAAACTATATTGACAACTCTTTCTGTTCTAATATTATGGAGGGAAAGGAGAAAGCATCGCTTTATGAGGTTTGTCTACCTCCACCCAACATACAAAGTTTAAAAGAAGATTTATTGGACGGAAATGCGACAGAAGAACAAATTGAAAATGTACTCGAACAAAACAAGCTAGATCATGAAGCTTTGTTAGATTGGGCGCTAGATATGGCCATGCAAGATGAGCTTATTGAACCTCCTCCTGTTTTTTGTGGCCCTGACGGCCCGGGCCTCATTGAGCGCGGAAGTGTGGGTCCAACCAAATTTACAAACGACATGGTTTTGGAACAACTTTTTGAACCAATTGATCATGAGTTTAGAGGAGATCTGACTTATTTCATAACAAAATTAACCAGTAAAAATACATTTGGAAATCCCATGGGATTGGGTCTTAGTGATGAAACAGATCAAAACGGCAATCGTGTTGGCAGAACTGACCTAAATGACACGTGGGGTTGGAATGATAATATGTCAGAGGCTCAAGACAGCTTAATAGGCAAAGCCAACCGTGCAGCTGCCAGAAATTCCAATGGAATATATGCGAAACCAATACTGTTTAACATATATTCATCACTGAGAAACGATAGGACAGTTCGACATGCATATGTGGCCTCGAATTATATTTTAAGGAACATTGACGGATATAAGAATAGTGATATGTTAGATTCTTACGTGTTAGATGCTGAAACTCCTTCGTATATTTCTTTAAATGCTTGGAGAATGGCAGAAAAATTTGGAACTCAAGATAAATTGGGCTTGCAGCCGGACATCGGCTTATTGCAGTCCTCGCCTGTTATATTGTCTTTGCTTCCTAATGTTTTTGGAGCAGATCCGACCAACAAAACAGATAAAAGGTACCTTTTGCGGCTAAACGACGCTGTTACGCAGCTTTCAGATTGGACCGACCTTAAGGTACCATCTGACCATAAGTGGAACTACATTAAGGGCAGCAAGTCTGAAGCCAACAATCTAGATGAAGACACCTGCAGGTTTTATGGAGATTTATTACCATTAAACGAGAAACTAGCTGAAAAGTTCGAATATCCATTCAAAGGTTCGGACTTTTTCTTTGAAACCGGACCGGGCACACCAAACGTTGGCCCCTTTAACGATTCGCGACGACCGATAAATAGTGTATATTTAGAATCGTTTATGAAAAAACGTTTTTCTGATAATATAGATGCAATATATGTCCCCCAGGCATACACCGCAGACGCGTCCGCAATTTTTGTTCTTCCCGAGGATGACAATCCGCAAGAGCACATTGAAGAACTCTCTATCGCCGTCCATGGTGTTGGCGAAAACGGCGGCCTAGCAGAGTTTATGGGACATTACCGTTTTGCTGCGGTTATGCACGATGAAATAGTTTGGGGCTCCGCTAGATTTCTTGGCCAATCATTTTTCTTTAGACGAGAGAAGGATGTAAAAGAGTATCTTTACAGTCTTATACCCACTAAAGTTACTGGAATTGGTTCTGGTTGTGTGCCGTTGCCCGATGGAAGTATATTAAAAGTAGATGAAATAAAAACAAAAATAAGAACAAGAAAAAAGGAATTAGAGTGTGAAGAACAACAACCAAAAATGGGTCACGATCCAAGCTTTTTTGGCCTTTCCGCGGCCGAAGGAATGGTTTTAACTATTGCGAGAACATATGCAGTTGAAACGGCCCTTAGACTTCTGCCAATGTTGTGGGAAATGGAAATTGACGGCCCGTTACGCTCGGAAGCACTTATTGATTATGTGACAATGAAGGCGGTTGATGAGTTTATACAATTGGATTGGGAAAATACATTTATTACACACACAAATATGTACAAGAGACACCACCGGCCTAAAGTCGTTCAAATTAAGTATCATGATTTAGAGTCCATGGACATCGGTGAGGTCGCCGGATCGGTTGCCAAGCCGGGCCAAAAACTTAGGCCACCCGGTGTATATACAGAAGACTTACCAATACCAGCTGCACCAGCTAAATTAATATTGAACAAAGAAACAAAAAAATATGAGCACGGACCCTTTCATCCCAAATACCAGGCACATATTCTTGCCATGGCAAATAAAATTGTATTTCGACTGGCAAAAAAAGCAGAAGAGTCTGGAGGCAAAGATAAAGACGGCAACCCTCTTTCATATTTGGCAGATCCTTTTGATACCGACGATCCTGGTAATGTTTTGGAAGGTGCAAAAGTCTATCCAAAAGAAATGTTTGAAAAAAATCCTTATAGTATAGAAGGTTTCAAATTCTTGATGAAAACCGAAATAAAAGAAGTTTCAAAATTCTTCGGCAAGAAATTTTCTGAATTGGATATGCCTTCTTATATTTCAGGCGATTATCCAAATATGTATCAATGGTGGCTCAAGAACGTTATGCGCCTAGAGGCTCCGGATATATATCTTTCTGCGACCAATAGTGGCACCAGTCAGGGCGAATATCTGGGTACCGGACCTGAAAATTTTGATGCATATATGGCTAAGTTGTTTGACAAGTTTCCAGATAAAAAAGGAAGCTGGAAATCCCAAACAGTCAAAGCTATTGAGGATGTAGTTGACTTGAAATTCTTGTTTGAGCAAGATCTTCATTCACACTGGATGCCTAGATTAGTGTATAAAGACTCTCACTTGAAATGGGTTGGCTCAAAATTTGGAAATCAAGCGGGCGGCAAAACAGCGTCTAAAGGTCAGTCTTTTGGTCGTTTTTATGCGGTTGTACCCGGGTTCACAGACGGCCCGGCCGACCCTGACGGCGATCAAGTAGATCAAATCATGATGAAGCGAAGTGCTTGGGAAATATATGGCAAAAAAGGCGCCTTTGTGCTCGAACCATATATTAAGATAAAGCAAACAACACTTGAGGACGGCACGCCAAAGATCATTAGTGCCGGAGATAAAAAATTCCAGCCGTTTAATCTAGACAAACTCAAAGGTCACTCTCTTATTTTGCCCGGCATGCAGGCAACGGCGGACAGCCACAAAGAAGCCTACCATGAATCCTTCGTCCTGCAGGAGTCAACTAAACAGAAACTATTAGATCTCAAAAAGGTCGGCATGTGGGGCGGCTACGAAGAAGCAATCGAAGCCATGGAAATGGCTCTTGAGGCAGTCAAAGCTGCCACTGAGGCTCATAAGAAAGATTGGGAACAAGCCAAAGAACTGGTTAGTGATGCTAACACATATGTTCAATATTCCGGCACAGCAAAAGGCGCAAAGAATCTCATTGAATCTGGCTATTTAGATCTAAGAAAAGGGGCTTATTTAAACCTAACAGACTTTATTGAAGAATTTGGCAGTGAAGAACTATATGATATATTTGGTGCCGTTGGATCAGAACAATATGATCCCGATATTGATGCTCATGAGTTTTTCGATTCATGGGAATACGGATTAAGACTGGTTTATGTTTTTCCACTGGGCGGTTCTTGGGACACAGATAAACTCAGTGCAGATAAAGTTGGATTATGGCACGGCTCAGAAAATGTACCGGTGCTTCCAGATCCATCCAACGAAGGGTTGGCAGACAAAGATAATCCGACACGTTGGGCCAAAGAACTTCATGAATATCGAGAGCGATTAATCTTAGATGCAATTAAGGGCGGATTCCACACCGATTTCATCGGATACGGCGGTGTTAATTATCCTAACACCCAAAATTTTAGAATTACTGCGGAAGAATCAAATGGTTATTGGAAGGGCGGCCCAGTTAAAATAAACGCCCAGAAGGCCGCCGTCCAGGTAGATACACTGCGAGTTTTTGAGAATCTGCCCCCAGTAGGTGTTCCGCGATATCTAAATCATACGCAAGGCTGGGAGTTTTGGGTTTCAATGCAACAAGCAAGAGAAATATTAGGTTACAGCGAGAGTGTGAGTCATATTCCACAAATGGTGAAACATTATGAAGAATATTTAGAAAAACACTTTGCAAGTTTGTATGGGCCCACAATTAATTTAAAAAACTCATTTCAAACTTACAATTCCTATGAAGACGTTTTTGACGGCGACGATACTTATGAAACAGGTTATTGGAACTCAAAGAAAACCAATGGTGATGGTTACATAGAGGTTTTACAAGACTTCTGGGATGCCTCGGTTTCGCTTGATGCTGCTAATGAAACTGACATGTCAACTATCGCTGCAAAAAATAGCTATATTATTCGTGAAAGAATACTTCACCTGACTGCACAACAAGAAAAAAAATTATTTGTATCTCCGGAAATATATTGCGTTCCCCTTGCAGAGGTTAATGTGCCTGTTATTGCAGGCGGCGGTTCTCCAAAGCTTTTACGCTATAGGGAAGACATTAATATATACAAAGAATATCCAAAAGAAGATTTGATGCAACGCTTAGAGGAAAAGCTAAAAACACCTTGGGGAAAAGACAACGGCCTCTTATATAACATGTACGATCTGGAAGCTTCAATTTCCTTCTTGGCACTTTATCTTATTCAAAAATCATATGAATCAGAAGAGTACAAGGATATGTTTAAGTCAACTAAGCGTTTATTGCGCACAACGTTTTATACATGCATGTTGGCCCAAAGAGCAACTCATGATACTGATGAATTTGATTCGTGGGAGCTTTGGATGGGCTGGATGTGTAAAAAAGGCGACGGCCCTTGTGGAAGTGAAAACGGCGAAATACTTTGTATGATAGCTAATATGATAGGTGTGGCATGGCCCCCGGATTTAGGGAAGCTTTTCACTCTTTCACCGCTAGCCATACTAAAAATATTGGTAATGATAATTGATCCAACATGGTGCAAAATGCCATGGACTATTCCTGGTATCGTTATGTATTATTTAAATAAACTAACTGATGGCTGGTGGGATTGGGACTGGTGGGAGAATGACGGCAAAAAGTGTCTACCATTGCCGCCAAGCCCACTTGAACCACCTCCTGAAGTGCCCGAACTAGAAAAACTAAAGAAGTTTCAAATCTTGAAATTGGGCATGCTCTATAAAGCAGCCGGTTCAGTGACGGACGAAAGCCTTGAAGATATTATTCTTGCTTTTGACGCTGACGATAAACACACATACGGCTTTGACCAAACTAGGCTGTGGCAAGCACTTCTTAAATCTACAGAAAACCCCAATGGCGCCATTGTAGGCCTAGAGGAAGTATTTGAGAGAACTGCACAGTTCCTTCAACTTAGAGAAGAGTTAAAAGAAAGTCATCACAAGCTTTTAAACGATGTTATAAACGGCAAGGGAATAGGCACTCCTGAATCTCCAGGCGAACTTTACTCTTATGTATGTGCGGGGTGGACATGTGAAGATTTTATGTCTGATCCCAACAAAGAGATTGAAGGAATGCCAGATACGTTAGCTTATTGCCTAGCAAAAGCAAAATATATTAATCGCTTTGAAGAGTTCGAGGCAACTGTTAATGAATTTAAAGCAATTTTTGAGGCCGCAAAGAGTGCTGATAACCCTAAAGATAAAATAGAAATTGATTATGACGATGCCGGAGAGTTGGCAATGCTTGAAATTAATCTCTCTGAGGATGGGCCATACTGTCAAGAACCCCCGGAAGCCCCTGTGTCAAGCGACCCCTTGCCCGTCGAAAACGCATGGGAAATTGGTTGTGTAGATAAATGGTCAGAACTAGAGCAGAGCATAGAGACCACTCTAAGCCCAGGTACAGATATTGTCTCCATTAACGGTTCAGAGATGACACAAACCAAATGGAGTGAAATCAAGTGTCAGGGGGCTAATACTATATTACAATCGTCATATACTCACAACGAGAAGAGGATGTATGCCTTGATTTTATTTATTGCAATTCAAGAGCTTGAAAGTGGAAAGCTGGTGGAAGAACTAGAGTCTCAATTTAAAAACGCTATAACTGAATTCAAATTGTTGAGTTAAAATATAATAAATTAATTCACACCTACACTATTTAGATATGAAGCGGAGAACATTAATAAATGGAAGGATTTTCACCTAAATTACCTCTTACTGTTGATTATACCGATGGTTATACGTTGACAAAAACTTATAAGGAAGTTATTGCGCAAAATTTAAAACATTTAGTTTTAACTGCGCCTGGCGAAAGGATTATGGATCCGGAGTTTGGAGTGGGTATTCGAAATTATTTATTCAGACATAACATAGAATCGGTTCATCAAGAAATTTTATATACCATTGACAGCCAAGTTGCTAAATATATGCCCTTCATAGAAGTGGAACCAGAAATATTAGCTTTAGGGGATTCTTCTGATAGTGTGGAAGATTTTAATGGAATAAATCTAAGAATTAAATACTCTGTTAAGCCTTTAAACTTGACAGATGTGCTAGAAATAACAATTGATGAAACTATTTAGTTTAAACTTATAAGGGTTTATAATTAATGGCAAAAAAAGAAAATGTACCTATTAAATATACTAGCAGAGACTTTGCATCGATTAGAAGCGATTTAGTTTCGTATGCAAAAAAATATTACCCCAAGACATTTAAAGATTTTAACGAGGCCTCTTTTGGCGCCTTAATGTTGGATACTGTTGCCTATACTGGTGACATACTTTCATTTTATTTAGACTATCAGGCCAACGAATCTTTCTTAGATACAGCAGTGGAAGTCAACAATGTTATTAGATTGGGAAAACAAACTGGATATAATTTTGAACATTTTTCAACTTCTTTTGGTAAAGTTTCCTTGTATGTTTTAGTGCCCGCCAACGCCAATGGTATTGGAGTAAATTCTGATTATGTGCCGATTTTAAAGCGCGGCACTTCATTTTCTTCGCAAGGCGGCGGGAACTTTATTTTGACCAATGACGTTGATTTTTCTGGGCAAGACACGGAAGTGATCGCTGCTAAATTTGATGATAACACTTCAGCAACAACTTATTACGCAATTAAAAGCGAAGGCGCCGTAATTTCTGGCGATATGACAATGGACTTTATTGAAGTGGGGGACTATCAGCCGTATTATAGCGCAGAGTTAGCAGGCGGCAATACTATTTCTGAAATTGTTTCTGTTATTGATTCACTAGGAAATGAATATTATGAAGTAGATTATTTATCTCAAGATACAATATATATACCAGTCTCAAATACAGGCGCAGATAAAGATGTTGTCCCTAGTATAATGAAACCATTGTCAGTTCCAAGAAGATTTGTTGTTGTAAAGGAATTTGGTAAAACCTTTTTACAGTTTGGTTACGGCGCTGAAGTCGAGCTATCGTCAGAAACTGAAAGTATTAAAGATCCAAGCGAAGTTGTGTTGAAACTACACGGAAAAGATCATATCGTAGATGAAACGTTTGATCCGGCCAACTTATTAGGCACTGACAAACTGGGGGTGAGCCCGGCAAATACAACATTACAAGTTGTTTATCGCGTCAACACTTCAATGAATTCCAATGCCGCAACCGATTCTGTAACCAGCGTTAATGGCCCTAGGGTAGAATTCCCTTCAGCTCTAGAGGGCGTCCAACTAAACTCATCTACAATGAATGAGGTTGTCGGTTCTTTGGAAGTGAAAAATGAAGAGCCGATTCTGGGCGACATAACTCAGCCAACCATTAAAGAAATTAAACATAGAATAAAAAACACATTTGCAACTCAAAATCGGGCCGTAACATTAGAAGACTATCAAAGTCTTGTCTATAGAATGCCGGGAAAATACGGTGCAATTAAAAAATGTCATATTATACCAGATGTAAATTCGTTTAAGAGAAATTTAAATTTTTATATTCTTTCAGAAGATGTCAGCGGAAAGTTGATTCAATCTAACACGCCACTTAAAAGAAACCTTAAAACGTGGATTAACAGATACAAAATGATCAACGACACAATTGATATATTGGATGCACAAATTATCAACATTGGCATTGAATTTGAGATAGTTAGCATGCTATCGGCAAACAAATATGATGTTTTAGAGGCTGCAACAGATGCTTTAAGAAGAAAATACACAAACTATAGTTACAATATTGGAGAACCGCTTTATATAACAGAGATTTACTCAACTTTAAACAGGGTGAGAGGAGTTTCTGATACACTTAAAGTGAAAATTATTAAAAAGGTTGATTCTTCATATTCACAACTTGGATTTAATGTTGATTACTACACTTCACCAGACGGCAGATATGTTGCAATGCCAGAAAATGGAGTTTTTGAAATTAAGTTTCCAGATGTAGACATCAAAGGGGCTGTTAAATAATGTCAATATTAAGATACACGGCTAGTGCAGACACAACTATAACAAACGCGTTTGAGTTTGATATGAAAACCAGAGGCACCGGCTCCAACATGGGAGCTTCAGATAGTTTAGAGGTTTTTTCTATTTATAACCAAGTTAGTAGTTCTACGAGCGGTAAAAGCGCCGAATTGTCTCGCGTCTTGGTAAATTTCCCAATTTCTACTATAGAAAGCGACAGAACAGCCGGAACACTTCCAGCCTTTGGAAAAGTTAATTTTTATTTAAGAATGTTTAATGCAGAGCATGCTTCTACAACTCCTGCGCAATTTACTTTAACAGCGTCAGCAGTCACAACAGATTGGGAAGAAGGTTTTGGTTTGGATATGGAGTCCTATAAGGATTTGACTCGCGATGGAGAGGGGGCAAACTGGATTAATTCAAGGGCCCTCAACGCAGCTACAGCAACTTTCACCTTTACGAATACCGGCAATGCCGCGGGAACTTATGCTGATGAGGCAACAATTACCATTACAGATGCCGGAGACGTAGCGAAAACCTATAAAATCATGACCGGTTTTGATGCCAATGCGGCCAATCAAGAATTTAACACTGGCGCAACTGATGAGGCCGCCGCAGCAAATTTCAAACAAATTGTCGAGAGCGCAAATGGTCATAATGGCACTATACTTGTTACTGTTGATGGCGGCACTGTCACAATGACACAATCAGTCACTGGCACTCGCGGCCTTAAAGATATTACAGTATCCTCCTCTCCAGATTGGAACGCCAATACAAGCACAAATGTAGGCACAGCCTTTTCGCTAGCATCTTTGTGGACTAGGGCTGGTGGTGATTATGATTTCCATCCAGATTCTTCTTTTCATCAAAGTTTTGAATCCGGCCGCGAAGATTTGGAACTTGATATCACGCCTCTTGTTGAACAATGGTTAAATTCTGCTGGAAATACTTATGGAAATAAATCTAGTGCTCGATATGGCGTTGGAGTCTTTCTAACAGGAACACAAGAGGCGCACCATGATGAAGCTGATAGTGGCGGAGTGTTAAAAAACCTTAGTGGCTCTGCGCGCTCCTATTATACTAAAAAGTTTTTTGCAAGAGGCAGTGAGTTTTTCTTTAAACGGCCCCTTATCGAAGCGAGATGGGATTCCTCCAGAAAAGACAACCGGTCAAACTTTTACTTTAGTAGTTCCATTGCACCTGGAGAAGATAACTTAAACACGATATATTTATATAATTACGTAAGAGGCCAATTGAAGAATATTCCAGGAGTTGGCACTACAGGTTCTATTTTGGTCAGCATATACTCTGGCTCTGCAGATAATACTGCCGCGCTGGAAACAGCACAGCAAAAACTTTGGAACCCATATAACGTTGAGCCAACGGCAGGAGGGGCCCATGTCTTAAATATAACGGGTAGTTACGTCTCTACTGGTATTTATTCTGCTTCGTTTGCCCTTACTGGAACATCGGGCTTAACAACTATATATGATGTTTGGCATAGCGGAACGTTTGCAAATCCGCACGTACATCAGTATTTTACGGGCGCAATATCTACAAACGACTTTAATTCTTCAGAGATCGATCCGAATGCAAATTATGTAATGAATATGAAAAACTTAAGACCAATTTATTCGGACAAGGAGACAGCCAGATTTAGATTGTTTACTAGAAAAAAAGATTGGTCCCCAACTATTTACACAAAGGCAACCAAGAACATTAAAACCGATATTATAGAGGACGTTTATTATAAAATATTTAGAGTTAAAGACAATCATACAATAATCGATTACGGAACAGGAAGTTTAAACCACACCAGATTGTCTTATGATGTTAGTGGAAGTTATTTTGACTTAGACATGTCAATACTGCAGAATGATTATATGTATGGAATTAAATTGGTTGCTTATGAAAATGGTAAATATACGGAGCAACCTGATATTTTTAAATTTAGGGTAGAGTAGAACAGGATGCACGACGATATTAAAAAATATTTTAATGAAGAAGACCCTACAATTGTTAATTTGACTGATATCGATTCTCTAGGAAAAGAGGTCGAATCACTTAATTATCTTAGAGCGTATATCGAACAAAAAGAGCGCTTTGTCCCTCATATAGACTTTTCAGATCCCGCTAATTTTGCTAAATTTGGCTCTGCAGAACAGTATTATCGCGATGCAATTGAAAGAATTTACAAAACCTATCCATATGATGGCTCATTATATGAGAGAATTGCATGGCACAATAGTTCATCCTTTTTTGACAATCATGTTTTCGATAAAGAATATCCCAGAACAAACGGTTATATAAAATTCTCAGCCGATCCTGATGTGGCAAATGGTGGCTGGGGCGTTCAAGGGACAACCTCTAACTTATATTCTAGTAGTTCGGTGGGTGAATATATAATTTTTAAAGGTGGCCCACACCCGAGCAACAGAGGAACAGGCAAAGCACCAAACGATAAATCTGGTGATTATAAAAGCGGCTACTCAAATATATTTGATCAATCAGAAAACAGAGAATCAAATCTTAAAATTGATGGAAATGATGGAAACACTGTTGAGTTCTGGATGAAAAAAGAGGATTTTGAAGCAGGAGGTGCAACCACATCAAAAATGGTGATTTTTGATACGTACGCTGTAAACGGAACAACTACCGGAAGCTCTGAATATGGTCGCTTAAGGATCGAAACAGATGCTAGCAAGGATCCATCCACTTCTCCATTTTATGTCACTTATATGTCTGGAAATACGGGATTTGACACTTTAAATATTGGCAATTGTACATATGCCGATGTTGCAGACAGCAAATGGCATCATTATGCATTTACTTTTAAGAGCAACGTTGCAGAAAATCATTCTATTTTATTTGACGGAGTTGATGATTTTCTTAATGTCGGTCAGCCTAAAAGTTTAAATTTTGATCCGGACAGCGACTTTTTTACTCTTTCGGCGTGGATAAAAACTACTGCTGAAAATGGCACCATAATTAGCTTAGCAGAAGACGGTACTGCCGCCAATGCGCAATATGAATTATATGTAGCTTCGGGATATCTTGCCGCTGTAGTTGGCGGCAACGCTAATACGTCTGTTTCTAATTCAACTATTAATGACGGAAATTGGCATCATTGTGTTCTTGTTAGTAACACCGCGGCTCATTTGTTATATCTCGATGGTGTACTGCAGACAGACACCGGAGCTTGTGGCAGTACAACTAAATCGGGGATTGATGTGCTTATTGGAGCCAGAAGAAACGGCGATAATACAACTACAGGCCGCCTTTTTGATGGCAATATTGACGAAGTAACAGTGTGGAGCGCTGCCTTGAATGCTAATCAAGTTGCAGAACTATACAACGGAGAGCTTCCGGCCGGACTAGTAAAAGGTCCCATTTTTGCAGATCCCAGAATACACAGTGCAAAAGCAAATCTTGTGCATTATTGGAATATGGGAGAGTCCATAAAGAAAGGAGAAAATGGAAAAGAATTAAAAGAACTAGTTAGTGGCGTACACAATGCAGTGTTTAACAATTTCTCTTTTGACTCAAAAAGTGGACC